TTATCTTCATCTATTCCAAAATCATTCCCCAGAAGTAGATTCCGGTCTTCTGAACCATTATACTAAAAATAGCCTTCTTGATCTACAACTACAGTCATTTCACTTGTTGGGGCTACTTCAACTATATGTCCTCGGCTATCATATTTTACCTTTACTGAAGAAGGAGATTCATTTGCAGTTATGGAATTGGAGTGAGCAAGAATTATATTAGACCCTTGTTTAAATGCCTACAAGCCAGACCCAGCAGGAGTAATAATCTGCTCAATCTTTCTTTCTAGCATATTATCAAGAGTAATAACTTCCTCACCATCTTTAACTAAAACAGCTTCAGCAGTAGTCTAAGGAACGAATATCTAACCATGTTGCTTAAGTTGTTTAATAGTTAGTTCCATGATTATCCTCCTATTACTTGGTCTGAGGAATCTGTTTTGACCATACTGTCATATAAATCTCTAGGAATAGTATAATTAACTACAACCTTAGCACTACCATCTGATGTCGTAACATCCTATGCTGTTATAGCATTAGCTAGCTAACCATTAATCGTGTTGATAGTCTAGTTAAAGGTTTCTGTAGTTACATATCTAGATAAATCTACATCTGTTTGAACTTCCCCAATTTTTTCCCAAATATACTTAGCCTATGTGTTTTCATAGACACAAATATACTCAACAAAAATGTTTCCTGCTGTACCAGATGTTGCAGGAACTAAATATATAGAATTTAAACAGTCTTTTGATGCTGTTGGTAGCTAAGTAACTATCTTGTATAGTTCTATGCTATTAGTAGTACTAATAACTCCATCTGGAGATATAGTAATACCTACACCAGCAGTAAGTTTGTCCTATTTTCCTTCTAGAGCAGTATTAATTTCTTGGACTGTAGTTTTTAATTTAGCAATATCTGCAGCATTAGTTCCAACTACTCCCATAGTAGTTCTCAATACTTTATCGAGAGTTGTTATCCCTAATGATGAAAGCCCAGGGAGATTAGAAGTATTTACAACTACTGCTTCCGCTAGAGTAATAGGTACAAATTCGGTTTTTGATTGAAATAATCTTTTAATTTGTGTTGTACTCATAATTTAAATAAATTATTAGGTATTTGGTAGTCTGCATAAGATTTAAGTGTAGAGTCTACAAAATCTAAGTTGGCTATCATATTCTGAACTTCCTTTCTAGTAATAAAATTGTTGTTGTTATTTTCTACAATCTAACCAACAATCTTATCTATTTCTTCTTTACTATAAACTCCTAGATTATTTCTAGCTAATGTTTTCTCAGATTCTGTTTTAAACTCTCCTAGATAATTTTCTTTACATAAATGAGTTTTATATTTCGGTTTGGGACAATCTATAACGATCTAATTATCACAACCAAATCCTGTATCTATACTTCCTATGACCGAATCTGGATTCTTTTTCTTAGGAATCTTACAACCTAGATTTATTTCAGGAGGTGGAGGGACTGGCTTATCGTTATGTTCAAATCCCGTACTTATAGTAGTCATCACAGAATCCCCTTCTATGAAATCAATATGATTCGCAGGAGGTGGAGGGACTGGCTTAACATTGTAGCCAAGTTTTATAGTATTAAGTAATGATTTAGAAGGAAGTAGCTAGGGTTTTTCGCCCCCTAGCTATATTTTATCCTTTTCTAAATTTTCATTCATTTAATGTAATCTTATCTGGGTATCCAGATGTATAATCATAGTTTACAACATCTTCAACTGTCCTAAGTTCTTTTATCGCCTATAGATGTTTTGTAGTTGTAACGAAACACTTTCCAGCATATACTTCTAATTGAGATAGAAAATCTTTAGCATTATCAACAGGCATCTCAATAATTTTATCCCCAAGAACTATGGACATTTCTTCTGGATTAGAATCAACTAAATTTCTTAGTCCTACTCTAGTAGCCTTATCTAACCAATACTCTTCTCTATTATAAGTAAAAGAATTAACATTTGAAGATTTATCATAGGCTTTTATTACAGCTTCTAATACTTGAAGCATAAGTCTAAAATAACATACTCCATCTTTTAACTCAAACAGTTCCTTCCAAACACTTAGAGGAAGCTTTAGAAGTTCCTCTTGAGTGAGTAAGGTTTTCAAAGAGTCATCCTTATTAATTACATAATAACGATCATTATGACTTATTTGCATGAAATTATTAGCCATTCTTAGAATAATTAAATTTAGTAAACGGTACTCCTTGATGTTTAGTTAATCTCCAAGCATTGTTATATTGAACAGTATTCCAGTAAGATGGGTCATTATAACTACCAGCAACCCATTCATTTTGGTAAGTATATTCGCTTCCACTATATTGCTAAGTCCTTTGATAAGAATAGTTATTAGCAGCAGATGAGTTAATAGAAGTAGTTATGTTATTAACTCCAGCATTATCTCCAGAGCCCACAATATTAGACCATACAGATGGGAACTAATTAGTAGCTCTAGAATAAGCAATAGAGAATATAGGAGTAGTTAATACTCCACCTCCATTAGAAACTGAAGTGCTAATTGGCTATCTTACTGTATCTCCAGTATTGAAATTACTTCCTGATACACTATATCCTCTGTAGTAAATAATTCTTGAGAATTCGGCTACAGAAGGAGCGTACCATTTTCCTTTCTAGTATGCAGCATTCAGTGTTTCATCTTCTTGAACCTATGGTTCATACACGTGCATACTATAGAAGTATGGATATAACAAGCAACTCATAATATCTGTTCCAGAAGCGTTTGTCCAGACAGTTCGAATAGCTTCACATAAGTTATTAAGATTAGCCTTAGATTCAATATAATATTCCCAGTTAGTTCCTTCTCCAGAGGATACCTATCTTCTACTTATATAGGGCTTACAAGTTGAATTGTTGTATAGTATAGGAAGCAACTTGCTATTCACATGGTTAATATATAAGGCTGTATCTGCTTCTCCAGCAAATGCTGTATTCACTTGAATATTATAAGTAGATACATTGATATTATTAATCAAATTTGCAGATGCAGTACCAGAGACAGTTTCATAATTCTATACTGATACACTATTCAAATAGGCTTGTACCTAATATAATTGCTATAGTATCTATTCCTGAGAACCTTGGTTTCCATCATTACTATATCCCAGATAGTAGGATTTTTCATCATCTGTATACTCTTTACCAATTATATAAACTACTCCAGAAGTGCTATTCGTTTCATCCTTAGCGTAGACTAACCCTACAAGAGTTTTAGTTGCGTCAAACGAACTTGTAAATGTGCCATCTGCATAAGCGAAATCTCCAAGTTGTGGGGCTTTCCAAGTAAAGCTTACCCTAACAGCTTTCTTAATAGCAGTTCCACTATTAGCAACTTTCATACTGATAGTCACAGTGGCTGTACTACTAGATTCTTTCTTTAAAGTAATAGCACCAGTCTAATCAATTGTAGCTACATCAGTAGATACTCCTGACATAGAGTATGTAATATCTAAGTATCCATTTACAGATGGATTATATGGGTTAGTTCCCTATTTAATTTCAACATCATTACCAGATGCTACGGTAATATCAAATAGATTTTGACGAACAATCGTTCCAGATTCTCCAGCTTGGTAGTATACAGAAACTTCTCCAGCGCAACTGAAATCCAAAATTTCTGCACTTTGGAAGTGTATTCTAATCTTAGATTCAGGGTCAGAAATGTCACCAAATGTGTTAACAAGTAACTATTTAGTAGCAAAGCTAATTGCTTTAAGAGTTGTACTTCCTGCAGTATTTACAATGTAAATATCTCCAGTTAAGTTACAAGTATTTGTAAGAATCATCTTTCTTAAAGCATCTTCTGTTATATATAAATTTGCATTTCTAATAGTCACTGACTATAGTGCGTTACAATTTATCAACTATTCACAGAAGTTAGCTACGTCGAAGCTTCCAACATTATCACAGTCAACGTAAACTGTAGATAGATTATTTAATCCCTCAAATGTAATATCAGTCAATCCTGGATTATCATAGATTCTAAATGTTTCTATAGTATCTGGAAGAATTACATTCTTTAATCTACCAGTCTGTGGGAATACTACACTCTTAGTAGTAGTCTTAGAGAAGTCTATAGTTTCCAACTTTAAGAATTTAGACAAGTCCATTTCTGTAGGAAGTGTCATATTTCTAAGAGTTAAACTCTCCAATACTGGGAATGAAGGTGTGAACAAGCTGATTGCTAAATCTGGATAATCGCTTGGGAATAGACTAGAATAGTCATCTAGCTAAGCATTATCAATTTGGAACTCAGTAGCTCTTGAGAAGTCTGCGTCAATAGTAGACATCTTTAGACCAAGGATATTTAATTTCTTATACAGAGTAGTTAAATAGATACCTTGGTTGATTGCAGGGTCTCCCTGATTAATCTAAGCAACATATTCATTTCCAGCCTATGCCAGATTCTTAATTGCATCAAAGTTAGAAGTCTAGAAGTCTGACAGATATAGATTCTTTCCATTGTAATGATATACAGGATAACAATCTTGATATGGTTCAAACTCCATTCTTAATCTCAAAGTATCACCACTACCAGCAGAACTTGCAGTTCTTAATGCAATAGCTCCCAATGATGTTTGAGCATATGTGGATAAGAAAGCGAATCTCTTAGTCATGAATTGTTTTTCACAGGCTAAGCAAGAACCGTGACTTTGTTCTATTGGTTCGATTTCATTATTACTATAGTAAGAAAGAACTTTTGAGTTCTTAATAGCTTGAGCGTTTTCATAATATATCTTAGCAGTATGATTATATGCTACTGCAGGGAATGTCTCCTAAACATTAAAGAATACTTTATAGAAATAGTTAGATTTATCCTCCATACTATTACTATTCTTAAATGCGGTATTTATAACACTTGCTAAATATGTTTTAATCTCAGACTCGAAGCATTGGTCAAACATATAGAAGAATATGTTATTAGCATCTCCCCAGTAAACTGAGTCAGATTCTCTATATGAAGTTTCTAGTAGATTATAAGGTTTAGATTGAAGACCGTTGTTATCAGTTACTAGAATAGTATCTAAGTCGTCTCCAATAAGTCTAACTAAATAGTCCCCTTTTCCATTTTCTACAAACTATCCTTCTCCATTATCTTCTTTCAGTTTTCCAATAATTTGGAAGTATGTATTTTTTGCTCTGTTATCAGTTCCAGATACAAACTTTATAAAAGCCTAGTGGAAAGCAATATCATTTACGTCTACATATTTCTTTATTCCAGTAATAAAGTTTGCTTTGATTGAATCAAGAGCCGCAGGAATACCTAACGTACTACTTGTTCCAGCCAATTCGTATACGTTTGCTCTAGCCCATCCAGTAGCTGATTCATAACTTACTCCAGCGCATACCCAAGTCCCGTTAATATCATCATAACGATAAATGTCTCCAGACTTGTGACCAGTTGGGTTTATTGTACAGCTACTTGCAGTTACAATGTACTTTCTAGTAACATCCCATCCTGAAGGACTGGTTGCACTAGTTTGTGTCATATTGTAATCGTGTCCATATACAAAATCATAAAATTCTCTAAACTTTTTTAAAGATTCATGAACTGATTCTGCAAATTGGAAGTAAGTCTTTCCACTATCATTTTCCACTTCTTCACAACCATAATCAATGTCCCATGCTCCTCTCTAGTCATAGACTACAGATTCATCTTCAATCAAAAGATTGTCCCAAGGACGAAGAAGAGAATTGGCATAAGTAATTGTGGGTTGATTAGTTAGTCTATAAGTATCCTCTCCGAGAACTCCAGTAGCTCTTTGTAAAGCTTGCCAAGGACGTCTAAAGTTAACAGATGGGTCAGTATTCTCACCACCCTCAAGCATCAAATATTCTGGAGTTTTATTTTCATCATATCCGCTAGAAGCATCGTCTCCCTTACCAGCACCCCAAGTTTGAAATCCCATAAATTTAATAGACTCGTCATTGTCTATTAAATCGGCTAACTGGATATTAGAAACATCTTCCATATCTGTTTCCCAATAGAAATATAAGAATGGCTCTTCATGAACAGCCTTCTATCCTCCAGATATTAGATTACCTCTAGATTCTTTATAAGCATCATCAAATAGCTTACAAGAACCAATCTTATGAGATTGCATAGAAGAAGCAAAGTTAACCTTTCCGACTAACTTAGTAATCTTATAAGCAGTAGTGTCTTGCTGTCCATCATACGGAGGCATTACATAATAACCACTAGTAGAAGACGCATCTTCTCTAAATGTATTAGTCCCTGGATCGAGCTGAGAATATGGAATAAACGGACTCTTTATTTTTTCTCCTTCTGGAGTTTTTAACTTATTAAGAGCATATGTTACATTCCAAATCAAATATCTCATTGCAGAAGAACCTTGTCCTTTAACCTGTCCATAAGTAAGTCTACCTCCATATTGATTATTAACTGCCTGATTTACATAATTAACAAACAATGTTACTGGAGACTTCTTTTGGGCACCTTCTTGCGGTGGAGTTTCATTATCCTCTCCTCCCCATGCTCTATTTGGGAACTTAGCTCCCTATGGGAACACATAAACAAGTGTATTATATTTCTCATTAGCTTTTACAAATGATATTTCTCCATCAGTTCCTAGAATATCATTCTTATCATAAAAGTCTTCCTTAGAAGTTTTTTCCTTTAAGAAAGAAAGATAATTTTTCTGAACCTAATTAAAGGTAAGAGCTACACTATTATATACTCTAAATAGATAAAAATCTATATCAGCAGTAGTAGGATTTATCTACAAAGCAGCAGAAGTAAATGTATTAAGCTCAGAATCAGTTAGAGAAATTTCTCTATCTATTACTCCGTTGACAAAAATTCTAACTAAATTTATGCTTGTTGTAGGAGCAGCTTGGTCAAAAGCATCCTAGAAACTGGCTAAGAAATTAGGATAGTAAATATCGCTTTTAGATATTACAAACCCTTTCTATACAGTTACTATCACATGAGTTTCTACACCTTCTTGGAACTGTGCGTTTCTAGCATTGAATAAATCATTATCTTCAGTATTCCAACAGAACTACGTAGGTCTTAATTGGAAATTTCCTAAAGTAGCAATAGGCTTACTTTCATCACTAATATTATATGTCTTAAATCCTAACTCTATGGTAAAGTTATTTCCAAGTCCTAGACTTATAGGAGATTTAAGAATAGGAGTATCTTGAGCAGATACTTTAAATATAGTGCGACCGTCTTCTTCCTACCATCCGTCAGATGATTCTAGAGTAGAAATCACTGTAGCTGGATTAGATGGAGTTGCATACTCATCTGTGACGAAAATATCATTTAGATAACCTGCAATCTAGTCAAAGTTTTTAGATGGAGCAACATCCTGAGAATATATAAACTCTGGATTTACTGCTTCCACTTTCATAGTTTTGAAATTACTAGTATATGCAGTAGTCTGTCCTAAACTGTTAGTGAACACAGTATAGAATTTGTAATATGTATCATCTACCTTAATAACTAGATATTTCTCAGAATCACTACTGTTTATTTCTATATATTTCTTATATGAAGTATCATATACTCCCTACTCGTCATATGAAGAAGCTCCTATGATTTCATACTTCATAATTTCAGTGGGGTTCATACTTCCAGAATCTGGCATTTCATTTTCCAGATATGTAGTAATAGCCATCGAACTATTATCTGGACTAAATACTGTTAATTCATATAGAGTAGCAACACCATTATTAGCTATACCATTACTTACACCATTGATAGCTACTATAGTATCCTAGCAGTTATATGTATAAATAATATCTACGTATAAGTAATCAGTGTAGATTGAACTTTCAGTATTATGAACTGCTCTAACAGCTAATTGATTAAGTCCAGATGTTAGACTAGAATAATTCAAAACTCCACCACTAGTAGAGAAAGACGTTCCATTGTTGAAACCTTCTAGGTGATAATTGCTAGTAGTTCCACCAGTAAGTGAGAAATTAACTAGGTTGTTACCTAATACAATTTCACCATTATAATTTAACGTAATTACCTCTGTAGTGATTGGTAAGTCTAGTGTATCTTCCACATCTAGGTCATCTACAACTTGGGCTGTAATCTTCTTAGCAGACTAAGTTTTAGTAAACAAGCTAGTTATATCAATCCAAGCTAAGGTATTTATTAAATTCTCTGATGGTATGTTAACTCCTGTTATAGCACCTGTAGATGGATCTATAATACACTAGCTATACTTAATATTATTTACTCTAAATGTCCCTGACTAAGTTCCATAACTAATCTTGACATTAAAAGGTCCAATTCTATCTGTTGTTACAGAAGTTGTAGCAACAGCATACATAGCAATACCTACCTTAACATTTCTGTCTGAATTGTACTGCATTAACAAAGAGCCATTTGCCTCGGTATATATCTTATCAGACTTATTGTCCAACATCACCCCATATACCATTATACCATAAGAATAGGTAGGAGGAATAACTGATACTTCAGTTTCTACCTTCTCTCCATTACTCTTTAGAAGAGTAAGCATACTAGTAGCTGAGTCATAAGACATATCAGTTATGTCCTATCCTTCTACTTTTTCTATTTTTCGGCAAATAAAATCCTCGACCTCCATTCCAGAGTGACCATCCCACTCTGTCAGTAAATCTGTAATCTGATTAGGTAAATTTTCAAATTTTGCCATTTTTACAAATCAATTATTTTTCCATGAATCATCTTTTAACCAAGGTCTATCTTGTAGCCAAGTTCCGCTACCAAAACAGCTTCTAACAGCGTCATATACGGTAAGCCAGACTAACTACGACCCTTTATATATGGCTCCTATTTTTTTGTCAGTTTCTTTTTTAAAATTAAGAACTGTTTGATTTATATCTCTTAAAATAAATCCATTTGAATCATATATCCTAAGATCTCTACCTTTTAATATAGTCTTAAAGACTTGAGTAACTAACTTCCCATTACGAAAAATCATTTTTACTATAATTTAAGGGTATAAAAATTTTGATTGTCTGGACTATATATAGCTAAATCTTCCTCTGTGGAAGTGCTCAAAGTCATTTTATCAATAGTAAGGTTTTCTATCTAATTATTAAAATCATATTTTGTTGAGCTTGAGTCTACTTCCCAAATTCCGTTTATCTAGACTGCGGTTATTTTTATATTAGTATCGGACACATCATATTTAATATACATAGGCTTATGCTATGCAGTATTTTCTTTAGGATTTGAAGAACTAGTAGCTGCGGGGAAGTAAGCCAGCAACCAAGGTATTCTATAAGCATCCCCAGATGGCTATTCTTTATTAGAGATTAATTTATATCCAGTTGCCTAGCAAGTTACATAAGTTGGAGCTGTAATATTTTCTACAACTTCGTATCTAGCAAAATTATTTACCTATACCTAATCTTGTCGTAGCACCTAAATAACAGGTTTTCTAGACATATCTGTAGTAATTTCTCCTGACAATATGTCTACTGCAGAACTAGCCTTATTACCTTCTAGATACTCAATAGGTGCATCATAGATAGGTTTGCTTATTCCATAAGTATGTTTATGACCAGCCATTACTAATCTAATTCCCATCTTTTTAAAGAGCCTAGAAAATCTATAAGTTCCATTATTATTTATAGTATTTAATTTAGAACCAGCTCTAGCAGTAGTACTAGTATTCATAAAATCATAGGTAACTATTGAAAATGGGGCATCGTGAGTGTAAACAATACATTTTTCGCAGCCAGTTGGAAATTCTTCAGTTTGTTTCCATGATTTTAAATCTTTTATAAACCATTCTTCAATAGCCGCATTTACAGCTTGAGCAAATGTAATATCTCCTTTATCAGAATCAATATCTTTATTTTTATACATTTTACTAGAAGCTTGAGCATATTCAGAATTTAAAGATACAAAATGATATTTACCATAATTAAATGAATATGTAGAATAAATAGGATAAGTATTTTCCTCCCAAGTAACCTAACATGGATTATCTGGATCCATTTCAAAAGTAAAATATCTTAAAACATTGATATGATTATATTTTGAAGTATTTACCTCTCCATCTGTTAGTTCTGAGAAATCTTTTCCACACAAATCATTATTTCCAACAGTAAACATCTCTGGGAGATTATTTAAGTATTCTCTACCATCATAATAATCTAACCATTCGCTAACTCTATTACCATTTTGAGTAATATCTCCTGTATTGATAGTAAATTCAATATTTTGTTCTTTACTTATCATATAAGAAGATTTTTTCCAAGCTTGATATTCTTGCCAATTAAATCCCTGCTAATCAGAAGTCTAAATATAACTAAAAGTAGTTACTTCTGAATCCCCTAACACTTTAAAAATATAAATTTTACTTGAATAATTAGAATTATCTCTTCTAATTCGATATTCATAAGTTCCAGCTGTTAATTTATCTATAATACATTTATGAGTAGTAACAAAAGTCCCATCTGGAGCAATCCATTTATATCTTTTATAATAATTTATAAACTTATTAATGTTAGCAGTATTACTACTATCTTTTTCAATTATAGAATAATGTTTTGACCACTCTTCTCCCTATTTTCTTATCTCCACATATTCATCATAATATCCAACAGAAATCCAGTTGAAGCATCTAGTTGCACCACTTCCAGAGTCGGTTGCCTATCTTCCAAAAGTTAAATTTACATAATTAGGAATATCCTATCTAAATAATGTAGATATAGTAAAGAAATCTTTACCTAGATACGAAGCTTTAGGAGTATATTTTAACTTTATATTGTCACTATAATAATACTATATACTATTTCCTGCTTTAGTAGTATTCTTAGTTAAATCTATATAAGTCCATAAATCTTTAGTTTTTCTTTTAGCAAAAGCTTTAGTACCTTGTTTAGCCGTTTCAAACATAAACCATCTAACAAAGATAATATCATTCCAATTATCATTAACCAACAAAGGAGAATTCCCCTCTGCTGGTGCTTCTGCTTCAAATCCGCAAGAATCAATATACCCAATTAAATTAGCTTCCCAAGGATTTCCAAGGCTATTAGATTCTAATAAGGGTTTAAAAGAATCTCCAGCACATAAATAGAAGGCAGCTTTATTCTATTTAAATTCTATATCCCACTCCATATCATAAGAGTCTACTTTTATCATACTACCTTTAATTGTATTAGTTTGTCTCCCTCTAATAACAAAAGTAGACCCTGCCTTGATAACTCCAGTCAATGGGAGATATTGCCAAACATACCCAATGTCAGATTCTAATCCCTTAGAACAATCTGTGTATAATAAGTATAAACCATTTAAATTGATATCCTTTTTAGAGCCATTACCTAACTCAACATAATTATGAGAACACATTGTTCCTTCGCAAGCTATAGAGTTTATGCAGAGTAAATGGTCCACATATACATTCCACGACTCTAATTTAGACCCAGGTTCTGTTATCATATCATTAGTCTCTACGGTAATTATCTAGTTATTTGCGTCTATGATAGTTTTTAAAGTTTTCTAGTCTTTAGTAAACATAAACTAGTTTACAGGGGTCTCCTATAATGTAGTTGCTAACTTAGACTTATCTCCAACCCAAGCTAGCTTTTGGTTTATTTGTTCAGCGGAGAAATTTAAATTTTTGTAATTTTCCATTTATTAGATTTTTAATATTGTAAAGTACAATACTTAACAATTTTAAATTATTTATTCACAAGTCCAAAATCTTTTTTGACTTTGTTTTTAATATCCATTAATTTAGTAAGATATTCTTGATAATCTGTTATGATAGAAGAATCTGTGCTAAGGTTTTTTGTATAACTATTATACGAGTTGATTAAATCAAATTCTTCATCTATGGTTATAAAACTTCTAATAATAGCTCTTACGCAATCCTTATAATTAGGTTGCCCATTAAGTAAAACCTAGATGAAATTGTACTAAGTTTCAAATTTAGTACTGTCTTTCTCATCTAGTATTTCAACTTCAGCCTCAACTTCTCTTATATCGTAATTATAATAATAAGTACCGTTCCCAAGTTTTTGAATTACCTAAGGACAAACGTTCATTTGTATTCTATTCGGTTCTAACATAAGGTGTTACTTTAAAATTTATAGGAAATTTGTATCTAAGCAAAGAATAATGTAATTTCTTATTCTTGCTTTTAAAATAATAGGGTTTGTTGTTATACATAAAGTGCACTCTGAAATGGCTATGATAATCAACCACCTCTATGATATGAATATACTTATTATAAAACTTAGATATATTGACTTCCTTTCCATTCCAATTTGAGAACTTCAAACCAGTCAAAGTTTCTATCTTTTTCAACAAATTCTTAGAATCACAGAATTTCATCCAGCTGAAATAAGATCTCATTCTTCTTTCCAATTCTTCTTTATCAATCTTATTTTGCTTATATAGATTTATAAGCCTAAACATTCTCATTTTTATAGATTTTCTTAATAGAACGTGAGTGTGATAAAATTTGTAACCTACAAAATCTACTCCTCTACTTTCTACTGGAAATATCTAGTAGTTAGGTTTTAATTCTAAATTAAGAACTTGTTTCAAATACAGTTTTATAGATACTAATACATTTCTCAAATAATTCTTGTCATTACCAAGAATCACAATATCGTCAGCATATCGAAAGTAGTACTTACATTTTAACTCCTCTTTTATCCAGTGGTCAAAATATGTCAGATATAAATTTGCAAAGAACTATGATAGATAGTTTCCAATAGGAACTCCTTTGGCTGAATATATTATTTCCTTCAATAGACTTAACAGTTTCTTATCCTTTATTTTCTTCTACAACATCTCATACAGGATGTCATGTGTTATAGATGGATAAAATTTTCTTATATCCATTTTTAGGCAGTATTTAGTTTCATCTGAGTATTTCTACAATACCTTGAATAAATCATACTCTACCTTATGAATCCCTCTGTTTCTTATAGAGGAATATGTCTAATCTATAAAAATACTGGTCCAGATAGGTTCCATAATATTCATTATAGCATGATGAGTGATTCTATCAGGGTAATATGGAAGTCTAAAGATTAATCTTTCTTTAGGCTCATATATTATAAATGTACTATATTCAGAAGTCTAATAGATTAGCTATTTTAATTTGTCTGATAATTCCTTATTTTCTTCTAATCTATTCTTATCATGCTACTTAATACCACATCGAATTGATTTATTTCTTCTAGCCTTATCATCAGCTAATTCGATGTTTTTCAAATCATACACTCGTTCGTGCAAATATCCTACACGTTTCAATTTTTATATATTTCATCGGAAGCTTTCGAGATTTAACCTACTAACACCCTTCATTTAACACTACGTTGTCTTTTGCCTAGAGGCAAGGATATTACTTAGCAAACTAAAAAAATAAAATAAATTGTTCTAAATATATAATAACTCGACATTGGAATTGGCATTGCTGACGTCATTGTTAGAATTGAAATAGCTGAGACCTGCATTGCTGCCATTATTCGCGTTGCTGCCTACTAGCAGTTCTTTTTTGCCAATCAACGGTTTTTAGAAGTAATATCCTACGATTTATATCTAAATCGATTTTCTATATTTTATCTTAAGATACTCTATTTAGAGTCCTAAACCCGACATCGGAACCGGCAAGGCCGACGCCATAGTAAGAACTGAAACAGCCGAGACCCGCACCGCCGCCATGCTCGCGCCGCCGCCCACCCGCAGCGTGCGAAGCTCTGTAGAGGTAGCATTGCAAGAGTGGTAGTCACATATATAAGTTGTAGCTGAGGCTCCAGTACAAGAAGATGGTATAATCTCTGCTGTCTCTCCTAAGTCAAACTCTTTAATGTATCCATCTTGCGCTACCTCGTATCCTGCTATGGTCTTGCTGCCAATTACGTCAGTAAACTCTTCCTTGTTTGTGGTAGTATACACACTACTGATTTCATTTGCCGCAGTTCTTTGAATAACTACTCCATCTAGGTTTGTCCAAATATCTCCAAATGGATTATCAAAACCTCTCCATCTTGGAACTTTAAATGTCTTAGTCGCTACTGTATCTGTTTCGTTTGTTGCAGTACACTCTGGAATAACTAAATCTTTGATTCCAGTGAAGTTACCAATATCATTACAATAACCACATGGAGTAATAGGATAAGTTCCATTATATCCAGACCAACTTGTAGCAGAGTTACTCCAGTCTGTAACTCCAGGACCAAGTCCTCCTTGACGATAACCATCAGAAGTAAGTTCGGCATTATAGGCAGCCTGGGAGTTAAAGTTAGCATATTCTATTACATAGTTCCAGTAGAATATCCATTTATAATATTCATAGCATAATAATTCAGAACCTGCATTTGTAGCATAAGTTCTCATATTAGCTCTAGAAACATTAGTTCTAGGTTTTCCTAAATCGCTTCTAAAAGCATCTTTGGTATCAAGTTCAGTAGTTAGATACTCATCGAATTGTGCTCTATTTCCACCACCTCTAAATGCTTCTGTAGTATTGACCACAGACACAGCTTTAGGGGTTGCTGACACAGTATTATCAACGGTATTTCTATATGCGTCAATTAATAGTTCTGGTATTTCTACCCATGAATCATCAAGCTTTACTAGAGAAATTCTAACCCATCTTTTATTTCCATTAGAGCCTGATTTACCATAAAATTTAGGAGTGTGGACTCTTACAGTTCCATCAGTTCCATCGAGCACAGAAGGAGTACTTCCATCTTCTTTGTAAGCCCAATCGTCCGGATATAAATAGTAATTTACCACACCGTTATTTGCTACACATCCTCTGTAAGCGGACTAAATAGGGAGGGATTTATGTAATAGTGGGTTTCCTATTCTAGTAAGGATAGGAGAAGATACGGTAATATCCCATTCTACTCCATAAGAGTATAAGTCTACGTTACTGCTTAACTCTGTGACTTGTTTGCTTAGACTCTATTGTTCTTTTTGTAATTCTTCCCAAGCAGTATTAAGAGCATTAAATTGTTCCTCTAACTTAGTACTAGTATCTGCCCACTATGCAGTCCCATCTTCAGAAAAGGTTAAAATCTATCCAAGTGCTCCTCCAGCAGGTATGTGTTTATTTCCAGAAGTAGTTGGGTGTACATAATTATTTGCATTATCTGCAATACCACTAAGTTTCTGTTTTTCAGTTTCTGTGTAATTAGCTTCAGAAAGTCCTTTTCCTAATTCTTTATCTACCTTACTTTCCAACTCCGTTTTAGTAGCTAAACCACTTATATCCTAGTGTTCCTTTAAATAATTTTCATCATTCTATAACTAAGACACTTTAGTTGGAATGGCACTAGATTTTGCATATGTCTAATCTATAACATTTCCAGAGCCATCATAGGTAGCCTTTAAGTCATATACGGTTTCTCCAACCTTTATAGATTTGATAGCTGCCATATTATTGTATTATTAAAGTTTCTTCTTCTACATTATGATCTATTCCTTCTATGGAGGCAGTTAAGTCTTCAACAGCTTTCTACAGTTCAGCCTTGGTAGCGTAGTTCTTTAATGTATCTGGGTCTATTCCAGATCCTCCTATATTTCCTCCAACAACTTTTACTGGTTTTGCTGAGTTCTTAAACTACCCTTCAACCCAAATTGTTCCCATACTATTTAAAATATTAATTGTTCATTTTCTCCATCTACCTGTACGTTACCAGAACCAGGCTATATTGCATCTATTTTCTTCTACAATTCGTCTACAGCAGCCTTTATTAATTCTTCCACCTCAGCTTTTGTATAGTAGCGTTCTGTCAGATATTCACTTCTGACATATCCTGTATCCTATATATCTTTTTCTCCATAAGTACAATAGTACGTATCGTTCTCTGTCTTATTATTTTCAACTAAGTCATCATAATCTGTTTGTGGAAGACATACCAATTTAGGAACCTCTTCTGTAAGAGCAACTTGCTTTCCAGATGCTAATAATCTATTGTCTTCTGTAGTAAGTTTAACAGAACTTTCAATAGTCTGTTCAGTTGTTTCATCTTCTGAACTTTCTCCAGTTGTTCCCTATTGTACTTCTTTTTCGACAATTTTCTAAATAGTAATATCAGAAGTTTCTATAGAGGTTGATTTTAGAAGCTCTGTGCTAAATTCCTTAGAAGCGGCATCCTAATCTTCCTAATATTTCTTCTAGGTAACAAATATAAAATCGTCATCACCAGTTTCGGGAGAATCTCCTCTTAAACTTTCTTTTGTCACATACTCCTCTGCTATCTAATCGGAAAGGTCGGTTAATGACTATTGAGTGGCGTATGTAGATTGAGCATTTTCTTTTGTAAGAAACTTTTCATCTACCTACGAGCTAGTGTAGTATGCTTTAATATCTTCTGTAGTAACGTAGCTTCCTAGTTTCTATAAACCAGAAACAATTTCATCAATCTATGTCTTTGAGTAATAATTAGTAGCAACCCAGGACTAATACTGATGTGTAGTATGGTAATTTTGATCTAAGTACTCCTTAGTAATATAGACTTTAGCATCATTTGTTACATCATACACATAGTAATATGTGTCAGGTTCTATAGCCTCATCTTCTACCAGTTTTAAATATTCCTCTTCAGTTAATGTAACCAGATTAGGAACATCTGACATCATGGCGAATTGGTCTTCTCCAACAAACAATCCATCAGATTTAACATCTACTACTAGCTAATCCTTCCCTTCTACTACTGGAGACTTTATCTATCCTACAGTAATACTTTCTAGGGAACCATCTCCATCTACCTTTAAAGTCTTATCTAGCTCATCTTGAATAGCCTATTGGTCTTCGTCATACTATTTCTTTGTAACAAAGACAAAATCATCTCCTTCCATTCCTTCTCCTCTAAGACTTTCTTTGGTAACAAATATGTCATCAGTTTCTTCCTTAGTATAATGGTTAGATAAGGCTTTAGATAACAAGGATTCTGGGTCCTCTAAATCTAGATCAGTTTTAGGGGCATAATTCTCAGTTAACTCTTCAAGAGTAGCATACTTGGAAAGGTTAGAGATTGTCTAGTCTAAATCCGTTCTAATCTGTACGACAGTAGTATTTAGAGCTTTCTATTTCAACTATTCCTCTATCTTTTTACCCCATTCTGCTGATAAATAAAACTAATCATCATCTAGGCTGTCTTCATATATATAATAATATGTTTCTGCATGAAGATATGTTTTATTTTCGTCTATAGGTTTAAAATCTTCTGTGGTATTTTCAGACCATTCCTTATATTCAGCCTCTGTACAGGTGATTATCTAAATAGATTCATAAGAAGCTTTCCAACCTTCTTTGTATTTAATCTTAGACTTATCTACTAGCATATAAATATTTCCGTTATCTATATTTGAAACGGTCATGCCTTGATAAGCATATTTCTCCGGAATAGAATATAATTCGTCTAAATTATCGACTACTGTTCTATTATCAAGAGGTTTAGGAGTTTCTACGGTTAAAGCAACGCCTAATGTAGCATCACCTGTATATTTAAATGCCATTATTGTGATAAAGTAAAGTTAATTTGATGAGGCAATGCTGAAGAATAAGTATCCTTCTTAGTCCATACTTTATAAGGAAATCCATTTATCTATTCAGTAGAAGTTTCCCAGCCACTTAAATCAACATTTAGGTATCCTAGTCCTCCATCTACTGTAAATGAATTTAGCTAAGTATTACTTCCAGGTAATTTTATAATAGCCTTTCCACTTAATGAAAATGTAATAATTCCAGAAGATTGTCCAAATGGAACAAGACTCTATTTGATTAAACTATCTGTATTACCAGAATACCAAGGGTAGGTAGCAGTCACCTATGCTGTAGTTGATATTGAACCAGCCTCCACCCTCTTGTCTGTAACCTCTCCCTTGTTGTTAATAAGATATTCTCCAGCAGCATAATTTACGGTACCAGAATGCACATAAACACCGATAGAATCATATGTTTCAGATTCTACAGGAGAATCATTATAGGTAATAGTTTCTTCTCTACCAGTTTCCTCTCCAGCATCATTTTTTATAAATGTTAAAGTAGGGGTAAGTAAAGCGGATCCTACCTCCACAATCTAAGAGGTGAAGCTATAATACAACTAAGGATAAACCAAATCTCTAACAACAGTAGGAAATAATAGAGTGTCTATAATCTCATTAAACGGCTTTCCTTTCAATTTTTCAACTGTAGTTCCTTGAATAACAGTAGAAGTAGTATCATCTGGAAGTTCAGTTTGATAAGTAGCTATAGTTTCTAAACTTGTCTATATATTTGTGATATTCTCAGTATTAGAATCTACTTTAGAATCAGTGTTCTTCTAAGCTTCCTATACTCCCTTAACTTCTTCCTTTACCTCTGTTAGAGATGGTTCCAGGTCTTTTACATATATTCCAGGTAGAACTACTGTGGAAGGTTCTCCTTCCTCCTCTACTGGAGGAATTTCCTACTGAATCAGATGTATTGCATTATCCTCCTACTAAGATAGAATTACTTCTAGAGTATTATCATCCTTTATTTCTATGGTTTTGGAGTTTCTTAGACTATTAGTTATCCAATTCTAGATGTTTTTGTCAACATCTATATTTTTGATAGACTCATTAATATCCTCTATTGCCTCATTAATCTAGGTTATTTTCTCAGAAAGATTGTTTATGCCAGTTCTGTTAGATTCAATTTCTTCTTCAAGTTCTTCCTTAAGTACAGTAATAGAAGTTCTGATATTACTTATATCAACTTTTATTTCCTCTATTTCTTCTGTATTAGCTTCGTACTAACTTATAAAGAATAAAGCATAATCTAAGGCATCTTTTACAGTATTGATATTCTCTGCAACATCACTAGTATAAGTCCATTTCTATTCTATGTACTATACTAAATCTTTCTAGGCTTCTATAGTTCCTTCTATATTTCCCCAAAGAAGACTCTACTCATCAGCGATACCTAGATTCTTTCTAACCTTAGCTCTTTCTAATTCAGTTCTATATTCTCCAAGATAGTTGTTTCTTAGGAGAGGTATAGGTTCACTTTTTATTAAATGTCCTTTCTTTCCACAAGGCTTTATATCAGCATTGCTTACCGAAGTATAAATAGGCTGTATCATTATGATTCAATAATTGCTATTTAATAAATTCGTGATTATCTAATTTTACGGGTAGGTTAATAAAACAAATTAGATTCAAAATATCCTAATAATCTGGTCTATATCCCTTTCTAACCCTTTTAAGGAAATCCTCATACCTTTTAATAGCCTTTCTTTTAAGAGCATCCACAACCTATACGTTTATGTTCATGGTGATTGTTACAGAATCCACCGCAAGTACGGAACATTGCTAACAATCTTTCAGCTTCCATGAATTGTTTAAAGCCTATTAAATAATCTATAATGTTAAGTGTCATCCAGATAAAATCTCTTGCAAATATATCTGCATCATGTTCTCTAGTTAGACACTTATTTAATAAAGAGTCAAAGAGTTTCTTACAGTAGTTAATATAACACTATTGCAGATTTCCTGTAAAGAATACATCTACCTTACATTTTTTGATAGTAGTTCCTTCTATATTTCTCTCAAGGATTTCTTTTACAGTACATTCCTCTAGCTCTCCATCTACTTCTTTATATAGTTTCTCTCCATCAGTTATATAGATAGTTTCATAATACTCCTTGTATTCATCAGATGAATTTTCATACCATTTCATATTAGGAAGAATTATGTGGTCTACTACATAATATCCATCTTCTTTCACCTTAAATGTACAAGAGTCTAAATCCTCTGTATGGTCATTGAGAAGTACGTCTATCAAAGTAGCATCTCCTATACTAACTTTTATGATAGTATTTAGGGTAGCACTTTCACTATACTTATAAGAATCATAGGAAGTTACTACCTCTAAATCTTCATCAATATACTATCCATATTCCTTTGAAAAGTCTTCAATAGTTATTTCCCCGTTAATCTGGGTATGTATATCAATACTAAATTCCATATTATAATAATTAAGACTCAGTAGTAGGCCATTGACCATATTGAGCAGGAGTAGAAAATGGTTTCCACTTACCTTCTTGTCGTATACGTCTAGACATAAAAACTGAACTAAATGATAAACTAATATCTTGAGGATAGTCTGTCCATGTATATGACTAACCTTCAGGAGTCGGTGGTAGACTATTTAATTTACCAGCTGGTTTCCCATTCCAATAATAATTATAGTCATATGCCTTAGTTGGAGTAACAGTCGTTGTTTCATGTCCTTCTGAATCTACATATAGAGGATTTCCATCCTCATCTGTTTTCTGCTTATACTCAATAACTGGAGTTATTCCCTCAGTTCTAGTGTATATATTCTAGATAATAGTAGAAACATCGCTTGCCACAATCTCATAAATAGTAGTTCCCTGAGATTCGTCAGCTCCCTAGAAAGTAAATTTAGTTCTTTTCCAGATGTATGGATTCTCTTCAGTTGGAAGTTCAAAAGTATCAGTCCACTATTTAGTAGATAATTTTATCTCAGATTCTTCAGCAGTATCAGCAGGTAAGTAATGAATCTTAATAATAATATTATTTACCGCTTCACTAGAACCAGAAAGATCTGACACCTATTTAAATAGTTTCTTTAAATCTTCTTCCACATTTGATTTGGAACCAGAAGCATTACTAATAATTACTGAACCATCTGAAATAGGATAAATCTATTGCTAATCCTTATTATATACAATTGTTCCAGTTGCCATATTAATGTATTTGTCTTATTTTGTCATTATATGGATTTCCATCATGAAGCTAAGCTAACTCTATTTCAGTTCTCTTTTCTTCTATATCCATTTGTCTATCTTTATATGTAGAATCAGATTGAGCTTTGAGCCAGTTAACTTTATATTCTAACTACATTTTCTGCTACTCTAATCCTAATCTCTATTCATCCAAACTTTCTATCTTCTACTAAGCTTTCTATAGTTCTTGCTGTAACTGCTGTGCCTATTGTGAAGTTTCTTCCAGTTTTTCCTATAGCTGCTATAGCTAATTGTTTTCTTCTTTACGAATCTATACTGCTTTCTTAACCTTATATTTAAGGTCTGTAAGACTCTTAGCAGTTAGTGCTTCAAATATGATGTCAGGATCCATTTGCTGACTTTTAACAAACTCTGGAATAATGGCTTTAATAGTTTGTAAATCTTCCATTACTTCAGAGCTAGAAGTTATATGGATGTCATAATCAGTAACCGTAAAATATTCTGGAAGTGCTGTAAATATCTGCTAGTATTTATCTCCAAGTATAATAGTACCAGTCAATCCTTTCTTATATGTTATTTTAGCCTAGTTTAGACTATCCAATAATATCTCACAAGTGATTAGGTCCATCTACTAGAAATAATGCTTGGTTACTATGTAAGAGTTAGTAACACCTTGCTTAATATTAGTTACAGCATCGTGAGTTTCTATTCCATTTAATCTTTCTCTAAATACTCCAGTTATAGATGATGTAGTTTGTTCTACTGATTGAATTGCTAATTCAATAGCCTATACAGCCTAAGCTTTTAAGGTATCATCAAATCCATTGTATATCTAGTTAGGTGCTTGCGCTCCGTCATTTCTCTCTTCCTAAGTAGAATCAATCCACATGATACCACCCTTCTTGTATGCTAACCATTTCTACACTCTTTCTGGCCATTTTACGCCTAGGTTAGTAGGAAGCAATGACATATCCATGATTACTCCAGCAGTACCGCTGTTAGCTATCAGGTTATCCCTATAATAATTTAACAAGTCATATCTATCCTGTAGATGTGCACACTTTAATATCAGAGAGTACGGTTGTTGAGAACGATTTAAGAAATATACCCCATTCACAGACAAAGAGCAGAAATTAGGATTATCTTTTGACCTCATAACAGTCTTGTCTAGACCTCTCAGAATATATATTTCTTCTCCAATTCTAATGGTATTGTATCTCTACATTACAAAATCGTCATCAGTTTCTATCCACTCTACATCATAAACAGGAATTAACTAAAATCTATGAGCACTATATTCATTATCTGGATATCCAGGAATAGTTTCATGATTCTAGTCTTCGTTTACTATAGTACAAGTGTCACCATAAACTCTTCTATAAACTGCAGCTGAATCATCGGCTCTCCATTCATCTTTTAGTCTTTTCAGATCTTCTCTAGAGATTTCTTTTCCGTATTTAGCTAATATCTAGCTTTTACTCATCCATTTTCTAACTACTACTCTATACGAATTTCTAACATATGGAGATTCTGGATTCCTATCTACGAAAGTATTTAAAGGATTCAGAACTTCTATTTCTATGTTAGTTCCAGAAGATGATGATTTTACTCTGAAAAATGTATAGCCAGTAATTAATAAATCTGTAAGTAACTATCGGAGTTTAGTTATTAAATCGGTTTCTCTAGACTGCATAATATAATGAATAATATTCTATGCAGCTATCTCATATTGAGAAATAAAAGACTAATCAATGTCTTGAATAATTTTATCTAACTAAGTCTTCACGGCTTTATCTGTAATATCTTTTCCGTCGATAAATTTCAGAATAGAATTACTTAAATGGTCTCTAAGAAATTTAACTATTCCTTTAGTTATTTCTAACTATTTTTCTCTGGTGATATTACTAATGGTATCTGAATCCTTACAAGAAATCTTCGGAAGGATAGGGGTTCCTAGATATTCCCCTACTAGAGCATCTACGTGCTTTTTTAGTAATGGTGTAAATTCTACAGAAGTAGGACTACCTATTCCAAAGTTTTCTTCCAGGTAACGAAACTATTCTGGGTCTCTCTTTCCGTTATAGTAATTATAGGCTTTCTATAATTCGTACTTATCATATACAAGCTCCGCAATAGCCTCGTTCGTCTTGTCTATCAGTTCTTTTTCTTTCATAACATAAATTATGCTGTTCTGGAGGAAGTTTAGTTGCATTATAGTATTTAACTCTTTGTAACTTCCTACTTCTTAATTCTTCCTTTATAAATGGGAGAAATTCTTCATCAGGTAAATCAGCTATAATGACTAAAGGCATCTCTGACCTATCAAAGTTAAACGATACCTTATAACCAACTGGATCTAGGTTCTGAATTTCAAGCCCACCTACGTATTCCATTTTGTACAAGTCTCTCATATAACCTAGGATCACTTGTTTCAATTCTGTATGGGTCATCGTATTCATTTTTTTGTATGTTAGTTTCAAAAGTCTTAGAAGTTGGTATAACCCCAAATCTTTTGATTCCTCTCTCGTCGTAATAATAACCATAATCTTGGAATTGTTCAACTTCTTTTTCAACAAGCACTGGCTATCTTCCTGACAATTCCTAGTCTGCCAATTCTGTCATTCCCACAGCTGCTACAATATCGAATTTACCTTTATTCTCATCATTATATCCAGTAAATTGGTCTAACATTTCTTCAAACCATATAGTATGACAGAAATCCTCAATAAAGGCTGCTGTCAAATCAGTATGTTGTTCTATAATAGTTTTGGTAGCGGGTGTTCCGTACTATTTAGTAGTTCCATTCTTGACGTCTGTTAGAGTAGCTCTAGGTCTTTTCATAAAGTAGTTTAAACAACCCTTTTCTCTAGCCCAGGTAATCATACCTACACGGGTAGCTTCTATGTTTATTCTACAATTATAGTATCTAGCTAAACACATAGCTATTTTATAGGCTTCTCTAATGTCATTAGGTCTGTCTTTATACATAGCAACATACTACGGTTCGTTTAGACCAAATGCTCTTCTTTTTATAGTTATACAGAAATCAGAAGGATCTCTTGTTTCTTTTGAAGTTTGACTAGCTCCTATATCAATACCGTCTATTCCTGCAACATATAAATCATGCATTTCTTTGTACGCTGGAGATTCAAATTCTTCTCCCCTTTCCTCGGCTTCCTATCTAAGTTTATCCATCTACTCTTTATACAAATCAGACCATACAGGATGTTCAAGTATTTTTACTTTTCCGTTAATATTAGGAATCCATTTAAAACCATCTATATTATCCTAGGTGTGTTTATTATTTTTATAGAAATAGTCTATGTATCCAGATTCTGGTCTTGGTCCTATTTTCTTAAGTCTTATATTAGCTAACTGGTCCGCAATAAGAATCTTGTTGAACTTGTTAACACCTTCAAGATTAAATGCTTCTTCTGCATTCCAACATCGTTCAGCACACTTCTTTAGATAGTCATCTGGAACTGCTAATAAATTGTCGCGCTCTTCCTATAGATACTTCTTATATTCTACTGTATTACATACACCTCTATGGTCCATGTATTCTGAATTTAGAGACTAGACAAAATATGGAATGAAGAACCCACTTTCAATAGTAGTCCCATCCTGGGTATAATTATGTCTAAATGGAAGAACTTTGTAAGCTTTTGGATTATAATATATCTTCTTAAGACCTGCTAATGGAGCGCCCATATCACCACCAGTACCTCCAAATAACATTGTTCCACGAGGTTTACCTTGAACTTCACAAAGCTCTTGTCCCTACACTACAGCAGTATCTAGTCCAGGCCAAGATCCTGCTTCATCATATATTAATAAGTCAACACGGTCTCCACGAATATTAGATGCCTTAGCTCCGTTTATTCCAACTACTTCCGATTTAAATCCAACATCCTCAAACTGTCCGTTTACCTTAATCTGTTTACCGGACTTCTTTCTTAAGTCTTGGTCAATCAAACGTAGTTTGAAGAATCCTCCTCCTGTACAAGTATTCAAGAATGTTAAAGCATTATCAAACTTACTAAAAGTACCTTTAAGGAAGGTATCATTAAAACAGGTAATCATTACTCTGCTTCTTCTGATTACTGAATACATTCTTGCAGATAAGGATGCATTTATTTCAGAGAATCCAATAGAACGAGCTTTCATAAGAGCTGCGTGTTTATGCAGAACTCTAGCCATCTATAGATAATGAAAGAACATATAATGAGATGCGAAAAATATAGGAAAGTCACTACTTGTTCCTTCTCCAGATGCCTTGTTATCATCAATAATAGGAAGCTAGTAGAAGTTTAGGAAGAAATAGTTATCTCCAGTAATTGTATAACCATTAACAGTCATTCCATATTTACATCTTCTATACTATTCCTTCCAAAACTCATTATATCTCTTACTATCTTTTAGATATGGACAATACTTTCCAGTTTTTCTATATACTTCTCTGGTCTCAGTAAACCAATCTGGGTCGAAATCAAGACCATGTGTTTCATCTATTGGTCTATATCCAGTTATTTCATAAGATAAAGTAGGGTCAAATACCTCTATCTTATCTCCTCTTTTTACATCCCAATAATCAGCATTTTTGCCTCTTTCCTCTCTTATCTTCTATACTAGTTCTCTAGCTTCTTTGGCATCCTCTTTTTGTTCTTTCTCTCTTACCTAATCTACTATATTCTAGATTTCTTCAGGTAATATTTTTTTCTTTCTAGGCATAATTAAAAGTCTCCTGGGTCAAAGCCGTCTGTAGCTCCACCTCTTACAGTAGATTGTTCTGTAAGCTCTTTCTTAACCTGCTCTTCTAGTGTTACTAATTCTTCATGAACTTTATGAAGAGTAGCCATTTCTTTCATTACCTTTTCAGCTTGAAAGACGGGTTTGCCATTATTATCACGTTCATTTAAATCTACTATAGTATCAAAATAATCAATAAACTAGTCAGCTGCTCTTTTAGCTGCTTCTAGAAGTTTTATTGATTTGTTAGAATCCTACAATGCTCGGTATTTTCTACAGGCTTCCCTGAATAACGGGTCATTAAATTCGGATTCAGATAGTCCAGAGTCACTAATAGCTTCATCATGTCTTTCATGTTCTGAATATTGGCTATAGGGACTCTTCCAATCAATAGCTAGATAAATGTAAGATAATTCTCTAGTTACTCGTTCCTTGTCAACAGATTTATCTCTCTGTATCAAAGCCTTAAACTCTTTAACTAGAAGAAGCTCTGGTTCATTTATTTCTAACTATTTAGTTAAAGTGTTATAATTAAATACATTCATACTCATCAATCATTAACATTAACATCTTTAATCTTTTTATTTCATTTTAGAACCGCATTTACTTACTTTCATTTTAGAACCACAAGCATCTTTCTTAGCATACTTTGTTCTATCTGGAACCCATTTTCCATTTTTAAAGTTTCCCTTGTGTCCTCTATTTGCCATGACCTCCTAGTCATTATATTTATTAATAGATACAGAATCTCTGGATGCTTCATCCTTTGCAGATTTCATATCCTTTTTATACTAAGCTCTTCCAGCCTTGAACTTGTCAACTTCATTAGCTTTCTTAGTAACCTTAGTTCCTTTCTATGCTTTTTGGCAAGCTTTGCAGATTCTTCCTCCCTGTTTAAAATAAACAAGTTCCTCTCCTTCTGGGCATACTCCTTTTAATTTTTTATAGTATTCTAGTTTAGCTCCAAGTCTAGCCATAACTCCGCCTTGCATCTTCTACATAAATTCTTGATACTTGGCTTTGATTCCATCTTCTCCAAGCTACTCAGCGTAAGCCTATAAATCTTGCTCTGATTGTAGTTGTATCCCTTGTGCTTGGGCATCTTGTATCAAGTATGCCATGAATGCTTTCTGTAATTCTTCCTAATTAGCCATTACTCTTCTACTTTAATTAAATCCTTTGTATTAAATACTGCTTCCTGCATTAATCCAGAATCAGTAAACCATCTACATCTTAGTCCTCGTAATCCTTGGTTATCTTTAAATAAAGCTGCTTCTCTTCTTAGAACAAGCATAACTGGAGAGTGCATTACTTTACACTACCGTAAAGTAACACAATCCCCAGGCTTAAAATAAACTTTTTCATCAATTGTTTCCATGCTTCAATTCGTCTCTTCTTTCAGTTAGTTTCTCATTAACTACAGCCATGATTCTATTCTCATTAACTACTACAAATCCTAGTTTATAGAATGGAACCATACATTCACTAGCTATTGTATAAAATACAATATCTCCAGGCTTCAAGAACTCACACTTATGTCCTACTTCTATCACAGTTCCTACCTTAATAAATTGTTGCTCTTCTTCAATTTCTCCAGTCTCATTAGATTTATAAGTAGGAGTAAATCCACCTAAATCAGTAATAAGACCGCTTTTAGTAGTTTTTATTTTTTGGAATGGGTTTTGTTCAAAGGGTTTAATTAATGCATACCCATACATCGGCATAATTTCAACTCCATTCATATCGTTAGATAATGATTTAGCGTAATCCTCTAGTGCCTGATTATGTTTAGAGAATTTATCTTCTAACTCATCTACTGCGGTATTAAACTTCTCTTGTTTTTCTCTTAATAATGTTTGGTCTGCAGCCTCTCCATTTAAAATAAAATGTTCTCCCGTACCTTCCATTCCAGTTAATGATAGTGCTAGTTTTTCGTTACTGTTTAATTCTGTTCTTAAAGTTTCCATAATTCATTTTACCATTTACATAAATCACAATGTTCATCTTCAATTCTTGTTTTATTCTCTAATATACAACCACATTCATCGCACACTTCCCCAACAGATGTTTGTAATTTATGGGAACAAGCGTCACAAATTTTTAATCTTTTGGTTGTCAAATCTTGATTTATTCCGAATATATTGAAATATATACTTTTCAATATTGTTAAAGGTTTAATAAATATTGCTTTAATCCATTTCCATATCATATCTTCTTCCTCCTTCTCGTTTATATTTTGGACAGTAAGTATATAATGCTTATCTGGTTTATATAATATAGGAGTTCCATAGATTACCATTTCCCTGCTGGGCAATGTTTCTTTTCGTTTGGAATCTTCTTCTCTAGTAAACATCCACATCCCTTTATATACCCTTCTTTAGGGCTTATACTTATATCATTATTCTTTGGATTTAGATACAAATGCCCATTACATAATCCATTATCTTGGTCACATATTGGACAGCGTCTACATATCTCAAATCTTTCTTCTATTTCCTCTAGTGTCATAATTAATATTCAATACGTTGACGTTTTCTTTTATTTTCTGCCAATATAGATTCCTTCTTATAGAAGGCTAGCATTTTTATAACCTCATCTTTTAGATATGGCAAATGATATACTGTCATATTGTCATTATGGTCGAAATGTACCAAAACCAAATCCTCTATTTCAAACTCTGGATTTTTCTTTTGAATCATCCAAGCATAAGTACTTAATTGTAAAGTATAGTGCCAGTAATTAACATCATCTAAATTATTTAGAGGATATTTCATCTTAACAGAAGTTTTGGTTTTAGAATTGAAGAAACTCTTAGTTTCTATTTTCTTATTGGTCTTCCAGTCTCCTATAATTATCTTATTTCCTCTTTTAACTAATAAGTCAATCTGTCCTGCTATTCTTAGCTTTCCATCATCCGATACTCTAGATATTAAATACTCAGGATATACACCATTCTCTAAGTCTAATTCATTGTGGTCTTTTATACACTCGAACTTGCCACCTATTTGATATTTACTAAGGTCTATGTTCTGTTTCTTTTTATAGAAAGAGTTTTCCAAATCTGCATGGATTTTAGTTCCCCTCTCGCATGAGTTTCTATTCTCTAAATCCCAAGCATCTAAGATAGCTTGTTGCTCTTTATTAAACTCGTCTTCTGTAATGTTATGAAGTTCAAGTAGAACTTTATCAAATTTCTTAGTGTTCAACAAAGACTTTTTTTCTATAGCCCAATCTTCTTTAGGTAAGAGTTTCTCTAGTGCTTTATATGCTGACCAGAACTCCTTATCAAATGGTTGGGTGAAAGAATGAATTAAAGTCGTTACAGATATAAACTTCTGTTCTGGCTTTGTAACATCATAATAAATATGAGCTTCTTCCTCAAAAGCTATGTTCCCATTTTGTTTTGTAATTTTACTTTTGTCCATTAGTCATAATTCATTTAATCATTTATCACATTTATCTATATTTATTTGATACTTTTCAAGTATATTAATATTCTTTGTAAGATACAAATCAATAAATAATACATTATATTAAAAATGTCTAACAGTAAGAAAATTACAACATTTGGGTGTCCAATTTTCAAAAATGGGTCGGGCATTCACATTAAAGAGAAGAACAGAGGCAAATTTACAGCATCTGCCAAGGCAGCAGGAGAATCTGTACAAGAACACGCTAAGCATGTACTAAACAATCCTAACGCTACCCCTCTTTAGAAGAAGCGAGCTAATTTTGCTAGAAATGCTTCTAAATGGAAACACGAAGATGGGGCTAAGATACATAAACCGAGTGGACATAGGTCTATTCTAGATAATGGATGGATTCCTACTACTAGATTAAAGAAGGGAACTTATGGATTTATTAAAACTAAGAAACGATGAAAAACATTATTAAGTGCATTAAAGAGATTGTATTAAGAATATATCTATATTTACTATTTATATTTAAAAAGTAACATGGACTATAACAAAGCAACTTTACACGCGGCAACAGGTCGTACTCTCTTACTTCCTGGATGGAGAGGATATTTTTATTGGGATTATTCTAAAAAGGAATTGAATTTCAGAAACGGAGATTATCATTTAGATAATAAATAGCTTAGAGAAAAGGGAGTCATGGAGAGAACTGATTGGTACTATATTATATAACAAAATAGGCGAGCCTAGAGATTAGGTTCGCCTATTTTTATTTAACATTATACTTTGTATCATAAGTACAAGTGATTCTATTTATACCATCCTCCCACCAAGGTTTATCTGATGGCTATCTAATACCACTTGGGATGGTTATTGTAGGAGTAGAAGTTTCTACTATAGCATCTACTATTTTAAATAATGTATCCAAGTCAAATTCTGGAAATTCATTATGTAAGTTTGTCAATGTCTTTTTAAAGTCTATCATATCCCTCAAATGTATTATCAATTATTGCTTTTTCTAGTGTAGTGTCTTTATATAGTCCATTTTTAATTAGATTTCTAACTGAATTGTCAACTACATTCCATATATCAATCAGTAATGATTTATTCTCCGGAACACTTCTAAGTGTACTTTCTAAATATCCGGCTTTTATCATATTTATTAGTTGACCGTTAATAAAGACTTCAAATTTAAATTCTTTATCCATATATTTTAGTATATTACACTTAGTCTATTTAATTCATCTAGGTAATCTAGAAACCATTGTTCATTTTGTTTTCCTTCTTCTGCAACAATCTCAATTAAAGATTCTGCTGCTAGGAGTATAGTTTCAGATAACTCTTTTAAATTTGGCTTAGTTAGTTCATTGTATTTATCAGTCAAGTTTAACATAATCCATCCAGTCTTTTATATATGATTTACATTCCTCTAAATCTGGATAGATACTTGCTATAGTGCAACCTGTTTTTGGATTCCTAAAATGATGGAGTTTTGCTTCCTCATTTTTCTCCTCTTCTATATTTCTATTTAATGTTCTATTCCAGTAGTTGTATTTCTCATCTAGCATTTCCTTATCACACTCCTCCAATATTTTCATATTGGGATTACTCATTATTTTGTCATACTTTCTTTTTAAATTAGAAACTTTGACAACATCATTACCATTCAATACGACTGCACACTGTTTCATTTCACTACTTTATAAGTACATATCTTACCTATCTGCTTTCCTTGAATACTTATTTGTGGAAGAAAGTAGCAGGCTTGATTCTCAAATTCTTGAGGTACAAATATGTAATCAAATCTACATCCAACTACCTTATCGCAAACTTTATTCCAATCATCTCCCTCTTCAATAATAAGGGTCTTAGCTCCTGTTGGAGTTACAGCATAATTCTCATTTAAATTTATCATAACTATTAATTTTGGCGTTGCCCTACTAGGATTCGAACCCAGACTAAATGATTTAGAGTCATCTGTGCTGACCATTACACCATAGGGCAGTATTTATTTCTCTTTTAGAGATTTATTCTCCGCTGCCAATTTCTCTAGTTCTTTCCTTAGCTGTTCGTTTTCGTGAAATAAAGCCTACATGGTTGCATTTACATTAGCAAGGAGTATTCTTATTTGAGCTATTTGTTCATACATATGCTTTCAGTTGTTCTATTTTCATAGTTACCACATTAGATAATGCCATTCTGAATTTAGTAATTCCAGCTCTTACTGATTCCAATTTTCCACTTTCCAAACATTCTTGAATTTTATTCAGTTCGGATTCCCCTAGATATTCGCAGACATCTATAAATAAATCATCATCTAAAGATTCTAAGTATTTCTGGAATTTGCCTACTTCTTCATTAGCTAGACAGCTTTCCTCTTTCTATCTCTCATAAGATATTAATAAGAATAAAGAATCATCTGTAGATTCCGCTTTAATGGTTAGACCATTACTTGATAGATAATACTCCTAGTTCTTATTAATTGCATCAACGAGATTCTTAAACTCGTCCTAATTTAGTAATGTTTCTAAGTCTGTAATCATAATTGTTTCTTTTTTAGTTATATACAACAATACCTTCTGAAAAGTTAAATACAAAGTTAAAAAATTCTAATTCTAATATTATACATATTTCATTTAGTTATCCGCAAATGGGTACAGGTACTTTATATAAATAGCCCCCTGGGGGTTTAATAAATTCGGAATTTATATACAGGTGAAAATTACCTAGATTCCGAAAATTATATGAGAGACTGTTATGGCGGTCCACAACCCCTTTAGTCCCCCCCTGTATATTGATATAAAACTAAAACAAAAACAAAAATCAATTTCCAGTATTAACATTTTAAAATTTTAAGATTATGACACTCGAAGAATTGAAAGACCAGAACGTAAGCGCAGTAGAAAGAGCTAAGGCAGTAGTATCAGCATTGGGACTGAAAGGTGACGAACGCTCAGTTGTTGTCGGCTTGTCAAAGGGCGATAAGTTTAAGTTGGTAGCAATGAACAAGGTAGATTTACCTGCAAATGCCAACCAACCAAACCAAAGCAACTTTACACCGATTACATTTAGCACTGACACAGGTGCAATCATTGGTGCAAAACACTTTGCGGGCGTAGAAATCGACGACGATGCTCCGGCAATCGGTTCAACTCCGTTGGAAAATGCCGCTTTCCTTGTTTATTGCATTGACCACAATGTAACATTTAAGGTAGACAAAAAGGTAACGGAAGACATCGAAGCTACCACCGGCCGCCAAGCCTACAAGAAAAATACTTACAAGCTGGTAGTGGAAGACTATGATTAAAAGATTGGGGAGAAATCCCCTTTCTTTTACATACAAATAATCTTTGTAGAAATGGACATAAGAAAAAAGTTTAAGACTATAAAGTGTTTGTATAATTGGGGCATAATCTATGACCCAAAGACTAATGAAAAGTTAAATTTCAAATCCAAACGTGTTTATTGCGTAACTTCTTGGGCTTGGATTATGACCTATCAAAAGTCAGAAGAAGATATTCCTGAGATAATTAGGATAGTCTTTGTAGATTAACTCTAAGGTACTATGAGTTTTAAATAAAGTGCCCACATGAACCCCATCATCGGAACGTTGGTTAACGGGGAAAACAACATCACAACAAATCAAATCAAAGTTTTTGTTTAGTTTTAGGATTGTATCTGGCAGCTTGGAAAGACAAGCAAAATCTTTATACCTATCTGCTAATAGGTTTAGTGTTCAACGCGAAAATTCGGTAAAGGAAGGAGAGAAATTGTCCACTAAAAAGACCCTCAATTTCCGGACTTTTTCCGATTTTCAAAAAATCCGCCAGAGTAGGAGTTATATAGCTCACACTCTCTATGGACATTATTTAGTATTTAGCCTATAAAAAGGCAACAAAAAGCGAGGCTACGCAGAAGAGCCTAACACCAAAAATAACTGCTACAAATTCTATGTGCATATTCGCAAACTTGAGCACTATAGGATTTAGGTTGAGCTGTAAGGATTGGTCACTTATAGCAATATTATGAGTACTGCTGATATGTCAGTGACCGTACATATCACATATAAAATATGTTATACAATTATGTTAGAAGTTGCCAGGTCTAAGAAGCCTGATTAAAATCTCTAGATAGTAAGAGAGAACCTCATAAGGGTTCATTTTCCATCTCGAACCTATTCGCAAGTTTATAGACTAGCTATCTATAAATTTAGTGATGGAATACCAACGAAGTTGGTGTTCCCGCTTTGCGAACGTTGATAACGTCCTCAGCATGGAAAACTGAGAAATAATCTCCTATCTTATTCTAGATATAGATAGGATTTCCCTACTAGTATAATGGATTGCGTCTCCTTTAAAGGAGAAGATTCTGGTTCAAGTCCAGAGTAGGGAACTACTAAGTTGCAGTATTCATATTATTGTCGGACCATAATGGGTATGCCCTGAGACTATGCAGTCGTTGTGAAACAACTCAAAGTATTGTGGCACAGGAAGGTCTGGTCGTTACTCTTTGCTTATTTTATTAATTTCCATTTTGACTAAAAGGCACAGCGGTGCCTTTACTCTCAAGATAAGAACAACCTTTACGTGGTTTGAGAGATAAGTAAGCTGCTTTAGCTGAAACTAATAGTTCTAGTAACAATTAAAAATATTTACCATGAAAGAGAAAATGAAACGTATTGAGGAGTACACTAAAGCAATGAGAGAGCTACTAGATAGACTCTTGGAGCAAAACCCAGATTCAGAGAATGAAATCTATGATGAAATATGGGGAGCTTATGTTGCAGGCATGAAGGTGTTCTTATAACTCCTATTCTAGCTGAGAATTAAAACTAGCTGGCTTTTATCACTCTTTGTAAAAGCTCAAAAATTAAAAAGAGAAATCTAGAACGGTAAGCCCGGCTCTCTTCATCCTTTAACTGATTTAGAAGTAAAACAGAAATTAGTTGGCAGCCTGGAATAGACAGGTATTTTTAACTAAAAATTATAGAAAAAATGAACACAGTAGAAATTAACAGCTTAAAGAAGTATTCAGAGTTTACAACAACATTTCGTATTCCATTCAAAAAGGCAAATGATGTAGAAGCTAAATGCTATACGCCTATGGATGTAATTGACGCTTGGAAAGAAGTATGCATACAGGCGTTAGAAATGAGAATGGAGGCGTGTCTGTCAATGTTGCTCAGGAACAGAGATCGAGTGATAGAATCCGACGAAGAATGTGTTGTTTTCAGAAAGCCCAACGGACATCTTCATTTCTTCAACCACTCCAGCTTTCAGGCTATGGAAGCTCTAGTAGAAGCTCTTAAAGAAGAGGGTCCAATAGTACTCGACTCCCTCCAAGTAGACCAATTATTGAAGGCTTTGTACTGGATTCCAGAAAAGTTGAAAAAAGATCATCAAGAATTTGGATTTGGAGAATTAATAAGCTGTTTGACCTGCCTAGCCTACAAAGCTTAGGCTGAATAAAAAACTCAATAACTTCCCAAGACATTGAGGGCACCAGTTTCTTATTGAAAAGCAAAACTATATCGTAAATTCGATTGATTAGTTCAAAGATGAACGAAAAGGATTTAAAGCCTTTGTCAATTGATGCCGTATAATGCTATAAATATAAGTTTTAGGTGTAAAATGCGATTAATAAAAGAAAAAGATTATGGAACAGTATTTAGATGCAAAAATTAAGAGATTTACTCAAAAGCAATTATTCAAGAAAATAACTAAAGTTAAAACTATGCTAGGTTTAGGAGGATTACATCCTGAGAAATACCTAGAAGTTGTACCCGAACATAAAAATTGTGTCCTAGTTGACTTCAATCCAGCAGATGCATTAGTAAGAAGAAATTCTCTTATTGGAGAGTTTGATTTACTTACTAATTCTCCAGCGGAGAGAAGTCCGCTTAACTTCGTTGATTGTGATTTCTGCAAGTCTATTATAAATAATGGAGCAGATTTACTATATATTTATACGAAGATGCAGCTTTCTCCAATTAGAAACAAGTATATCACATTTACTTTTAGTTGTAGAACTGCGGGAGACGAGAGAACAATTGAGTGGTTGGCAAAGAATTTCCCAGAACTTGATATTCCAAGAAATTACGTGTTTATAAATGATACAAGATGTAAGGAGATTGGATATCGTCAGTATGTTAAACGTATGTATGATCCAACTAGAGACAGATTCTTAGACATATACAAATACAGAGATTCTGGAGATAACATGATTACCGGACTAATTAAAATCCTCTGATGAGTCTTTGAAAATTAAGACGAAACTACCCATCTTTGGGTAGTCAGGATTAAAAAGAAAAAGAAATGAGAAAGTACAACAGATTAAATTGCGATTCAACTGTTCGCGCAAGATTTATAGATACTTGGGGACGAGTAATAACTTTAGTCGGAACCCATGCCTTCGAATATGCCATTCACATAGAAGGAGTAAGAACAGTTACTGAAACATTTGAGAATGGAACATTAGCAAGAAAAAGATTTAACGAATTAAAAAAGAAACCATGAGAAAGAGATTTAAGATGAGCAGAATTGCTTCATTAGACAACTATGAGTTGTCAAGAAAGATTCACGCAATGTACCTCCAAAGATTTCACGAGGAGAACATAGAAGTGATTACAGAGATTTCATCTACATTAGTAATTAAAGAACAAAAGTATATTCGGGTATTTGGGAAGTTAATTCCTGTTTCCGAAGAAGAATTGAGAATACATAATACTTTAATATCTGTGAAATGATGGAAGATTTGTTAACAATAGTAAGATGGGCAATAACATTGCCTGTTTGGTTGCTAGAACATATACTTAAGGCTATGACCTTGATAGTTCTGGTATTGGTAATCGTCGTCATGGCGGTATTATATCCGCTATTTCGGTCTATCTGGCGTAAGACAGGACAGTCTGTGATTTTTAAGTATGCAACAAAATGGAGAGGAAACTATCCGCTAACCAAAAAAGTATTTGACTTATGGCAATGATGAGAAGAATTACCGAAATAAACGGTGAGATAATTGTGGTAGAAACTATGATTATCGTAGGAGAAATAGTATTAATTACAGTACAAATAAATGGAGAACTAGTTCGCTATGAAATATTATCTGTTAGACAGTTATGGGAAGGTCGTTAGGGCCTTCTCAAGCTGGTCTGAGGCTAACAAATTTCGTATAACTAGAAATAGACCAGATTGGAGGATTGTATGACATACATCGTTGTATTTATAATATTAATCATCATGTGGAAAATGATTGAAGACGAATGAAAACAGTATTAACCCATACAGGAAAAATCTATGTTGATACAGAACATAGACTAGAGTTCTTAACTGTAGGAGACTATGGTAAGGAGAACAACATCAAGGCTGATTTCTTAGGTCTAACTAAGGAAATCAATGGAGTAGAGAATACAGCAGTAGACCTAAGCAAGAAATGGGTAGCAACTATTTCAACTCAGAAAGGCTGTCCTATGCATTGTAAATTCTGTGATGTTCCCAAGTTTGGATTCTATGGAAATGCTTCTATAGAAGATATGGATAGACAAATCCGAACTATTATAGAAGGCGAAAGTGTCAGAGAAACAGACAGGTTTAATGTACACTTTGCTAGAATGGGAGAACCAACATGGAATGATAATGTATTAGCATTTGGACTTGCTCTCAGAGGTGTGGTTAAGTCTGCAGGGTTAATAGCTAAAACTGTTCATCCAGTAGTTTCCACGATGCTTCCGAAAGCAAATAATAAGCTTGGAAACTTCTTACAGGTTTGGTGTAGCATAAAAAATGAGTTCTACAATGGAGAAGCAGGCTTACAGTTTTCAATCAATTCTACAGACGATGAACAGAGAAACGAGCTGTTTGACTCTAAGAGTTTGTCACTAGCACAAATTTCTCAGTTGGCTAATGAGTTACCAATGCCAGTAGGCAGAAAGTATACTCTAAATTTTCCAGTAACCTCACAAACTATTCTCGATGCGAAGGAATTGTCAAAGCTATTTGATAGGGAGAAATTTATTGTTAAAATCACTCCTATACATGAAACAGCTTCTGCTATAGAGAATGGTTTCCAGGTAACTGGATACTCTGATTATGACGTTTATCGTCGCTTTGAACAACCTTTATTGAAAGAAGGTTGGGATGTTATAGTGTTTGTTCCATCTAAGGAGGAAGATTCTGACCGAATTACTTGTGGGAACGCACTAATCTCTGAAGAAAAGATTTAACAATTCTTAACTAAGGAGAACGTAGTTCGCTGTATATAATAGCGAACACGATGTCCCGTTAGCTCAGTTGGATAGAGCAACAGCCTTCTAAGCTGTGGGTCGTAGGTTCGAATCCTACACGGGATACTAACAATTAAAAAACAAAACTATGATACTATTTATTTATATCTTAGGAGTACTAATGGCATGGTTTCTAATGTATTTAGAAGAGAAATATCGTTATAAGAAGGAAAAGAACTATAAATTTACTTTAGGTAATCTGTTATCAAGCATATTCTTTTCTTTATTTTCATGGATTGTAGTAGCAGCGTGCCTAATATCCTTGTCGGATAAAATAATCTTAGTAGATAAACCCGACTAATTAATGACTCCGTAGCTCAGTTGGTTAGAGCACGATACTTTTAATATCGGGGTCCCGAGTTCGAATCTCGGCGGAGTCACTCTTTTTCTTTTATTCCGCTAGTAAACATTTGTTGTGAAACACGTGTTTGCATCTGGGTATAGTCGAGTTGGTAAGATGCTACATTTGGGATGTAGAGACCGCAGGTTCGAGTCCTGCTATCCAGACAAGAAGTAATCAACATTCACTATTAGTACAGCAATTAGGACTGTAGGGTGCCTTTTAGATGAATCCCTGATTACTCCGATTAACAGAGGCAATGTCCTTAATATCGTTACCACGCACTGCGGCTATTAGCTGTTAGATGATTTGGGGTGCCAAATGGAAGAACGGTAACAGCTATGTTAATTAGAACGAATCTGTTAATTGTATGGGAGTGCGCCAACGTTGGAGAGTTGGGCTTGACTGTAAATCAAGTGCCTATGGCTTAGAAGGTTCGAATCCTTCCACTCCCACAAATTTAATGAATATGTTAATAGGATTTTTAGTATTTATTACTCTAGAAATAGCTATAATAGCTACTATAGGGTTTACTTATTTTCACGAAGATGATAAGAATTTCAAGAATTATCGCAAAGGAAAGAATAGCTGATTTGTTAGACTTAAATTTCGTGTCTAAGATAGAATTAAGACAGGGAAAACAAGGATTTAATAATCCTGCTATTTGTAGAGTAGAAATCTATTTACTACTTGAAAACGACAAAGAGTACTTTAACTCCAAAATGACTGATATTATGTCATGGGCACAAAAGAACAAATGTAACATTGCTTTTACTACTGCTAGTATGGCTCTCAAAGACGGATTTATTAAAGAATCTGCTTTTGATGACTTTAACTATCCAGTTCCTAAAAAGTATAAGGCATTATGTGATATTTATTCAGCAAGTTACTTTAATCTATTTAATAGAAGAAAGCTATAATGGAAGACAAGTACGAAGGATTATCTGATGAAGAACTTAAAGAGATTTTCGAAGATATGGAAGCAGACTATTGGATAGACTACTATCAGTCTCTTTGCGAATGAAACGCAGCAGTTGGCTTTCGGAATCTCTGTCTTAACAAAATGAGTCCGTAATTGGGATTGTAACCGGTAATTGGTAGCCGCGCAGACTGTAAATCTGCTCTCTTTTGAGACTGGAGGTTCGAGTCCTCCCAATCCCACACATTTTAATTAATTAGATTATGACAAAAGAAGAAGCAATTAGAGCTATGTCTGAAGGAAAGAAAGTAAGGCATAGATACTTTAGTAAAGACGAATGGGTAACTATAAATTCCAGCGGACTATATGAGTTCGAGGATGGTGTAAAAGTTGATTCATCGTTATTTTGGATGGACAGACAGGATTCCTACTGGAATGATGGATGGAGCTTAGTTTAACTTTAAATAAGAATAAAATGACAACGTATGAGTACGGAAAAGGATACTTGCCAGAAATCTGGTACTAGTGTAATATTCAAAAAAGACATTTCGCAGTGTAGGGACTGTCCTCATTGTAGAATCGCTCCTGACCCAGACCCTGATGACTGGTTCAATGACGATGATGAAAAAGCGCTTTGTAAAGAAGCAGGTAATAAACTAATTGAGGGAATGTTAAGACCTTACGAAAGGGTATTAATTCCGGATTGGTGTCCATTAAAAACTAATAAACAAAAATGAATAGAATTAAGACAAAAGCCTATCTTGAGGTAACTTTAGAGCAGGCACGCGAATGGTATGAAAGCGGTAATGAAGACTTGAAGAAATTAGCTCTTACTGCATTTAGTGAGGAAATGCTAATTCCTTCCTTTAAAGAGATAGTAGAGTCTGAAGAAGATTATGGTTTTTGGAATACATTAGTATGTCCTCCAAGCATGACAGAACAACTCAGTTCTCTAGCTAGTTTACAAATAGTTGCTAACTATCTAAATAAAGGATGGATCAAAACAGAAGGTAATACTGGCTATTTTCTTGGAAAAGGTTCTTCTCTGTCTGGAAAGACGGAAACTGATATAAAAGGAGTGTACGTCGCCATGCATCAAGATGTAAAGTATCCAGGTGTTGTTTATTTCAGAACTGTAGCTGATGCACAGAAAGCAGTAAAGATTCTTGGTAAAAAGTTATTGCCATTACTTAAATAATTTGATGGTGTTATTAGTTCAGTTGGCAGAACGCTACATTGTGGCTGTAGAGGTCAGCGGTTCGAGTCCGCTATAACACCCTAATCATGTTTTATTAAATATTATAACGAATGAAAAAGACAATTGAAATTGAATGTCCAGATGGTTATAAACCCATCTATAATGCCGAAACTGGCAATGTTGAAATCGTTCCAGAAAACATTATGGGACGGATAAGAACCTATGAGGATGCTGTAAACTATCTAGGGTGTGTTACTAGAGATACTATTTACTATAATAGATCTGTAAATTCTCTAGCTAAGTTGCAGACAGTCTTGGATGCGCTAAATGAAGGTCACAAGTTCAATCTGTTAACTGGTACTATATGGTATCCCTGGGTTCGCTTCTTTAGAATGAAATCAGTTCCGAAGGATGCAGAGGTCATTGGTCACTTCCGTTATCAGGGCGAGAAATTCGCGTTGGTGGGCGGCTACGCGGATCTTGGCGGCGGTGCGGGTCTCGGCTATTTCTTTTCTCACCTTGGCGTCGGCGATGCCGATTCCGGTGTCGGGATGCTAGCGTGCAAATCTGAAGAAATTGCAAAATATGTGTCAACTCAGTTTGGAAAGCTAGTGTTTGATGCTTGTTTTGCAAGACATTTTGAAGGTAGAGAATTTGAATGGCTTGACTAATGAAAAAGTTCCTTGTATTTATGCTTGCTATGCTCTGGATGAGCGTAGCAGCTTTTTCTCAGATAACTATATCACAAGAAGACTATGATAAGTTGCCAAGCGATACTAGAACTCAAATTGAGAAGATAACAACAGAGAAAGCTATAAAGGGTGAAATCAAAGAAGTATCTGAATATGCAAGTCTCGGAAAAGAGATTGGAGTTGCAGTAAATGAGACACTAAAGGCAGTTGAAGATTCGGCTATAAGAATATCTGAATCTAATCTAGGACAAACAGCGATAACTATTGTAGTATGGAAATTACTATATAAGGAGATAGCTGGAGTCGTAATAGGTATACTACTGTTAGGAATATCTCTATTTTTACTAATAACTGGAAGAGGAAAACTATCTAAAGACGATGAAGATGCTGGCGGATGGATAAGTGTAGTCGGTGGCGCAGTATTCTTTATTTCTTCTATGATTTGTGTATTTGGCTGAGGAGCAGTCCAGGCTATAGGCTGGTGTATTCTAGCTATATTCTGTGTATTATTGCTTCTTGGATGTATATTAGACTAACTAATTGGTTAGCCCTCTGGAAGGGTGGCAGAGTCAGGTTTAATGTAATCGTAAAGATGAAAATCTAATACAAATTTTGTAAAAATGAACGCTTGGGAAAGTTAGTATAAATCTCATCAAGGAAATTTAGGACTAGGAAGAGCTATAGCATACTATACTGCTCATTGCATTCCGGTCCTAATTCCCTTGAATGATACATAGAAATATGACATTGTAGTAGATAAAGAGGGTTTGAAGAGAGTATCAGTTAAAACTACTCAACATTAGGTAAAGAGTGGAAATTATGAAGTCTTGTTGAAGAATTGCGGAGGTTCATCTGGAGATTCTAAGATTAGACATTTTGATAATTCTACTTGTGATGTAGTATTTGTAGTAGTTATAACTGGGGACATGTATGAGATTCCCTCAAGTGAAATAAATGTTAAAGGAGCCTTGACATTAACCAGTGATTGGGATAAATATAAGGTTTCATTATAATGGAGGTATAAGCCTAATTGCTAAGGCAGCAGTCTTGAAAACTGCCAGTAATCGTGTAACAGCGATGTGTGGGTTGGAGTCCCACTGCCTCCTCAATCTATAGGATTAGTGTTAATGGTTAGCACGTCAGTCTCCAAAACTGAAAGTAAGAGTTCGACCCTTTTATCCTATGCAAATATCAATAACTAAAAACTTATGAAGAGAATTAGATTAATTTGTATGATGGCTGTTGTAGCAATAGTTACGGCAGTCTGTTGTTCGTTTACTTCTAGGGAAGACCGAAATCATTTTTCGGTTGAAAAGGTATATACCGACCCTAATAGTCACATGAATGTCTATAGAGTTTCCGTTCCTGGGAGAGTGTATTACGTACTTCATAATACGACTCAAGGAGGGTTATGTAAATTACTATGAGCGAAACTTATTATCTCTTAGCAGCCATTTCGTATGGCATTTTTATTGTTCAGTTCATACTCTCTTGGTTTGGTGGCGACACTGACTTAGATGTAGATTTAGATGGAGAATTGGACATGGATGTGAGTGATATTGTCTCTTTTAAAGGACTAGTACATTTTGTAATGGGAGCAAGTGGATGGCTTTGTATTAAGCATTCCGTTTCTCATTCTATAGAATGGTACGATTATTTAATCGCACTAATATGCGGTATTCTTTTTGTGGTTATACTTTACTACTTATATAAACTTTGTTTAAAACTCCAACATCAAGTTATTCCTGAAAAGGGTGAAGCCTTAATCGGGAGAATTGGAACAATCACTATTCCTAATGATATTTCTGGTGGTAGTTCTGTTATCTTAGTTGAGATAAATGGAATGCTTCAAGAATTGTCAGCTTATGCTGAAGAAGAGCATAAGACGTATAAAAACGGGGACAAAGTGAGAATTTCAAAATTTGAGAATGGAAAGTATTATTTTAACTAAAAAGAATTTTTAAAGATGACAACAGAAACTCTTATTGTAGCGGGTGTTATTGTACTCTTAGTAGTTGTAACTTTTATCGGACTTTTGTCTCGGTATCGTAAGTGTGCTAGTGATGAAATCCTGGTAGTATTTGGTAAGGCAGGAAAGAAGAAGGTAGTTAACGAGAAGACTGGTAAAACGGAGGAAGTTATACTGCCGTCTAAAATCATCCACGGCGGAGGTACATTCGTAATGCCTGTCATTCAAGACTGGGCTAAAATGTCCTTGAAACCTATTCAGATTCAGGTAATGGTAGAGGGAGTATCCAGCCAAATGATTAAGGTTAGGATTCCTGTGACATTAACTACTGGTATAGGAACCGATCAAGTACTAATGCAAAACGCTGCAAGCAGATTCTTAACAGCTAAAACTTCTGAAATCTCAGACCAAATCAAGGATATTCTCATTGGTGAAGTGAGAAGCTTGATGGCAACAATGACGATTGAGGAAATAAATGCTGATAGAATCAAATTTATCGGCAAGGCAAAAGAGAATATTGAAACTGAGTTGAACAAGGTAGGTTTCAGTATTATCAATATTAACAACGCTGATATCTCGGATGATGCAAACTATATCAAGAATCTTGGTCAGAAAGCTGCAACTAAAGCTCTTGCTCAGGCACAGGCTGACATTGCAGAAGAGAAGAAGAAAGGAGATATTCAGATTGCAGAAACCAACAAACAGCGTGAGATTGCCGTAGCCGATGCTGAAAAGGAAAGAGAAACTACAGTTGCTCAAACTAAGCAAGAACAGGAAGTAAAGGTTGCTGAGATTAATCAGGAGAAAGCTATTCGCTTGGCAGAAGCAGAAAAGAACAAACAAGCTGGTATCGCTGAACAGAAGGCGGAACAAGAAGCTAGTATTGCTCGTGCAAACACTCAAGCAGAATCAGCTAAAGCTGAAGCTGAATCTCAGAGAATAGCTAATGTAGCGAAATCCGCTTCAGAGGCTGCTTCTAAGAAAGCTGCTGCTGACGCAGAAGCAGAAGCTAATGTAGCTAAAGCTAAGGCAGAAGCAGATTCTAAGAAAGCTGAAGCTGAAGCTCTGAAGCAAACTCGTATTGCTCAAGCTAAGCAAAAGCAGGAAGCAGACACTCAGAAAGCAATTAATGAGCAAGAAGCTGCTACTGCAGAGTATGAGTCTCAGAAGAGAATTAAGGCTGCAGAAGCTGACAAGCAAGCTGGAGTAGCTGAGCAGAAAGCAACTATTGAAGTATCAAAGGCAAAAGGAGAAGCTGCACAGGCACAAGCTGAAGCAGAAAAGGTAGCTGGTACTTCTAAAGTAGAAGCAAGAATGGCTGTAGCTAAAACAGAACAAGAACGTCAGATTGAGGTTAACGAAGCTGCTGCTAAGGCAGAGGAAGCAAAACTTCAAGCTGAAATGATTGTTCCTGCTCAGAAACAAAAAGAGAGAGTAACTATTGAAGCAGAAGCAATTAAAGCCAGAGCGGTATTGGAAGCAGAAGCAGAAGCTGCAAAGATTTTGAAAGAAGCAGAAGCGAAAGCTGACGCTACTAAACTGCAGTTGGAAGCAGAGGCAGAAGGTACTCGCAAGAAATTGCTTGCTGAAGCCGAAGGTAAGAGAGCATCATTGATGGCAGAAGCTGATAAGGTTCAAGCTATCGAAATGGCTCCAGCCTTGGCAGTTGAGAAGATGATTGAATCTGGCTTGACTCCACAAATGGTGGTTCAGTACAAGACTGTTGACCAATTGGCTGGTATTGCTCAGGCATCTGCTCAGATGTTTGAACACATTCACCTTGGACAGGTTACTGTTTATGGTAATGAGAATACCGCTGGTAATTTCATGGCTAAGACTGCTGAGAACTTGAATCCTGCTCTTGACTTGTTACGTTCTATTCCTTTCGCTGACACAGTAAAGGAAATGTTCGGCAAGAAGCAAGCAGAAGCTACTGAGTTTGAAGAAGTGAAATAATCACAGCGAAGGGGCTTTACAAAGAATTAGTAAAGTATAACAAAAGCCCCTTCGCAATCTGGAGGTATGGGTGAGTGGTCTAAACCAGAGTCCTGCTAAGACTCCGGGCCTCAAAAGGGTCCCGCTGGTTCGAATCCAGCTGCCTCCGCATTAACTTAAATAATTATTAGATATGAGTGAGTGGAAATACATAGATTCAATCGTAGAGCTATCCGATTTTGAAAGTGCGCACTGTGATACAAGGGATTTTTGCATGGTCGTTCATGACGCCATAGACGAACCCTGGGAAGTATTAACCAATTTCCTGAAAAAGAATCAAGCTGTAGTGGAGCAATGTTCGTTTAATAAGGACGAAGTTATTCCTCTACTAAAGAGTTTAGAGACTGCATCTGGTGGTGAGGGAGACTGGAGGCATTTGGTATTGGATTCTATTGACCATTGGTGGATAAAGTATATCCGTTTCCAGAGACTTAGTAATGGACAATACTTTTGTTTTACTGATTCTGCTGATACTATTATTCCGCTTTATAAGGATAAACTTAAGGCAGAGTTCGTGAATCAGGATGAAAATCATAAAGTTCATGGAAGATAAAATTGAAATATTTAGAAGCCTTCATAAAGAATTTCTCAGTATGCTTCTAGATGATACTTGGCTATGTGAGGAGCCTATTGAACTAGCAGAAGTAGAAGCGTGTTGGCAGTGGGCTATAGAAGTAGGAGAAGAAGTTGTTCCGTTAGAAGACTTTGAAAAAGAATTTAAGTTTTCTTTACAGGATTTAACTAACTGGTGGAACAAAAAAATACTAGAATTGGAATAACTGATAGTTGAAAGTGCACTTAGTAGACTATCGACTGCATAGACCCCTTATGCAGTATATAGAGTGGATGGCTGAGGGATAAATCCAGCAAAACGTTATTAGTAGTGCGCAATGCTAATAACCTTAAGTCCGTTGAAGTCGCCTTAGTACGTGCGTAACATACTCGGAAATGCATAACTTGCTTTGGGACTCTTTTCCATAGATGAAGGTTTTATCCGTTTACTTCATCTATGCCTTTACATTATAAACGGATATGGGACGATAGCTCAGTAGGTAGAGCGCTGGACTGAAAATCCAGGACGTTAGCGGCAGTTCGATCCTGCCTCGTCCCACTTGCATTGTGTGTTTTTCATGGTAAATAGACTTAGTGGTTCGTGAGAATAGCTAAGCCAAAATTGGGCTATGGTGTAATGGTTAGCACTACAGATTTTGATTCTGTCAGTCTAGGTTCGAGTCCTAGTAGCCCAACAAAATTAACAAATATGGAAGAGATAGAAAAGATTAATATCATTAACAAGAGGCTTAGGCAAAAAGAAGCCAGAGCAGACTGGAAATGGGTGAATGATGGCAAACAATTTGGTTGGGCACGTGGTCGTTCTAAGAACCGTAAATCTAAGAGAGGATATGAGGTAGGAACTAAGGAAAGTAGGAAGCTTGAGAGGAAATGGTTTAAAAATATACACCACAAGATATTATTTCATATTCCATTAACCGAAGAAGAGTCTAACAGTCTTGAATTTCATTACAAATGGAGAGAACAAACTCATATGATTCAAGCGTTAATTAACGATATACGTTCTAAATTATGAAGCCAGAAGATTATAGAAAGGTTGTCAAGTTTTGTGACAAAGGTAAATGTAAAGTCCGGGAAAATTCATTCGGAGTTTGTTGGTGTGTTAGGTGTGGTAAGCTACACTCTGATGCAGCAGAAAAGTTAAAACCAGAAGAACAAATAATAGTAAGAAATGAGAGTAATAATTAATAGTTGTTTAGTTACAGAATTGTTTGCCAATTTTCAAACTTCTATAGATAGAAAAAGTATCATAGGAGAAACCCATTCTGTAGAAGAAATGGAAAAGTTGATGCTAGAATTTGCTAAGTTTAATATAAAACCAAGCGATGTTCTAGGGAAGACGGTAATATTTGAATGCAAATCAATAAGTGCATACGAATAATATTTAGGACCTATAGCTCAGTCCGGTCAGAGCAGCTGACTCATAATCAGAAGGTCGGGGGTTCAAAGCCCTCTAGGTCCACACTTGAGCCTACCTAATTGGAATAAAGGTCTAGACGCGTTGGCTAGATTTGGGTTCAAGTCCCAATAGGTTCACATAATCAGATACGGAGAAAGTAGTACAACCGAAAAGACATATCAAGTAATATAGGTTGCCACGAGTATAGTCGGCTTATATTGCGCTCCATGGAACGGATATGAGGTCTGATTTCAAATAATTAAAAAATAAAACTTATGAATTATCAGTATTTTGGATTGTTCTTAGATGAACCAACTAGAAACAAACTTATGCAAGTTATCATTGGAAATCCCATCATTTGCAATCTGGTGTTCCAAAGAGGAAGTACTATTTACTTAGATCATTGCACTCTTCTCCATAAAAATCAACATGAAGAAAAGATGGCTAATGACCTACAATATCGTATAGATGGTAATTTTCGATTAATTGTAAACAAAATAGGGATTTCTGAGAAAGCAATAGCTTTTGGAGTAGAATTGGGAGACCAATATCTGCCTTGTGCAAATGCTAAACCTCATATCACTATTTGTACAATCAACAAGGGTAAACCAGTAGATAGCAATGGTATTGCAACTTGGATTCCAATTCCAGAATTTAGTATTTATTGCCATCTTAAAGTAGTATAATATGTGGGGAAGAAAGAGTCCTATAGAAGAATATCTGGACAAGTATCCAGATAGCTCTCTAAGAGAGTATAATGAATATGTTAAGGAAGAAGAACGGAAGAGACACCAAGAGAAGGTAGACAGCGACAATAGACATAAAGCACTACTTAAAAGCTATATAGGAAAGTGTTTCAAGATAGACTTCAATGGTATGTCAACAATGTTTTTCAGACTTACATCCGACCCAACAGATCCACGAAGTAGTAGAATCGAAGAGGATGCCTATTCAGTTTATATTGATTCATCTAAGGTACATATGGAATTAGAAAAGAAGAGGTATATTAATATAACGTGGCTTCCTGGTCAAGAAGAGTGGTATGGAAACTCTCACAAAGTTTTTCAAATATCTGAGGAAGACTTTAATAAGGTAGTAGAGAAATATAACGAAATGGTTAAGGTTGCTAAAGAAATAAAAGCAACCTAACAGTTGGGGTAGTGGCGGAATTTATAGTATTTAATATGGCAAAGGCAAGAATCGACATTTTAGAAAGAGAATAGGAAATCCGACAATGGATTTCAGAAAATGAGTCTAATGCTGAAATAGCTAGAAGACTAAATTGCAAGGTTGATACTTTAAAATCCTATTATATTAAGATGGGAATAGAGTATAAGGGGAATCAAGGTTCTAAGGGAAAAAGACTAGACCCAAAGAGGAAAGATGCTTTAGACCTGATAGAAAATCCTAATGTTTCTAATTCTAGAAAGAGGATAAGATTAATAGAGGATGGATATAAAGAAGATAAGTGTGAGCGTTGTGGATTATCAGAGTGGATGGGAATGAAAATTCCTTTAGAATTACATCACAAGGATAATAACCATTATAATAATAAGTTGGATAATCTAATGATAGTTTGCTCTAACTGTCATATGCAACTTCACAATTATAATAACAATTAACTAGAGCAAGGGGTAGTGCTGGAATTGGTAGACAGGCATGGTTTAGGCCCATGTGCCGCAAGGCGTGAGGGTTCGAGTCCCTCCTACCCTAGGAACTAAAGTAGTAAACCTCCACGTGGTTAGTTCTGGGTAACGCAAATTACTACAAATATTAATAAACTAATAAAATTATGAGTTATATTTATTGTATTACAAATTTAATTAATAACAAACGCTATGTAGGAAAGACTACATAGTCCATTTAGGAGCGGTTTCAAGAGCACTGTAAAGATTCTCAGAAAGAAAGATGTGAGAGGCGTCCTTTATACGATGCTATGAATAAGTATGGTATTGAAAACTTTATAATAGAGGAATTAGAACAAGTTAAAGATGAGAATCTTCTATCTGAAAGAGAAATCTATTGGATAAAAGAGCTAGGAACTTATGGTTCTAAAGGTTATAATGCTTCTAAAGGAGGAGATGGTACTATTCTCTATGATTATAAAGAAATTATTCAGTTAGCTAATTTAGGATATACTAGTGACCAGATTGAACGCAAGATAGGATGCTGTAAAAGCACTATATATAAAGTATTAAAGTCGCATAATTGTAAGTTGCGCAAATCTAACTGTAAATTGATAGCACAATATGATTTGGCTGGAAACTATATACAGACGTTTTTCTCTGCCCAGGACGCTATAAGACATTTATAGGATATTGGAGTATGTAAGGCTACTAATTCCGAGCAAGCTAGTAGTAAAATAACTCAATGCTGTAAGCACAAGAGTGTTACCGCATATAAATATAAGTGGGAATATTTACCAGAACCCAGTTAATATGTAAGATTTTTTATTCAATTATAGATTATGAAAGAGTTAAGTGAAATTATTCAGGAAATGGTAGACAATGGCAATTCCATGGGTCAAATGGACCTAAAAACTGCCATAGTGTTTGTTACAGAGGCTTACGAATCCGGCATAGAAAAGGCTCGTTCTCTCATAACTAATGAACATAACGAGGAGGATTACTAATGACCGTAGAAGAATTAGAAGGTAAGCTGACTAGTATCTACCATGAATTTGCTGAAACAATCTCTGAAAATGAGACTGATGAGCAAATAGTTGCCCGTTCTAAAGAGTGGTTTGTAAAAAGACTCTCAGAGGAAACTGATAACAAAGAAGCTATAGAATCTATAGCTAATCAATTAGTAGGATGTCTCAAACAGGCATCTGTTTTAAGTAACTTAGAAAAAGAAAAAATGAACAAAGTTTGGATGTGTTCTGGGTCTACATATACCCAGGTAAGCTCAGGCTATAGCGTTGAGCAGTCTCTCCCAGTTGGAATCTACAGTATTTGTCTGACAATGACAGGTTATCACCTAGACAGATATGCGGATAAGTTTGTATTCCCGTACAAAATGTATGGTTTGCAGAACGAGTTTATTGACCATGTAATTAAGACGTATCACGCTACAGAAGGCAATCTCGGAATTATGCTTACTGGTACAAAGGGCACTGGAAAGACTGTTACCGCTAAGGAACTAGCTAACAAGCTAAATCTGCCCATCATTATCGTAAAGGATATGGGAGACCATAATCAATCTATGATTGAGTTCCTTTCTGGTATTGAAGGAGATTGCATTCTGTTCTTGGATGAATTTGAAAAGAATTTCAGTGAATCGGATTCTACTATCTTGCAAATCATGGACGGTGTTTACAACTCTAAGTATCGCAAGGTTTTCCTGCTTACTACTAATGCTATGACCATCAATGAGAATATGGTAGGACGTCCGTCTAGAATCCGTTATGTCAAGGAATTTGGCAACTTGGATTTGAAGGTTGTGAACGAATATCTAGACGACGCACTTCAAGTGCCGGAAGCTCGTCAAGATTTGCTTGATTTCATTGATTCTTTGACTATATCTACTATTGATATTCTCAAAACTATAGTTAATGAGGTCAATATTCACGGTATAGAAGGATTGAGAAGAGCTAAGAGCTTCTTCAATGTAGTAACTAATGAGTATGACTATTCCTGCGTCAGAGGTTATGCATATGCTTATGAGATTTCTGCCGATAAGAGTAAATTCTCTATTGAGGAGTTCTATAAGGCTGTTGAGAGATTCAACAATCCGATACCGAAGCCTATTGTAGACGATGAGGATAACTGCACTGTTGAGGAAAGAAAAGCTCTTAACGAGTATTATGAATATCGTCGCCACAATTTCCACAGTCTGTCATATTACTATGTATCTTCGGATATTAAGTTCGCAAATCTGTCAGTTGGAGACGACTTCTATGATGAGGAAATCATTGCGATTGACAAAAAGTTGGGAATCGTAGTTACTAAGGAAAATAATGAGGTTAACTACTACTGGGTTAAAGATCCAAATAGTAAACCGTCTCTGTATCGTAGAGGTACTTACAACTCTTTGGTACTATAAAACTTGGGGAGCTAGTCTCCCCTTTATGTCTAGATGCCCGAGCGGTCTAAGGGAACGGTCTGCAAAACCGTGTTTCGTGGGTTCGAATCCCACTCTAGATTCTACACTAATCTTATTGCTTATGGATAGAGAATTGAGAAGAGAACTTTCTAAAAGAAAGTGGATTTCGAGAGCTAAAAAGGTTTATAACGCTTGCGGTAAATTTTATGTACCTGTTGCCGGGATTAAAGCCAATGTAAGGTATAATGTTCCTATAATAAGGAATAAGGCGTTGAAGGTCTGTGAGTCAATTACGGATTTCCTTGATAGTTCTAAATACGCAAAGATGCTTAAGAATTGCACTTCTCCTTATAGAAGCAGAATGATGCAATATGAATACAAGAAAGAGAATAGAAAGGATAGATATAAAGCAAAAAGAGATATTCAAGAAGGTATTCAAGAATATGAATCTAGGGACAATCTTTCGTGTTCATCCTGCATTTTCTATGATAAAGGCTTTTGCGAAAAGGGATTATTAATGACTGAAAACTGCCCAGAATATTGGGATTAAAGTATGGACAAGTATATTAATGGAAGTTTAGTAAAGAGAGTTTTAGTTTTTAAAACTAGAAAGCATCCTGATTGGGTACATTATGTGGACGATTACCGATTCTTGTTTTGGAAAATACATCGAGATTATTGGTATTATTGGGACCCATGTTTTGGAACTTATACGGAAGAAAAAATGATTTCATCTTTAGAGAAGAGATATGCCTTCTACAAGGATGGAATAGTATATCAGAAACCTCATATCATTTTAGAGTTCTCTAAAAGACATGATGAATCTATCTATTTTGATAGTGACGAAGAAATGGAGGGATGGTTTGAGTCCTTCATGGAAGAATTTGGAAAACCGTTTATTTACATAGACTAATACCTTTATCCCAGTTTAGAGCTTAGCTCAAATAGTGAATAATAGTAGCTATTGGTTAAAACGAGGTGGAGTGCCAGACGAAAGACTGGAATTAACATAGTTTAACTTTGAATCTCCGACTATGCGGAGTATTATTATGGCAGAATTGATTTTCTTAGCTAATGGAAAATGCGACTTGAAGTTCCACGCTCATCCCAAGAATTTCAAAAGGGTTGAGAAGTTCAACTACAAAAAGAACTTTTTCAAGGTTTACGTTGACCGAAACGACAGCGTTTACGAGATAACTCGCTGCGAGGTGGTTACATGGAAAACTATAGAGAAAGGCAAGAAGAAATTTAATGTTCCTGACGAGGTGAAAGAAACTCGTGATGCTCACTTGTTTGACAAAATCAAGGGGAATCCGTTCAAAATCGCTATTACTAAGGTAGCTGGCGAGATTGATATGCAGGAGCTGTTATCTGAGTAATTCGTTTAGGAGAGTATCGTAAAACTCTCCATTATGCAGGTGTGGTGTTAATGGATTGAGCACGCCAGACTTCCAATCTGGAGGGGAGAGTTCGAGTCTCTCTACCTGCACATTTGTGGGTATAGCACAATGGTTAGTGCATCGGCTTGCCATGCCGAGGATGTGAGTTCGATTCTCATTATCCACTCTTTTCCGATTTAGCTCAGTATGGTAGAGCGCCCATACCAATAAAGCATTAGTGGGAGGTCAGAGGTTCAAATCCTTTAATCGGAACGACGAAACAAGGCTCCACAGCAGTTACAAGTTGTAACTGGTCTTATCTCCGAATAGCTAGTCTTACGGGGTGGAGAAGTAGTCACCTCGGTGTACCAGAGTGGTTTAATGGCTCAGACTGCAAATCTGCTGATTCGTCAGTTCGAATCTGACCACCGAGTCTCGACGTGCAAGTCTTTTAACTACAAATAGTTAACGTGTCTGGTTACGTTATCACCCAGTCGTCACCTACGGTTAGAAGGCGTCCCTTATCGTGAAAGGCATCCCTGAGTAGCGGATGTAAATTAGCTACTAATATCGTGGAGTAGAGAAGTTGGTCATCTCGCTAGGCTCATAACCTAGAAATCGTCATAAACGGTTCGAATCCTACCTCCGCAACTAAACTCCTTTTGTGGCTCTGTTATTAGATTAATTATTAACAATTTTAAACTTTAATGTTATGAAGAAAGTAATTAATGTTGTAAAGAAAGCTGCTAAATGGTATTTTGAACAGAGTTCTAAGAACTACACTTGGTTAGTGTCTGGAACAATACCTCCTCCATACAGAGGACAAGAGTAAAAATATCATTAAAAGGTAAGTACCAATGGGGTACTTACAGATGTCTGGGAGGAAATAATATGTATGGTTAGCCAAGTGGCCGACGGCAGCGGGCTGTTAACCCGCCGTGAGAAATCCCATCGCAGGTTCGAATCCTGCACCATACGCCTTTTTGCTGAACCCTCCTTAGTTTTTAACTAAGCAATAGTAATCCAGCAAACTCTAGACCGATGTGAGGAAGAGAGTCGTCTAGACGGTAGCTAGCACTGTAGTACGCAATGGTGGAATAGAAACGGCTAGCATCCACCAATTTTTAATTAATTAGATATGATAGTACAACCTATTGGAAAGTTTAAACTTACTTATGCAAATGGTATAAGTCAAGTTAAGCTGTTAATAACTCAGGAAGACTACAAGTCTATTGTCAAACCTATATTAGATAATATAGCTGAGTTAGAGGCACAGCGAAGTGGGATTAATAAAAAGAGTAAAAGGTATAAGGAAATTTCGGAAAAGCTTAGAGAACTGAAAAAACCTATATCGGAACTTGGAGAGTTTTTTACAAGCACGTCTCCTCTTGGATTAGCACTATGGAGTAGTCGCTTCCCAAACTTGATACTTCCGCCTCAACAAGGCGGTGGACATTTTGTTAGATTTGAAAAACTAGATTTGTATGAAGATAAGGAAGGTTAACTCTACTATCAAAAGACGAGTTCTTAGGGAAGTGTCTAGAGAGTGTAGAAAGAGGAATATGATGGACAAGAAAGGTGAAATTCCAAATGATATTAAGGACATATGGGAAGCGATTAAAGTATTAACAAAGAGAAATAAACAATTTGCTGTTAGATATGCATCAATGTGATTATTGTTGTTGGTATAATCCTGCCAGTGGGTGCTGTGATTGTCCATACGTAATGAGACGGAAAGCGTGTGAGAAGGCTCGTAAACAGAAAGAAGAAAATGAAAAGCCTAGAAAGTTATAGCATATTTACTAAGCCTAAACTATCTAATCCTGTATCATGGGAGGATATGAAAGAATTTAATACCCATATGAAGGAAGTAGTTAGAGACTATAAGATTAGGCAAGCTAAAGCTAGAGAAAGCGCTAAGAAAGTAATTATTAAGTAAATACTAACCTGGCAAGGTAAAAATCCAGTCGGGGTCTGTTAGCATTTATGCTAATAAGTCGAAGCCAGTCCCTGCGTAGTTATAATAGGCAAGCTGAACTTGAGAATTGTTAAACGGATGGTTGCCGTTAAAAGATATATAGTTACAAACTTATGTATCCAGAATATAACTAACTAAAGACTTATCTGGTGATGTTAGGTTATGGAATCCTAACAGTGGAAATTTATGAGTTATGTCACCAATTAAAAAGAAAATCTCAAACATGGGCCGTTAGCTCAAATGGCTAGAGCGCTGGTTTTGCACACCGGAAGATAGGGTTCGAGTCCCTGCGTGTCCACAACAAAATTAAATAATTATGAAAGTATACGTAGTCGTAGTGAACCATCATCCAGCTAATGCGCCTCAGAACTATAAAACTGAGTGTCAGATATTTCTGGATAAAAAGGAAGCCGAAGGCTATAAGAAAGCCAAGGAAGAAGAATATCCCATACGTTGGGGAGGTGAATACAATCATTGTGAAATATTTAAAAAACATTTGTAATATCGCGGGGTGTTAGCAGAGGTAGCTAGTCAGGCTCATAACCTGAAGGTCGAGGGTTCGAGTCCCTCTCCCGCTACTAGTAATTAATTAGATACTTAATTTTTAGATTATGAATTACGAAAATCTTACCAAAGAAACTCTCCCTGTAGAGTTTCAAAACAGAATCGAACGATTTAATCGTCTATTCTCAGCTGCAACCGACCATTCCTTCGAAGAGGATGACTTGTTTGAGTATGAAATGTTATGTATAAAGCAGGCTCTTTCATTCTCGGAATTTTTCCAAGATTTCGGTGATGAACAGTATCAAGACTTCTTGAAGCAATATGAGAGCTTATACGACTTAGTTGATGCTATTAAGGACAAACTTCAGTTCTTTGATAACGGACATACTGGAAACTCTATGAGCATGAGTTGGCTTTTATTCCGAACTTATCGAGAAAGACCGGAATTAGTTCCGTATATGCACGGATGCTTGGCTCAGCTCGTTGGGGATGAAGGCTATTATGATGACCGTTCAGATGTTCCAGAACTATGAGCGTAATACAACAGGTCTACTTAGCCGAATCAGGTAGTTCTATTTACATAAAGGGAATTAAACCTGATAAAGAGAATGAATATTCTGGTGAGATTACTCTAAACGGTAATCCCACTAGATTAGAAAGAAAAGAACGTTACCATATAAGTAACGGTATGCTTGTTACAGATAGTTATCATATCCCTATGGAGTTCATTATTAGCTTCTTGCAGGCTAACGGATGTGTTCAAGAAGGAGAAGATGGCAAGTCGTATGTTGTTTTAAGAGAAGTAGAATTTAAATTGAATAACTAATGTTATCAGTATTATATAGCGAATATAAGCTGTGGGGTTGTCCTAATTGTGGGTGCGATTCCGTTATAAGTAGTGGAGTTTCTGGAGGAGGTCTAACATCTGGAACTTGTAGACATTGCAAGTTAAAATTTGAAGTTAGAAGCGAAAATCCAATGGGAATAGTCAAATATGGCGGCCATCCAGAAAATCCCTCAGACCCGAAATCTAAATGGGTTATGGAAAGCGCAATCAAAATTGAACATCCTAGAAAAGGTATTCCTGCATGGAATTGGGAACCAGTTGACGAACGTCCAGAAGAAGGAGAATATTGGAACTCTCGCGGTCCTGGCTATCCAGATGTTTCTGGCTTTGTAAAGACTAAAGCTGCTGGTGAGCGTATTCTAGCTATGGTGCATGAAGTGTTAGGAACTGACAAGTGTAAGACTTATCTAGATTTCAGACCAAGTGAACCAACGTGGATTCAATTCAAATTTCATAAAGACGAGTTTGATATAGAGAAACTAGATTCTCTTACTCGTGATAGTGGAATAATTACTAAAGACATAATCAAACAATGTATTTATGGCAAAAGTAGTAAATAGGGCCTCTGATATAATCCAACTTAAAGACCTAAAGGATGGAGAATTTGCAGAAGTGATAGAATGGTTTGAGGATGGAACAGTATCTAACGGAGATATAATTCAAAGATGTGGACTTGCACTATTTATATTAGGAAGTTGTTCTTACTATCCTGAGATATTTAGTAAGGGTGCTAGAGACTATACTAATACTAAGTTACGAACACTACCTGAGGGTACAACTATAATGTTATAATTTCTTTTTCCAGTTTTCTAATTAAAGATAAACTGGGTATGGGCCTACTTGGATTTGACAGGCGATTACAAATTATAAGGACGTGTAGAGCGCAATCTCTTTAAACGAAGGAAAAACAATAAATGCTACTTATAGCGAAGTAAGAATGGCAGCCTAAGCTGCTGGCTTGTTGGTAGACACTATTAACTAAGTCGGGTTACAGGAGAGACCTAGAAACAGAAGAGGTTGAGTATATTGATATAATGGAGAGCTAGGCTCTAATCCTAGTAATATACTCTTAATCGGAACACTCTAAGAGTTAGTAAGACTGAATCTCCTATGTCATAAAACAGATGGAAGATGTGTTCCATGAGATGTGACGAATCTCTAAAGTATCATCCCGTTCTCCAACGTAAAATGGAGTGGTGGAGCGACCGTTCGGTCAAGCCCAGTTTGGTAGTTTGTGAACAACTAAGTCGTAGCCTTACGAGGAGACGTAATTGGTGAATTAACACTCGGCTTCTTAGTAAAACTACCTACATGCTGAACTCAACAGCTGATGTAATAAAAATGAGACGCACGTTATCCTTGTAACGAGGGTTGTTTGGACACGGGTTCGACTCCCGTTAGGTCCACATTCTTTGTAGCAATTCCTGGCACGGGAGGTATCCTGATATAAAGATACTTACAAATGTGCATTTTGCACGGTGGTACAAAGAGAAATAGGGCTATAGCTCAACTGGTTAGAGCACCACACTGATAATGTGGAGGTTATCAGTTCAAGTCTGATTAGCCCTACAAAACCGCCAGCTCACGCGGTATATAAGAAAGGATTGCCGGACTCGCAGGTGTAACGAGATAAATACCTGCATTTTCGAGGCTGTGGTGTAATGGCTTGCATATCACACTGTCACTGTGAAGGTTGGGGTTCGAATCCCCCAGTCTCGGCATTTATTCCCCTGTAGTTTAGTTGGTTAGAACACGTGATTTGTAATCTCGAGACCTCGGTTCGAATCCGAGTGGGGGATCTTAACCATTAAATTAGATTAATTTTTATGACTAGATTGGAAAAGTATTTAGTAGCAACTGCTACTGAGATTATCGAAGCGGAAACAACTGTTTCTCGCTACTTTGTCATTGGAAACGTCAAAGTTAGAGTATCAGACCATTTAAGTAAAATGAGTGATGCAGACTTACAAGTGATTATTCCATTGAACGGAGGGACTAAGTATATAGTTACTGTTAAAGACAGTCCTGGAAAATTTCTTGTGTGGAATGCAACTCAAATAAAAGACTTTATTCCTTCATTGCAGATTATTAAGGGCTTGAAGGAAGGAGTGCAACTTAAGCCAAAACCTAAAGACTCTGCAGTTCAGAAGATTCAGCTAGCATTAAATAATAGTAATACCGATGGAGGTTCGTTAACGTTTGATGGTACTATTATTGAGTCTAGATTGAAAGAAAAGCAACTTACTTCCAAACAGCGGGAAGTTTTCAGGAGAACTAAATCTACTTGGGACATTTCTCAGATTGGAACATTACCCAGTATGATTAAAGTAGATTTGGGATTGTCAAATGGTTCTGTAAACGAAGATGTGCAGATATTTCTAACTTGTACATCTTTAACCTACAAAGAAATTCTGAACATTTATAAAATAATAGTTGTTGATAACCATATGGTTCCAACTATTAAACTGTTGCAAGAAGCTTATAGCTTGATTGTGCAGTAGGATAGCGCCATCATCTAATGGTTAGGATTCAGGCTTTTCACGCCTGCCATACGGGTTCGAATCCCGTTGGCGTTACTATGTACCCCAGCAGCGGAAGTTGTTGGGGTATTTTTTGTTTAATATAATTAATAATTGATGAGAAAAACATTTGAGTTTGTAAAGGTTGGAGGAGTCTGGTTCTATTGGTGGCCAGATTACGACGGAACACCAGAGGAACTAGCAATGGTTGGTGGTGCAGATGAACTTCTTGATTCTCTAGATAATAAGTTTGTTAGATTGAAGATGGTTGACCCAGCTGCAGCTAAGATAACGTTGTCTAAAATTGAGGAGGATGAATGTGGAGCAACTTACTTATGCAAAAGTAAGAATTACAATGACAGGGTATGGATTTGTGCTGTAACTCTATCAGTATTCGGGGAATATCCTCAAAATATTTACCTAAAAGATATGTAAAAAATGAAAACGTTAAATGAGATTTTAGACAATTACAAAGACTATGCCGTAGTTCTCGATGACCGTTTCGGTTCTAGATTAGCAAAGTTTTTAACAGAAGAGCAGTTAGAAAAAATAGGCTTCAAGTACGATGGTGATGAGCCTTATCCAGAGCCTAAGGAATGGACTAGAGAGAATATCCTAGAGCAACTTAAGTCTGATGTAGAGTTTGGTTTTGAGAAGGCTTTAGACCAGAGAGGCATTTCAGCTAGCCTAATGTTCTACGTGGTACTAAGATGGAATCAAGTTCTAGAAGAGGGCTTAGAGAATTATCCTGAAGAGAATTATGCTATGTATGGGTTGCCTTTGTTTAAGGCTACTGCTGTAAAGTACGGATGGGAGAATCCTATAGGCGACGATAATGGGGACGAAGAGTTCTACAATGAGTAGCGCTATGAAGGAATCTTCTATACTTAAAGCAATTTCTGACGCTATTGAAGAATACGAGGAAAATCAACAAAGACGAATAGACCTGTTAGAGAGTAAAATTCTGCTATTTGAGAGAGAAAGGGAGGCTTTTATTCGGCATTTGAGAGAAGGAAACATTCAATTATTAAAGGATTATCTAGGAATTAAAGATGAGTAAGTACTATTTAATTAAGGAATGTAATAATATTCCTTTTATCTTAGGACAGTTCGATAGTATTGAAGAGGCTGAGGCCGCTCTTCCTTCTACAAATAAGAAGGGAGCTAAGCACTTTGTCGTTTGTTCTACAGAGCAATTAAAGTCAGCAAGGGCGGCTATATCCTACTTACAAGAAGAACTTAGAAAGAGTCGAGAGGAGGTACGGCAATGGAGGGATTTAGAACTTAAAACAAGGCTAGATTTCTCAAACCAAATCTGTGAATTATCGAAGATAGCTAATCTAACTGTAGAGGACCTAACTAAAGTATTGTTATGATAGTAAGTTCTCCTTTTGATAAAGATTTGCTTGGACATGAGATAAGGGGTGTAAATACATCTTACTACGGACTTTCTGCATTGCAGGCTGTAATAAATCATGACGGAATCCGTCAAGATATTGCAAAATATATGTATAGAGACTGCATTGTAGATGGAGGACGAAAAGGAGTAATCATAGGATTTGAGGATAATAATCAATTCTTTGATTACTACTATATAGTCTATGTACCAGAGCTAAATACTACTGTATATCAATTAGCTAATGATGCGAGATTTATTAATTCAATTGAGATATGAAAGTATATTATATTTCAATTCCCACGGCATATGACGGGCAAGTCCCTATAAACTATGAGAAGATCTCTCCTCTTTTTCTAGAGAAGAAAGACGCTATAGAATGGGCGGTAACTCAAAATTACTGGGATATTAGATTAATAGAAGAAGAAGTTTTATGAAAAAGAAAGTTTTAATTATCCTTATGATTAGTATTGTATTCGGATTTGCAACTGGTTATTCTTTGCATCATCTGATACATTTCAATCAGAAACAGGAGGAAATGGTATTGCTGCCAGAGCATCCATTCTACTTATTGGATGAAGTAAACGAAGAAGTATTGTACAATACTTTGAAGCATTACGATTTTCCAAATCCAGCAATTATAACAGCTCAGGCTGTTCTGGAATCTGGCAATTTTAAATCGAAACTTTGTAAGGACAATAACAATCTGTTCGGATTGTATAATTCCAGAACAATGTCTTACTTCAAGTTCGATAGTTGGATAAGCTGTGTATTCGCTTATAAGCAATTTATCCTTAGTAAGTATAACCCAGAAGAGGATTATTACAAATTCCTAGACAGAATTGGCTACGCTGAGGATTCCTTGTATGAAAGTAAAGTTAAGGAATTGGAATTAGATATACTTAATAAATATGGAAGCTCAAATTGAAGAAGCTATCAAATTTAGAAAGAAAGCCAATTTCAAGATATTAACTAGATTGAGTCAAATCATTGACCAATATCCTTATCTAAGATTTCACCAAATTCTTATGATATATAAGATTAGTGAGCTGGGAGTGGATAAGTTCAATGAGGAGAGTGTAGAAACTTTGAAGAAGCTAGAGCATGAAATGGTGGAAAAAGGAATTAGTAAGATTACTAGTAATAGTTCTGATGGGAACAATACTATTAGTAACTAGGGAAGTAATGGGTTTTGAGACCGCAGTTATGACTGGTCTAACTATTATATTATGCAATCAAATATTTAACGAATAAAGATTATGAATTTTAAAGATTTCAAGAAAGATGTAGAGTCTGCTTTCAATGCTATGATTGCAGATAATTTATTTGTAGTTAATGTAGACAAAGACCTTTTGTGGATGAGTTATCTTCTCTCCTTTGAGGACGAAACAATTCGGCAAGATCACAATTGTAATGCTTGTAAGTCTTTCATACGTCACTATGGTAAGGTAGTCGCTATAGACCCTCAAACCTACAAGGTGAAAACCTTCTGGGATGATGTTCACACTCCTGGCTATGAAAAGACCGCATCTGATTTAGCTAAGCTCGTTAAGGAAGCCGGAATAGGAGATATATTCATTCAGGATGTTAATGAGTTTCACGGTTGTGACCATAATGTGCAACTTCTTCCTGATGGAACTACTAGAACTTGGACTCACTTGTACGTGACTATTCCTAACAAGTTTAAATTCAACAAGAGAGTACATCATTTCGATTCTGCCGCAGGTTATCGCGGAGATGTTAGAGCTAGAGCTGGTGTCTTTGAACGTTCTCTTTCCGAGCTTAAACTAAGTGCGGTAGAAACCGTAATTGAGTTGATAGAGGATAATAATCTCTATCGCGGAGAAGAGTTCCTAAAGACTCTGCAAGAGTTCAGAAGAACTATGCTTGAGGCCGATAATCTCTCACCAGAGGTTCGCACTAACTATTGTTGGTTTAACTTCAAATCTCCAATAGCTAAGATTAGAAATACAGCTATGGGAACTCTACTGATTGACTTAAGTAATGGTGTGGACCTGGAAAGAGCTGTTAAGTCTTATGAGAACATTATGGCTCCATCTAACTATAAGAGACCTACTGCTCTTATTACTAAGAAACAAATTGAGGCTGCTCAGAAGAAGGTTGAAGAACTTGGGTTAACTGATGCCCTTCCTCGCCGTCATGCTCGTGTAGAAGATATTTCTGTAAACGACGTTCTGTTCGTAAATAGAGATACTCGTGCACGTATGAAAGGAGGTATATTTGACTCTTTAAAAGAGACCTCAACGGTTAATCCTAAAGAGTATACCAAAGCTACTGAAATCTCAATTTCGGAGTTTGTAACTAATGTATTGCCGCACTCTAAGGATGTGCAAATTCTTGTTGAGAATAAGCATATTCCTAATTTTGTTACCCTAACTGCTCCAGAGAACCCTGATGCAGGTCAGCTGTTCAAATGGAAGAATAACTTCGCTTGGGTGTATAATGGCTCTATGGCGGATTCATTTAAGGAGAAAGTGAAAGCAGCAGGTGGTAACGTAAATGGATTCCTAAGGTGTTCTCTACACTGGTTTAACTATGATGACCTTGACCTCCATGTAACAGAACCTGGTGGTAATGAAATCTATTACGGACACAAGAGAGGATTAACTGGTGGTACACTAGATGTAGATATGAACGCTGGTTCTGGTAAAACCAGAGATGCAGTTGAGAATATTATCTGGACTGACCAATCTAGACTCAGAGCAGGTCAATATGTAGTGAGAGTGCATAACTTCTGCAAAAGAGAGCATATAGACTTTGGATTCGAGGTAGAAATCGAAATCAATGGAGAGCTTCATAAGTTCAACTATGATAAGATGGTGCCAGACAGAGAATATATTACGGTAGCAACTATCAAGGTAGATTCTATTGGTAATATAACCCTAAGTCCGGTAATTGCCGAAGGTGCAACCTCATATAAGTCTATGAACGAGTGGGGCATTGATACTATGCGTTTCCAAACTGTTTCTTGCATCATGTATTCTCCAAATTATTGGGAAGGTAATGAAATAGGAAACAAGCACCTATTCTTCATGATTGATGGATGTAAAAATCCTGACCCAGTTCGAGGATTCTTCAATGAATATCTGAGACCCGATCTCGAAAAAGATCATAAGAGAGTATTCGAAGCTATTGGCTCTAGAGCTAAAGCAGAATACAACGATAACCAGTTGAGTGGACTAGGATTCTCTAGTACGTCTCACGACGAGGTTGTAGTTAAAGTTGATAATAAACCATTTAAAATTAAATTCTAATTATGTACAAACAAGCGTCTAAAATGAAGTTGCGCTTTGCAACTAGTAAAGGTAATTTGAGTGTGGAAGATTTGTGGGACCTAAGTCTGCCTGCATTGGACAGACTGGCAGTGTCCTATGACGAAGAATTAGCCAAGAGTCCTAGAAAATCTTTCATAACTAATGATACTCCTAGCAATAGCGAACTGGAGTTAAAGTTCAACATTGTGAAAGATGTTATCACTGATAAGCTGAAAGACAAGGCCGCTAGAGAAGCAGCTAAAGATAAGGCAGCTGAGAAGGCACGCCTGACTGAACTGCTGGCTAAGAAACAGTCCGAGAAAATGGAAAGTATGTCCGAAGATGAAATCAGACAACGACTTGCAGAACTCGGATAATTGTGTCGTATTGAAAACAGTTAGTCCACAAATCTTAGATAAACTAAGAGAAAGTGGATTGACTGTTTGTACGTGTTGTGAATTTCCTGGTACAGCCTGGTTAGTATTCAGACCAAATATGCCTACATCGGATATTCACGGTGAGGGGTATGACTTCGAAGAGATAGGACTTTTTGGAACAGAGGCCGTTCTCAAATACTTCGAAGCTAACACTCCGAATTATGTAGATTGCGGAACTGATGTCGATAAATTTATTAACATTTGTTTGCAGTTTAAATAAGTTAACGGTTTTTAACTTTGAATTTAACACTTGTACTGTTATTATAGTAAGTTGATTAGCGGTACGTGAGTATAGCTAATCACTATGCCCGAATGGTGGAATTGGTAGACACGTCAGATTTAAGCTCTGATGCCCAGTAATGGGCGTGTGGGTTCGAGTCCCACTTCGGGTACTAATTTAATATCAATAATATGGAAAGATATATAGAAGAACTTATTGAAATATATAGAAAAAATACTCTAAAGTCAGATGAAGAATTAGAATCTCTGAAGAGTTTACTTAGAAATGTTCATCGTGATGGATTTATAGCAGGAGAAGAATCAATAATTAATGTTGTGGATAAACTAACAAAACGTAACTAATATGAACAGTGTATTTTTTGGAAATGAAGGGTTGACTTCTACGTCAGCAAACTTCTATGCGAACATCGCACAAGAAATGATTCAAGCAGCACAGGAACGCTTGAATAATGTGAAATTCTTTCAAGTATCTGTAGCCTCTATCGGTGGAGGAGAAAAGCAGTTAATGACAGTAGGACAAAAGTCCCTTGACTTTATAAAAGATGATTTGGAAAAGGTCGCTGCCATGAATAGTTTTTGTGCTTGGGTACGAGAAGCTATCAAAGAGAAAGAAGGAATGATTGGCAAAGTATCTGCTACTATGCTTGATGATTGGGCAGAAAGTCAGGGAATAGGACTGCCAGAGCAGCCTAAGTATCCAGAAGCTCTACCTTCTCCGACTGAAGAGACTATCATAAAGTCGTGGGATATTAACAAGAGAAATAAATTCCTAAGATTAGAGGCGTTTGCTTCTACCTATGGAAAGTATATTCATCCAAAAGGAGCCTTTAGTAAGGCACGAAAAGAAGTTCATGCAGCTGAGAATTGTCCTATCTATAAGGAAGGCTCTGGAAGAGATTTAATTCTCTACTACCAAGACCCTACCATCGAAGTAGAAAAAGTGGACAATATGTTCATGTCTCTTCAAGATACCTATCGTTCTTACGAGAAGGAGTTAAATGCTCTTAAAGCTGAGCTTAAGGAGGAGGTTAATAAACTTTCTAACACTCAAGAACAAGAGTATCGTGAGAAAATGGCTGAATTTAAAGCAAACTACGACAAATATACCTCCGAATTAGGAGAGTTGAGAAGTCGTTTCAATAGTTGGAAAACTTCTGAAATGGAACGTATTTCCAAACTAAAAATCGCTTTGCCTAAGAATCTTTTAGATATTTTCGAAGAGATTAGGAGACAAGGCGACTCTTCCTCTAAGTAATTAGAGGACTTCCGTAGGAAGCTAACATAACATACTTAACAGGAATAATTATGAACAGTATATTTTTAAATCCGCATGGATTTAATCTTTATTCGCTGGCTACACAAAAATTTACAACCCACTCTCTAATTGAGAGTCTTTGTCTTAGTCTTTGTTAGTGTAGCTAGGTCTTTGACTACGGCTTCATCTTTGCCTGCGCGTTAGCTTCCTACATAGCTCGTCAACCACGTGTTGAAGGAGTTACGGAATCCCTTCGGGATTCTAGCCTTTTGCTTCAGTTACAAGTAATCTTTAAACTTGGTGACTATTATCCCAAATTCTCAACAAGATGAAGAGGGAGGTTGACCAACCTAATAATGGTACAAGCTCTTCGGAGTGATAGGAGTGGGGAAAGTATCTGGTGAAGCACAGATACTGGAACCACTCTTTTTTTGATAGATAAAATGATTATTAACTAATTTAAATTAAGAAAAATGAAGAAAGTACTATTGCTTTTCGGAATGGTTGCACTGATGTCTGCTTGTGCAGGTAATACAAAAACTCAGGCTCCAGAAAACGATTCTATCGCAATCGTTAAAGAAGTTGCTGACACAATGAGTGTAGACACTCTAGGTGTGGATAGTCTTGTAATTGATAGTATTCAGTAATATGGATTTTATCGCAACCAGAGTCAATGAACTCTTAAGTAGGGTATCTCCTATTAAGCGATGGCTTATTTCTGATGTTGCGAATGAATATTATCGAGCAGGATATCAAGATGGTCAGAAACTAGTCTACAGAAATGTGTTAAAGGGAAGCGCATTGAGAGAGTTTATCGAAATTCTAAATCATTGCGGAATTAAACTTAGTTACAACTTACGTAAGGGTGGGCTACTGGTCAGTGTAAGAACTGATAAGTTGTCCAACTTACAGAATCTTGTTAATTGTTACAAAAATGAGCAAAACAAAGAGAACAGTCCTGACAAGGGATGATTGTCCCCCATTGGAGGAACAATACAAAAGCATTATGGAGAACTTTGATTTTGATAAGGTTCTGGAGTATATGCAGTGGAACAAGAGTCATAGAGAGTATGATGACGAGGGTCGCTGTATAGGCAAAAGTACATGGAAAATGTATGTAGGTCCGAACGAACACAGAGTTCCCACTCTTTACGAACTATCCAGAAATGCTAGTATACTACTAAGAGAAGTAATGAAGCTGTACAATGACAACAAAAGTCCTTATCTTTCTATAGCTACTGGACCATTCAAGGTTATTTGCAGATATGGGATGCTGGAACTTATAGCTTGCCTAGAAACTTGGAGTTATGATTGAATTTAATCAGATTTTTTGTGAGGATTTGAAAGATGATTTCGAGGAAGCTGGTAGGCATGAGAGAAATTTCGAGTTAGACGAGTTTATTCAGAAGGATTTAAGTAGAGCATTTGCGTTTGGTTATTGTCATTTAGACTGGATAAAGGAGAAAATGTGGTTTCCTGTTCCTATTAGGAAGGCTTTACGGCATTTAGGAGACGACCTAGAAGATTTTGCTCCTCAGCTTAAATGGCTTAACGAAAAATATGGTGCTATAGGAAAGAGAGTTAGAATTGTTGATTACGCAAACTATATTTTAGATAATATATTTTGTGACAATCAAGACGATTTGCTAAAGATAGCAATATTACTCGGAACTAACATGAGAGTAAATACTGCTGATGAGCAGGCTAGAAGTGTTCACTGATGGAGCTTTTAGCTCGTCTAGAGACACAGGAGGAGTAGGAGTTGTATTCGTAATTGATGGGGAAAAAGCCTATGAATTTAGTAAGATGATTCCTAATACTACTAATAATAAATGTGAGTTGTTAGCAGTAATTTATGCTCTAAATGCAGTAAGTCGTAAAATCGAATCTCTGACTATTTACTCAGATTCTCAGTACGTCATAGGATGTGCTACTAAAGGATGGAAAAGAAAGAAGAATGTAGAGTTATGGAATTTATACGACAAGGTCTTAAATAAGGCAAAGCAATTTTGTCCTAATATAGATTTTTGTTGGGTGAAAGGACATACTTCAAGTTCAGACTTCTTTTCTCAGATGAATAATCTCGCAGATAAATTAGCAGTTGAAGCAAGTCAGGAATATGAAACTAAGAAAGAATAAGAATAAGAAACTTATCAAAGAAGCTATGAAGTTTTATCCATTCGATTATGGATTTGTTCTCTCTTTAGAGAAACAAGCCCTAATTAGAATGTATGAATACTTTAAGGTATCTAGAATTGCGGAAGGCAATGAACGTGTCGAAAAAGAGCTAAATCTAGCACTAAAGCTATTAGATATTGTGCTAGAAATAGATTCTGCGTATCACCATGACTTTAGACCTGGGTCAAAGGGATTTGTAGATAGACACATAAATACTAAAAATTGGAATCGATTCCACCCTAAGGCTGCTGATCTCGATTGGAATACCCCAATCCTTAAAGATTATCTGAGAAGAGAAAAGGCCTGGTACTTATACAACAAACTAAAGTTTGAACGTATGAGGTCTTGGTGGGATTAATTTAATTAATAGAATTATGAAGAAAATTTTTAGTATTATTTGTTTGTGTTTAATGTGCGTGTTTGCTAGCGCACAAGTTGTTGAAACTGGAAGTTTGAAAGATAACTGGTATGTTTCTGGTAATGTAGGTACTACAATTTGGGACAACTCAAGAAGTTGGGCTGAACCTCATGATGTATTAGTAAATATTGCGGTGGGTAAAGAAATTACTCCTATCTTCGGACTAGAGTTAGATATGATGGCAGGTATGAATCAAGGCAGTAAAACGTTCTTCGATTCCCATAACCTTACAGCTAATGTAACTACTAATCTAACTAATCTTATTTGTGGATACGAAGGCTCTAGACGTTTATTTGAGCCTGTATTACTGATAGGTGCTGGTTGGTATCATACTTATGGTGATGTTTATAATAATGTATCTGCAAGAGGTGCAATTAGATGCAACTTTAATATTACTGATAGTTGGGCACTAAATGTTACTCCAGAGTATATACTACTTCCAAAGACTACTCCTCTAAATCATGAAGTAAATGTTTATGTAGGAGCTACTTACCGATTTAAGTCTAATAAAGGAAACTTTCCTATGATGAAACTATATAGTGACGCTGAAGTAGAAAGTCTTAATGCTGCCATTAACGAGTTGAGGGCTAAGAATAGCGAATTGGAATCTCGTAAACCAGTAGAAATAATTAAGACTGATACTATAGTAGTTACTAAAGTAGAACTTCTTACACCTAAAATTCAGTTTTTACAGAACTCTTCTGAAATCTCTACAACTTCTAATGTTGCAGTATCGGAGTTAGCAGCTTATATTTCAAATAGTGGTAAGTCATATATGATTGAGGGATATGCTTCTGAAGAAGGTCCAGTAGATTTTAATGACAACTTAGCTGTAGCTAGAGCAGAATCTATGAAGAAGGCCCTTATCAGTTATGGCGCTCCAGAGGATAAGCTTATAGTTAAAGGCTGCGGAAGCACTACTGAGTTTGGAGATAGAGAATTTAACAGAATCGTAATCGTAACAGAACAATGAAATACAAGAAAAAAGTAAAATGGTTAAAGGATAAACAGGCATGGTGGGATAAGCAGGGAAAAGATTTCCAAGCTGCAACCACTAGACCTGGTTCCGTTAAAACTCGATAATCTATGTTAGCTATTATACTAGCAATAGTCTTGATAATCGCCTTTATTTATTACGACCCATATGTAGATATTACAGAGGATAATGTCTTATTATGGTATAATGGTAAGGGATATAGGGAATACATTATTCTGTGGTCCAGAAATACTAATTAAGTATGGACGTAAAGATTATGTTGATAAGTGATTGTATAGGAGTTGTGCTCTATGCGCTCCTATACTATACACTTTATCATACCTATGAACTAGATTATTTAGGTTCTGGAAGGTGGAGAAGGTGGAGAAGAATATCTGTGCCTGGTTGGGCTGTAGTTATAGCCCTAGTGAGCCTATGTCTTCCTCCTGTAGCTGTCTCGCTTTCTATAGTAAGCTGGATTATATATATGCTTAAGTTTCTCGGCGATAAATATTACGAGGTAGACGTTTCTTTTATTAAGTTTTTATCAAACTCAATACATGACACGAATATTTAAACATCTAATTAGGATTATTAAGCATAAATACTGGGTAGCACACTATTGTTTCCAGTTAGGTCTTTATTGGCAGGGAATAGTACATGACTGGTCTAAGTTTAGCTATACTGAATTTAGTAGGTCAATAAAGTACTGGGACGATGCTATTAGTCCTCTAGCTAATGAGAAAAACATACACGGATATTCTGAAACCTTCCTACATCATCGAGGAAGAAATCCACATCACTATGAATATTGGGTTCATAGTTTAGATGAAGGAGGAGTTCCAGCGAAAATGCCAAGAAAATATGCTTTGGAATTAGTCTGTGATTATCTGGCTGCTGGGAGAACCTATAATAAAGATTTTACCTATGGGAGTGAGTACAACTGGTGGATTAAATTTCTAAGTTCACCTAGAGCTATACACCCCGAAACCAAGGACTTCGTAACTAAATGCTTTAGGCATTTGAGTGCCGGAGGTAATATTAAATATTTATTGAAAATTGACTATGAGTAAGATAATAGGGCAAGACAAGTTAATTAAGGAAGTTAATAGAATATTTCAGGTATTTGTAAATAGTAATTGCAAGATAAGATCGCACTTTATTCTTACAGGTGAGAGTGGGTCTGGTAAGAGCTTTACTATTAAACAGTTATGTGATATGAATGAACTTAACTTTCTAGAAGTTAATGCAGCTCAAATAACTAAAGAGGGTATTTCTGGAAATAGTTTAAGCAAAATTCTATCTCCGCTTGTTAACTATAGTCACACACCTATCGTAGTCTTCGTAGACGAGTTTGATAAACTTTTCATCAACGGAAACACTAATAGCCAACTAGCTAATGAATCTACTGCCAGTGTACAGAACGAGTTTCTCAAACTTTTAGAGTCTGATACTACTAGTGTTTTTGGCGATTATGGGAAGTACATATCAGTCCCTATTGATAATGTACTATTTGTGTTTGCCGGAGCGTTCAATAATGAGCCTCACATTACATTAGATAGACTAAGAGACTTTGGAGTTAAAACAGAGTTTCTTGGAAGAGTAGGATTAATCTACAATACTAAACCTCTCACTCTAGAGGATTTGTATTCTATCTTGGAGTGTTCAGACTTGTTACAGAATTATCTTGACTTATTCTTTAATGTGAATAGAGAACAAGTCATTAGTGATTTGAAAGGGTATCTTGAAAGCTCTTTTCGCAATAATACTCTTGGAGCAAGAACAATTAATACTCTTATTCACCAATACTTTATCAAAGGTGGAAAACTCGAAACTGAAGAAGTAAAAGAAATAACTTTTAACAAAAAATTAGAATGGAAATAATTAATGCTACAGATGGTTACAAATTGGGCCATCACAGAATGTACCCCGAAGGTACTGAACAAGTTTATAGTAACTGGACTCCTAGAAGTAATAAATACTTCCCAGAAGCAACCGAAGGTTCAGTAGTATTTGGTATTCAATACCTAATCAAAGAATATCTCATTAAACAGTTTGAGAAAAACTTCTTTAATTTACCAAAGAAGGAAGCTGTGGAGATGTTCTATCGTAGAGTAAACAACTTTGTTGGTATTGAATCCGTTGGGTACAGACATATTGAAGCTTTATATGACCTTGGGTATCTACCAATTCGCATAAAGGCTCTTCCTGAAGGTTCTGTGTGCCCTATTCGGGTTCCCATGATGACCATTACAAATACCCTACCCGAGTTCTTTTGGTTAACTAACTACTTAGAGACTATTATCAGCTGTACCTTGTGGATGCCATGCACATCTGCTACTAGAGCTAGGCTTTATAAGAAAGAGCTACATCGTCATGCTTGCAAGACTGGTTTTCCAACAGATGTAAATCTTGGTTTTTGTTGTCATGATTTCTCAATGCGAGGTATGGCGGGAATGGAAGCTGCAATCATATCTGGTATGGCGCATATGACTTCTTTTGTGGGAAGTGAGACTATTCCAGCTATTGCTGCCCTGGAAGAATATTATGGAGCTAATTCAGACGAGGAATTGATTGCTGCTACAGTTCCAGCAACAGAACACTCTGTAATGTGTGCTGGAGGGGAGGAAGATGAGCTGGGCACTTTCAAACGTCTAATTAATGATTTGTATCCTTCTGGGTTTGTTTCTATTGTATCTGATACTTGGGATTTCTGGAATGTAATTGAAAATTTCTTACCCAAGCTGAAGAAAGACATTATGGCTCGTGATGGTAGAGTAGTAATCCGTCCTGATAGTGGAGACCCAGTAGATATAATCTGCGGGTTGAGAACTAATCCTCACTTCAATACCAGAATGAAAGAAGGTAAGTATTATTGCTGCTATGCTCCGTTTAACGACGATGCAGAGTATGTTGAAGTGTCCGAAGGTCAATATTATGGGGCATATTATATGCTTGGTAAAATCTTCGGATGGAATACTACTTCAAAGGATTACCGCTATCCTAGCACTAAGGTTGGTCTGCTTTATGGAGATTCTATTACTCTAGAACGTCAAAAGCAAATCTACTTGAGATTAGAAAACGCTCATATGGCGGCTTGTAATCTCGTTCTTGGAGTAGGTTCATATTCCTATCAGTATGCAAGTAGAGATAGTCTTGGGTTTGCTATTAAGGCTACTGCTTGCGTAGTAAATGGCGAGTTGAAAGAAATCTTCAAACATCCTAAAACTGATGATGGTACTAAGAACTCTTTGAAAGGTTTGATTGCTGTCTATAAAGGTCTGGATGGGAAGTATACTGCTACCGACCAGGTCTCAATCGAGGAAGAAAAAGAGGGATGCTTAGAGACTGTCTTTGAAGATGGTATCTTGAAGAAAGAATATTCTCTTGAAGAAATCAGACAAAGAATTGACCATGGACTTTAATCATCCTTTTGGGAAAGAAGCTTGCAAGAAACGACTATTAGAAGAGTATCATAAATACAGAAAGCTAATAGTCGCTTTCGATTTTGATAATACTATTTTCGATTACCATAATACTGGCGGAGATTATAGTTGCGTTATAGAACTACTTAAAGAATGCTCACTTCTAGGTTTTGAAATGATTTTATTCACCACTGATGAAGATGATTATAAAATTATGGCAAAGCAGACAATTTGTATGCGATTAGGAATAGCAAATATTACTTCTAATACTTTATCTGCTCCAAACATTAGTAGTTCTATATTCTCTAAATCTAAGAAACCTTATTACAATATCCTCCTAGATGATAGGGCAGGTCTAGAAGAAAGTTATGAAATCTTAAAATATGTAGTAGATGAAATTAAACTTAATCAACAAGGAAATCAGTGAAATTAAGTACGATGTTACTAGATTTCCTGATGGAGAGCCTCAGTTTTTCCTTACTGAGGAATTAAACAGAAAGGAATCTATTGATGTCATTTGTAGAATATCTAATACTGAGGATTTATTCCTCTTAATGCAAGTAGGAGATATTTTAGATAGACAAGAAGTAGAATGGGATTTACACATTACTTATTTAATGTCTATGCGTATGGATAGAGTAATGAGTTTTAATCGTCCATTCTCCTTGAAAGTAGTATGTAATATGTTAAATAGCTTAGGCTATAGAAACATATATGTCCTTGAGGCACATTCTAGTAGAACTTTTCATCTTCTTGGTGACAGATGTTTACCTTGGGAATTTGGACACTACTCTTGGATTCCAGCCCAAAGTAATATCGTGTTCCCAGACCATGGGGCGAAGGACAGATATGGAAGTAACTATTCTCACTATGGTTATTTAGTCTTCAAAAAGGAAAGAAATCTAGAGACTGGAAGAATTGAGTCCTTTGAAATAGAGGAGTCTAAGAATTGCTACTATTCTACATTTGTGTTCATTGATGACTTGTGTGATGCTGGAGGAACTTTCCTAGGAGAGCTTAAGGTTCTCAAAGAGAGATATCCAAATAGCAAGTTTATCATAATCGTATGTCATGCAGTTAATGATAAAGGCCTGGTTAATATGTGTAATAATTTTGACCAGGTTATTGTATCTAATTCTCATAGGGATATTAATTATCGTCCCAGCAACGAGAACTTAACTGTAATAGACGTTTGTAAATAACAAAATAAAATGGTAATTGAAGGTCCTTTTTACAGACTTACTCCCATTAGTGAATCTTCTCCGAGGTTTGACTTGGAATTGTTGTATGATATTGGTGGGAAAAATCCGAGAAAAGAATTTAAAGTGGAGGGCTATGGCTATCCCCTAGAAGCTGCTATAGAGCGATGTCGCCATTATGCAGTAAGAAAAAAGTTCGGAAAAGATGAAGTTATAACTTTAGGTAGGTACTTAGATGAGTTTAAAAAGGCAAAGGAGGAAATTAAACTCGAAGTCTCAGGAGATTCAGGAGATTCTAGCGGAGAGGCTGAATAAGCTTTGTAGATTCTTAGATGAGGAATATGACGTTAATTGTGGAGGGTGTTGCTATATAGCATACTGTCTAGCCAGGCTACTAAGTAGAGATAAATTCAAGTTCAAAGTCATTATTTACGAGGATTATGAACTAGAAGAAAAGTTTAGCGAAGTAGCGAGAAGTCATTATCATTATGCGATTTCTATTGGAAAGTACACCATAAACGCAGCAGATTGTGATGATGACGATAGCTTTTGCAGAAATGTGTATACTGGTGTAAAAGCTTCCGAACTACTATCTCACTATCAGAAATGTAGCTGGAATGACTGTTATAATACTCAAAAGAATCAATTCATTTTTAAGACTATAAAGGTATTTTATGACGACCTCACGGAGGACTTACGAGAAGGATAAACAGATTGTGCATACGCATGATAAGTTTATCTACTGTAGTTCAGTATATCAAATATGGAGCTGGGGAGCTGCTCTAATGGAAGAAAAATACTACTCTTCTAATAAACCCATTGTATTGAAAAAGAATCAACTATGCTGTAAGAGGAAGAAATACTCTCTGCATAGGTTCTTTGAATTACAATTTGCTCCCGAAGAATATTTAATTAATAACGGTTTTAAAATTGTAGAAAATGAAACAGGATGTGATTGAGTACATGGTAGACTCATTTGTAGACTTTAAGGGTGAAGAACGTAAAATTGTAGCTTGTGCTTTAAGTCAGGCTGCTGAAGTAAGTGAGGATGATTGTGTCTTAGCAGTAGGTTGGGTGGCTCCCGATGAATACATATGCACAAATGATCCGGACTATACTAGAATCTGTAGAGTAGTAACCGTTGGTATTGCAGTATGTAATCCTAGTGATACCTTCGATTTGGCTAAGGGACAGAAGAAGGCTTACGATAAGGCTCTTCATGATCCAAAGTGTCCAGCTATTTATACTACATCTAGAGGTGTAGCAGGTAAAGTGCTGGTAAAAGCATTCTTGGAACAGGAGCTTACTTTCTTGAAAGAAAATCCAGAGCGTATCATTAAGGGATATAACCAAATGAAAGCTCGGTTTGAAAGAAAAGAAGCCCTCAAAAATGAAATCAAAAATCTCTCTGATAAAGAGAAGCAAGCTTTGAATCTAGCTAAAGAAGGTATAGATGTAGTTAAATGCGCTGAACTGGTAACTAAAGCCAAAGCAATAGGCGTTGATCTGAATGAACAGGACTAAGTTTTGCTATATCTTAATAGCCTTGATGGGATTGTTAATTATTTATTTGCTAATACCTAAGAAGGAAACCACAGTTTCTCCACCTAATGTGCAGGAAATAGTAAGGGATTCTATAATTAGAGATAGCATCTATATAGTTAACGATTCCATCGTGGAGAAAATTAAGTATATAGACAAAGAGTATGATGAGAAAGTATCTACTATTATGTCTAGTTCTGATAGCATCAATTTGTGCTTTTTCTCAGAATACATCGACCGTTACAATAACCAGCGAGCAACTAAAAACAACTAATCTGATATTTGCTGAGCATCAGAAGTTGTCTGAAACTGTTCCGTTATTGAATAAGCGAATAACTAATCTAGAACTAATAAATAAGAGTTGGGAAAAAACGGATTCTCTTCGTAGAGTTCAGTTACTGTATTATGGAAACATAATTGAAGATAAAAATAGATCTATTGAAGGTCTTAATAAGTCTTTAAAAAAGAAGCAGAATGTCATTAAATATGGCGCTGCTGGTTCATGTGTATTAATATTATTATGCCTATTACTGAAGTAATGTTTAAGGACAAAGATGGTTTTCACTACAAACATCCTGAACGTAGCTGCACTAGGTGTAAGAATTACCCTTGCTTGCCTAACATGGATAAGCTGCAAGGAGACTTCGCTTCTTATGGTTGTAGGAAGTTCGAGGATATTAATACATTTGAAGTGTGGAAACCAAAGAAGTAACTTACCATGTCAAATTTGTTGCTGAATGTGAGGACGGGATGGGATACGCTAATTATGTCTTTGAAAGGCTAGAATATGATAATCTAGATTACAAGGATATAATGTGTGTTCGATTCCCGAATTGGAACCAGTGTTCTATGAAATTAGGAGATGTCGGCTATGTTTCACTAAGATACGTAGAAGAAGGCATCGATAAATGGTACGATGGTAAAGATTTTGTTCCATACAAGGATAGTAATATAATTTTCTTGAAATTTATTCATGAAAAGCCTATCATTGAAGATGGACAAATATTATTAGATTAACATTAAAAAGGAGATAAACTATGAAGTATTTTTAAAGAATAATTTATGACTGTATTAGGAGATAAGCTGAGAGAGGCTTTGAGCGATAAAACAAACGACGTTAATAGCTATGTATGGAAAGGACCTAAGGTAAATGGGGTCCAGGAGGAAATTAAATTGGTAGACGCAGGTTATGACCAGCTGAGACGATTCTACAATCATTGTGAACAAATGTTGTACAACTCTGATACCAAGAATCCGGGTCGTGTAACATTACTCGGAATTGTGTCCGACCAAATACAAAGATGTCGTGCAGAGCTTCTTATTAGATGGCTTAGAGCTGAAAAGCAATACACAAACACACGTTGTTTGGAAGACTTGAAAGCTGTTATCAAAAACAATAAGGAAGTGTTAACTAATGAGGCTATTAAGGTCTATCCAATTGGAGAAATTCTTAATGGAATCCCTGTAGAGTTTAGAGAAGTACCAGTAAGTTTAGTTATGGATGCTTGTTTAGATTCCTTGGGATTGTTTGACAACTCTCATTTGACGCTTAACTTCATTGTAAAAATGGGACTGTGGTTTACACAGCAAGAAATGCAGAAAGACTTGTATCGTAAAGACCCAGTGACAGGTAAAGCTGTTAACAGACTGTTAGTAGTAAGTAAGGAACTTCGTTTGAATCCTTCTATAGCTCTGAAAATCTGTGATACTGGATTAAGTTATGCTGAGTTTAGATCTATGTGTAGATTGAAACGAGATAAATATGCTAACTTAACTAGTGATCAGCTCAGACTGCTATCAAACAAAGTTCTTTATCGCTTCCAAAATCAATGCGAGAACCAGGCTAAACAATGGAAGGATAAGATGGAAGAAATCAAGAAAGTTGCAGAACTTAAAGGATGGGACATCACTAGGAATATAGATTGATGAAAGACCTCTTTACTCCTGTTACTCGTGATGAGCGACAGGAGCAATGTAAGAGAGCCTGGTTATTACATAAAGGAAGAGGCACCATAGAAGCCTGTACAGGCTTTGGTAAAACACGATGTGCTATTAATTGTTTAAAGGCTGTTCTATCTAAATATCCTACTATTAGAGCATTGGTAGTAGTCCCCACGGAACTTTTAAAGAATCAGTGGATAGATATATTAGATAAGGAAGGTCTAGGGTTAAATACAGAGGTGCAAGTTGTAAATACTACAGCAAAGAATGGATACGAATGTGACTTTTTAATCATTGATGAAATCCATAGAACTGCTGCTGAGACTTTACAATTTGTATTTAGTAAGGTTAAATACAAGTTAATTCTTGGACTAACTGCTACTCTGGAAAGACTTGACGGTAGACATACTATAGTCGAGAAATATTGCCCTGTAGTTGATAGCGTAACTATTGAAGTAGCCAAAGCCAATGGTTGGGTATCTGATTTTACTGAATATCAAGTAATTATCACAGCAGAAGACATCGAAAGCTATCGAGAGCAAAATAGGGAATTTATAAGACATTTTGAATTCTTTAACTTTGATTTTGGACTCGCAATGAGTATGGTTGGTAAAGACGGCCTCAGAAATAGGCTTAATTACAGAAACCAGATTTGTAGTAGTTCGGATAAAGCTGAGCTGTCTAATGCTTTGAAGCAGATTACCTTTCATTCTACGGCTTTTATGAGAGCTTTACAAGCTAGAAAAAAGTTTATCCATAATCATCCGGCTAAATTAGAAGTGGCTAGGGAGATTATTGCTCATAGAGCAGACAAGAAAATTATTACATTCTCTGCTAACACTGCAATGGCAGAGAAGATAGGAGTAGGATATGTTTACACTGGCAAAGAAAGTAAAAAACAAAACAGAATTACACTTGAGGAGTTCGCCCTACTAGACAAGGGCGTGATTAATAGCTGTAAATTGGCTATTGAAGGTTTTGATTGTCCCGGTCTATCGGTCGGGATAATGCTTGGAGTTGACTCTAGTAGCACAAAAAGCACTCAAGCCGCTGGTAGGGTCATTAGAAAAGAAGGTTCTAAATACTCTGAAATATTCACATTAGTGCTAGAAGATACCGTTGAACAAGAATGGTTTAAGAAGTCTCATCAAAAGAGCGAGTATGTTACTATTGATGTAGATAACTTACGAAAGTTACTTAATGGAGAGCCTTGGGAACCTTACAAGAAAAAATTGCAGAATTTTACCTATCGTTTTTAATTATGGAAACTTATTACACTAAAAAAGAGTTTAATGAGATGAAGTCTGCTTTGACTAAGAAGTGCAAAGCATTGGAAACTAAAGTTAGTAAGCTTACTGCTGAATTGAAGGAATTAAAGAAGGACTATGCAGTACTTCTTGAAACTGCCAGCGAAAAAGTTGAGGACTAAAGTTTATCACGTAACCAAGTTTTAACGCTTTAACAAGTAAACTAGACTTGGTGTATAGATTAGTAGAAAATCTATTAATTTGTACACGTGAAAAATCTTGAACTGAAACAGCAACTTTTGTTTTGTGAAAAATATAGCATAAACCCAAGTGAGCTGTTGTTGTTAGAAATTCTTCTTATCGCCCAAGAGGGTGATGAACCCGAAATTGTCCACGAGTATTTCTCTTCTAGAGTATGCGCTCGTGGTTTTACAATAGAACTATTAACTGGACTTCGCAATGCTGGAGTTATTCATAAATCCTATAAGATTCCTGAGAAGGGGTCTGTATTTAACCCACTAGACGTTCCTCTAAATAAGTTAGTTGTGAAAGACTTTTATAAGTGTTCATTCGACTTAGGTAAGGAATTGTGGGATACTTATCCATTATTTGGAATAGTTAATAATACACAAGTGGGTCTGAAAAGCGTATCTAAGAAATTTGATACAATTGAAGACTTCTATAGGTTTTATGGTAAAACTATCAGATGGAAGCCAGAAACTCATAACCATATTATAGAGTTAGTTAAGTGGGCTAATGAACACAATATATTGTGTACCACAATAGCTAATTTTGTAATAGACCATAAGTGGGAAGAACTAGAGGCATTAAAGAATGAAGGCGGAGTTAATTATGATTCTATGAGACTACTATGATTTCTGATAAACTTCTCAATGAAATTGATAGAGGTAGACAGGGACTAAATCATGGTATTTCTATGAAACTTCCTAAGCTAGAGAGTATTATTGATGGAGTTACTAGGGAAACCTATACTTTAATTCTATCAAACTCTGGTGCAGGTAAGACTTCGTTTGCCTTATATGCTTATGTATATCGACCACTAATGGAACATCTTGATGATGATGATTTTAAGGTATTGTATTTCAGTCTTGAAATGGGAGAAGTAGCTTTGTATATTAAGCTGTTATCCATATATATATTTGAGACCTATGGAATCCAACTATCTTTTAAGAAGATATTGTCAAGAGAAAAAGAATATATTTTATCTGATGAGCATTATGACTTAGTTAAGCAATGTATGCCTTGGATAGATAAGATTAGTAAGAAGTTAGAAATCTATGACAAGAAGGTAACTCCGAAGAAGGTATATGCCATCTTGAAAACTAGGTTGGAGGAAATGGGAACCTTTTCTGAAAGCGAAACCCGCCTCGTCTATACTCCAAATAATCCTAATCTTATTTATAATGTAGTTGTAGACCATATTGGTCTTGTTGGTACAAAGCCTGATATTGATTTGTTGTCTAGCTATCTTCTTTTTCTTAGAGATAAGTGTTTTATTAGTCCTGTAGTAATACAGCAAGCTAATAGGGAGCAAGGAAATATTGAGAGGTTTAAACAAGGCAAAAGTGCGTTTACTATTCACGATGCTAAGGATTCAGGTAATACTGTGCAAGATTGTAATATCATGATTGCATTGTATAATCCTCACAGAGATGGATTGAAGACTTATAAACATTACAATATTGAGTATCTAGGCTCTTATTATAGGAGTATTATGGTACTTAAGAACCGATATGGGGATTGCGATGTTGAGGTTGGAGTAAACTTCTTTGGATGGATTAATATGTTCTACGAGCTGCCGAAGCCCGATGAAATTTATGATTATGAGAGATATACAAGTCCAAACTATATATTAGAAGATAATAGTTCTATTGTAGAACAGGAGCTAGATGATATTACAGAATTAGATAATTCAAATTCGAATTTTAATTTTGCATTAGAATAATGGCTGCTGAAACAATTGCTATCGTAGGTGAATCAGGTACTGGAAAAAGTACAAGTTTAAGAAATCTTAATCCCGAAACTACTTTTATTATAAGTACTACGGGTAAACCCCTTCCCTTCCGTGCATGGAAGAAGAAGTATATTCCCATCAAAATCGAAGGAAAGAACGTGAGTGGTAACTACTATGTAAGTTCAAAGTGGGACCAAATACTGAAAATTCTTCAAATTATTGATAAGATGATGCCGCACATTAAGCAGGTAATCATTGATGACTTCCAATATGTTCTCTCTTATGAGTTCGTTGATAGAGCAACTGAAGTTGGTTATACTAAGTTTAGTGAATTAGCTCAACACGCTATGGAAATTCTGAGATATTCAGAAAAGATGAGGGAGGATTGCAAAATGATCTTCTTGACTCACTCAGAAAATGTTGGAGACAACGTTAATCCTAAGTATGTTATCAAGACTGTTGGTAAGTTGCTGTCTGAAAAAGTAACCTTGGAAGGTTTGTTTACATATATCTTCTTTACTAAAGTAAACGAAGGAGACTCCGGTAGAATGGAGTATAAGCTTATCACTAACAATGATGGTAGCTGTGTAGCAAAGACTTCTTTGGGAATGTTTGAAGACTTAGAAATTGATAATGATTTGGATGAGATTATTAAAGTTATTGACGCTTATAACGAAGGGGAATAATGAAATTAGACATACTGTTTCACTATGATGTGAATGAGCAAACGGGTGAAATCACCTATATTGGTAAAGAAGAAATCCATGTTGACACCGTAGCTACTAAGAAAGCTGCAAGTAGTAAATCTTCATCTGCTAAGGTAGATGAAAATCCTGAACCTATTATTACGCTTGATTCTAACAAGTTGATTTTGACCCAAGGGGCAGTAGACTTGTTACAAGTCTGTGCAGATTGTCGTGTAGACATCAAGTATAAGAAAAAGGATAAGAAGGCAGTTCCTATTATTGGAACCGATGCTGCTTTCGGTACTAAGGCTGGAAACAAGCTGACTAAAAGTAATACTGTAAGTTATAGAGGAGCTGCTAACGAAAAGCTTTCTGCTTACGGTACTGTCTTTAAGTTGGAACCTACAGAGGATAAAGGAATTTATTATCTGATAGGAGACAAGGTACAGGAGTCAAATCCTGTGCCGGAAGAGATAATTGATATCGAAAAAGAACTCGATATAGAAGCATTAGATAGTTTAAACATAGACGAAGATGACAAAAACTTAGAAAAATTTGATTTTAATTTGAATTAATTATGGCATTTAATTTTGGTATATCAGCAGACTCAGCAGTAAGAAACACACGTCGTCCTTTAACCCCTTGGAATATCCATGATGTAAAATTCATGGGTTGCGAAATCAAGGAATTTGATGGGAAGAAGGACCCAACAGCCCACTATAAAGTTTTGTCTATCAATTTTGAGAACGAAGATGGTTACTTCTCAGTAACTCAATTCTTCCCGAAAGCTGGTGATGATGAGAGACGAGAATTTGATAGTAAGAATGGTGGAAAGGTAGTGATGCCCTCCAACTTCGAAACTTTGATGGCTGTAGTTAAACAGACTGCGCAGGTTCTTAACCCTGCAGGATTCGAAAAGATGCAAGCAGCTAGCTCTAAGTTTAAGAGCTTCGACGATGTAGCTAAGGCTTTGATTACAATCACTGAGAAGGTGAAGGGAACAGAGACTAAGTTGAAGTTGATTGGTAGAAACCGTGACGGTAAGGTAGTTGCTGATATACCGCGTATTGTTGGTATTAACAAACAGGGTGAGTCGTTCATTTCTGATAACTATATTGGCGATAAGCTGTTCTTCTCTGACTATGAGGAAGGAGAACGTCAGAAATATCTGAAGGCTAAGCCTACTGAAATGAAGTCAGAAGATCCAATTGCAGATGTAGCAGGAGTAGACCAAGCTCCAGCAGATGATTTGGACATCACTGACTTACTCTAATGATTTGTTAGTAGAGTAATTCATAAATTCCTTAGTGACCATGTTTGATTATACTTTTGAACCAAAAATTACTAAGGAATTTCTTCTATCTAAAAACAATGAGGAGACTTACATGACTTATTATCTGGGCATCCCAGTTAAGAAAGGATTGTTTAAGTCTCCTTTGCGTAGTGACAGTCATGTCACTTGCAGTTTCTTTAGAGGAAAATCTGGAAACTTGTATTTTAAAGACTTTGCTTCTGGAAAATGTCTCACATTCGAAGGAGTAGTTATGGAAAAGTATAATTGTAGCTACCACACTGCTTTAAGGATTATAGCTAAAGACTTTGGATATACGAAAGATTCTTCCGTAAAGAAAGTTGCAGTGAAAATCCAGCCTAAGTTTGAAGAAGAGAAACAGACTTTTATTCAGATAGAGGCTAAGGATTTTTCAGAACCTGAGTTGAAGTGGTGGGGAAGTTTTGGTATAACTAAAGACATCCTATATAAGTTCAAAGTATACAGTTGTAGTACTGTATTTTTGAATGGGAACATATATGCACAATCTGCCCAGCATAGTCCTATATATGGCTATTATTTTGGAAAGAAAGAGAACATCGAGCAATGGCGAATTTATATGCCAAAACGAAAGGAGTTTAGATTCATAGGAAATGTTTCAACCAAGACTATTCAAGGCTATAAGCAATTAGCTAAGAGTGGAAAACTAGTTGTTATAACTAAATCTATGAAAGATGTAATGTGTTTATATTCTTTAGGAATACCAGCTATAGCTCCCAACTCTGAAACTCAGTTTGTTTCTGATAAGATTTTAGAAGAATTAAAGCAGAGATTCAAATACGTTGTGTTGCTATATGATAATGATTTGACTGGAGTACGTTTTACTAATAAGATTAGGAAAGAGCATCCAGAACTAATTGTATCAATGATTCCCAGAAGTACAGGAGCTAAGGATATAAGTGATTATTACCATATGTATGGAAGAAAAGGTACACAAGAATTTATTACTAATTACATAAAGAAACTTAAGAAGAATGAAAAAGTAGACTAATACAAGTGTTACAGCCATCTTTAAGGACGGTAGTAGAAAAACTTTTGAATCTGTTGAATTAGCCTCCGAAGGAACTGGTTTGGAGATAAACTCAATCAAAGCTAGAGCTAATAAGCCTGGCTCTGGAGCAAAATCAAAAGACGGAATTACCTTTGAATGGGCAGACCCCGCAGTTAGAAGAAGTAAGCAGGCAAAGAAGAGTAAACAAAAAGGCTCTCAGTATGAGTTAGAAATAATTCACAAGCTTAGAGATATAGGATACGAAGGATGTGTGTCTAGCAGAAGTCAAAACAAATTGGCTGATGCTGACAAAATAGATATTGTTGACATGAACAATGAACTTCCAGTTAATATCCAAGCTAAATTTACTCAGAATATGCCTAACTATTTTGATATTAGAGATGCTTGCAGTGATAAGTCAAAACCGTTCTGTATATGCTGGAAAAAGGCAGGAAAGAATGGAGAGTCAGCTAGAGGGCAAGTTGCTGTAATACCTATAGAATATTTTTATGAATTGCTTAGAAAATGAAAAAGTTAGTAGTTAAAGGTCCAGTTCCTACGATTAAAAATTGTATAGTTAATGACTTTGATGATGAATATGCTCTTTATTTAAGGACAGCTAAAAAGAATTGGAGAACAATGGAAGCATTCTCTCTTGAGTTTGATTCCACTTTATCTGATTTGAAGAAAAGTCATTTCATCTACGTAGATAGAGAAGACCTAGAGCTATTAATAAAGAAGCGATTGAACGTTATTGAAGTAATCGAGTTATGAACATATATTTATTTCCATGGCATACAGACGAAGTCTGTACTATTAGCAAAGTAGTAGCAAGAAGCTATGAGGATTGCGAAGAGAAGATAAAGAGTATGTATATAAATAAATACGACGATTTAGATGATCTTCTGGATTATGATGATTTCTGTATAGAACTTGCTGAAAAACATGGAATATATTTAGGAGACGTATCTGAGATAAATGAATTTATGTAATCCATTAAGGATAGCGTTAGACTTGGATGACACAATCTTCGATTTCTGGGGAGCATATAAAACACTATTCCCTAGAGAATCAGATTTAGTTGAGCACGTAATTACACGAAACGTAGTAAGTCTTCGCTACAACAAGGAGTTTTGGGAAAATTTACCCTTGCTAGAAAAGCCAAATTTCGAGCCGCATATTTATGCAACCAAAAGAATTAACAGTAAAACTTATACTCGAAATTGTCTAGCTAAATACAATTTACCCATAAGACCTATTTATCAAATGTATTATCAGCACGGAAACAAGGCTGACTTGATAAAAGGCAAATGCGATGTATTAATCGACGACAGTATTAGTAATGTGACTATGGCAATAAACTCTGGACTTCCAGCATTGCTAATAGATAGGCCACATAACCAGAATGGAGATCCTTTATTCCGCATTTATAGTTTAGATATTGACGAAATTAGATTTGCATATGAATTAGAATTAGCAACTTTAGGATGGAATTAAAAGATATCAAGCTTAGGCCGCTGCTAGACACACTAAGATTGGAGAAGATAAGTGATAAGGTATATTTTTCTGAACAGTACAGTGGATACGTTAGTAATTCCCGTTTAGGATTAATTAATCCTCGGCAGGATGGTAATCCAGATAAATTCTTTACTGGGTTTAAAAATACTTTCTCTTCTGCTCTGGAACTTGGAAGTGCTGTACACGAATTGGTGCTACAGCCAGATAGTTTTGAACTGTCAGAAGACATTGGTAAACCTACTGCAAAGTTAGGAGCAATGGCTAATGAACTCTATCCCGTTTTTCTGAAAGGAGAAGTAAAATTCGATGATGTGAAGAAAGCATCGGACAAAGTCGAATATTACAAGGGAAAGCTTACCAAGGAACTAGCTAAATCTGTGATTGAAGCTTCTACTAACTATTGGAAGAATAGACAGCTAAAAGAATTTGATTTAACACAAGATAAGGAAATTATATATCTTGACAACAAATCACTAGAAATCGTAAAGTCTTGTGTATCAGCATTAAATAGCAATAAGCAAGTGCAGAAACTTTTACATCCTGAAGGGATAACTAAAACACCTATTTCTGAAAATGAGCAAGCTATTTTATTGGACGTGGAGGCGACCTGCCCTAATGGAAAAAAGTTTATCTTACACCTGAAGTCCAAACTAGATAATTATACAATAGATACAGAAACTAACACTATTGTAGTGAATGATATTAAGACGATTGGAAAAATCGTTAGTGAAATTGATACCAATATCAATAAGTATCACTATAGTAGGGAGTTTGCGATGTATTTATACCTTCTGAAGTTGTGTGCTGAAAAGTTCTATAACTTGGAGAATCCAAAATTGCAAGCTAATTACTTAGTAGTTTCTACCATTCCGAACTTTTATAGTAAGGTTAGGCCAGTTACTTATTTGGAATTGCGACAAGGATTTCATGAGTTCAAGACTCTTTTGAAGTATGTAGCCTATCAGATAGGTTATAGAGACTATTCTCTTGATGAACGACCTTCAAAATATCAGCTTTGAACAATTGTCATCAATTTACTCAAAATACTTTACCTTAAACTACCTAGGGAGCAATATGGGTGATAAACTAGCCTGTATTGCTCTTACTTGTTATATAACTAATGAGTTAAAGAAAAAAGGTCAAAAGGTAACGTGTTATGATGTTTTATTGAAAGTCGGAAAAGATTTTAGGGAAGGAGAGAAAAATACCTTTCTGAAGTCTTTAGGGGCTATCTGTGAGGATTTAATGTACGGGTGTACCACTTTTCTTGACTTTGGTATTAAGCCGAAAGATATGCCCAAACAGCTCCAGATTTTGCTCGACAATTATGTACCATTTTAAGAGATTTTTAGTTAAGAGGATTTTAACGTCCTTTAACATAAAATTAACATTTGAAGATTAGGGTTTCTATGTATGATGTAGTATAATTGATTACATCAGTAAGGGAAACAATACTGATTAGATACGGAAAAATAATTTCAGATTATATGTTAATGATTTATGTTTAAAAATTTTATTTATTATGAGTACAACGATTTTGAATTTTAAGAAAGTAGAAGTAGTAGCAGAAAGCAAAGAAGCAGCAATCGCACAAGTTGAAAGCACATTATTCCATGTAAATGGTGATGCAACTCAGGCTTACAAAAATTGGAAAGCTAAACAGACTAAGGGTATTACTGAGCGTGATGTAAAAGAGTTTATGCTTGAATATCTCGCTAAGAAAGGCAAGAACTGCCCCGGTGCTGGTTATCTGATTACTATCGAATCGTCTGTTGCAGATACTCGTGAGCGTCCGTACAAGATTGACGATGTTAAAGGTGATGGAAAGCGTAAGTTTAAGACTTTCTACAAGTGGATTGACAAAGAAACTAAGACTGTTGTTTGCCAAGTTGATACTAACAAAGCTGACGCTAAGAACGCAATCAAAGAATTGTATAAGAGCGGTAAGTATAAAGGAAATGCTGAGTTGGTGAAAACTAAGGATGTTGTTGAAGGACAGGCAGTAGTAGCAACTGCACAATATACTCCTTCTAAGAATACCAAGAATGGTACTTGGTTAGCTTTCGGTATCGAAGCCTAATTTCTTGAAAGATATACGTTTAAAAGGAAGATTGCCTAAGGGTGGTCTTCCTTTTTTATTTTGAGATAAGCAATATTTAATAGATATTAAACGTAATTTAATTATGGAAGTGTAACAACTAATTAACAATTAAATGGAATTTACTCCTATAACAGGACTTCAGATTAGAATTAATTTCTATACAAACAGAGGTTGTGTGCTTGAAGATGTAATAGAAAATCATTTCTATAACTATTTTAGCTTAGTTAATCCTCTAATAATCGGAAGAAAAGAATCCATCGCGGGAAAACCTACAGATGGAATAGTTAGGTTCTATGATGAAAACCGGAATGTCAAGTTCTGGATTCTTCAAGAAACTAAAAGAGATATAGGTATTAACTCTGTTTTCGTACATAGGTCTTTATTACAGGCTATGATGTATTTAGGAAACGTGTATTATGATACTAGTACTCATTTAGGAGTAGATAATTTCAATGGAGTATTTCTCGATTCGGCAAGGTATTTTTGCTACATTCCGAGAAGAGAAATAGATACTCTAATGGAAAAATTTGAACCTTTATGGCGCAAATATTTTCGAGTTTCACCTTCCAAAGCATACAAAGAACCAGAATTAGAGAGTTTTGCAGAATTAGCTATGTATTCTCTAAGGCATAGAGTTAAAGCATTGGATGAACACTTTAGATTAGACCTCCTATTAAAGGAGATTTACTATAATAATGTTTAAATATGGAATTGACGATTGAACAATTGATGCAAGGGAAAGCAACTAGAATTAAGGATAAAGAGTATTTTACTACTGAAGCCTATGTAACTCCGTTTATAGACAGAGTATCTAAAATGACTGATAATTTTATCATTAATGCTAAGCCTGCTGACCAAATATCGCTTACTAAAGATGGGGAGATTAATTTTGATGATGTAATATACAATAGAGTTTGGATTCAAGGTGTTTTGCCGGACGAATATGCTTGGGATAATCATAAAAGAGTAATTAGTATGATTTATGCCCTTGACACTCGTAAACCATTAGTTAAGTTCTATGTAGGAGCTTTAAATATGGCTTGTCTAAACTTGTGTGTATTTAATCCAGAAATGTTAAATGTTTCTGAGCTAGAGCCAGAATCTGCTATTAACTATAGCTTCTTAAGAAATGCTATGTCGTTGACAGATGAAACCAACTTAATGCTTAAGAAACTTTCAGAGATGGAGTATAAGAAAGATGATATATATGCTGACCTAGGTCACTGGGTTGACAACTGCATCAATTCTAAAATCAACATGGGATTTGGTTCTGTAAAATTAGCTGAATCTGCTCCGATTGATGTTTATAAAGATTTGTTTTATGATGAAAAATCTAAGTATTATACAACAGACAATGTTGTAGATGGATTTACCGTGTATAACGCATTTACTGACTTGATTACCCAGGATAAGAGAGACTTAGTAAATAAATTCGAGAAGACATTGTTAATTAAGGACGTAATGGGTATTTGATATGCAAGTAGTAAAGAGAGACGGAAGTTTACAGGAATTTGACGGTAATAAGATAGTAGAAGCAATATCTAAAGCATTTAATGCTTGCTGTCCTGAAGAAAATAAAGAAGTCATTACAGCTATGGTGGCTGATATGCATTTATGGGACGGCATTACTATAGAAGAGATTCAGGACGTAGTAATAGAAACCTTGAGGGACTATGGTTACGATGATGTAGCCTCAGCATATTCTCAGTATAGAAGTGAACAATCTAGACTTAGAGAAATCATAGCTAAGATTAGTTATCAAGATAACTATATTAATAGTTCCGAAAATGCAGCTACTTCATCTGAAACAGATGGAAATGCTAACGTTGTATCTAAGAACGTTGCTACATTAGAGAGTGAGGATAGAAAGCGCGAGAACAGAGAAATTCAGCGCTATCGTATGAAGAAGAAATTAAAGCTTCTTTATCCCGAACTCTCTTCTCAATATTCTAGAGACCTAGACAGTCATATTATTTATACTCACGATGAGGCTTCTACGTCAGTACTTAAACAGTATTGTATGGCAGTCTCGTTATATCCTCTAATGTTAGAGGGAGTAGGTAATATTGACGGAGTTACTCCTGGCCCTCCTAATGATTTGCAGTCATTTAGTGGACAGGTTACTAACTTAGTATTTCTATTGTCTTCTCAATGTAAAGGAGCAGTTGCTGTAGGTAGCTATTTTATTGCACTTAACTATTATATTATTGCTGAATACGGAGAAAAGTGGTATGAGAAGCTCGACTGTATATGTACTTCGGAACATTCTCTTATTAAGAGAACTATCGAAGACTCTATCCTTAAAGCTTTTAAACAGTTTGTTTGGGGAATTAATCAACCTGCTGGAAACAGAAGTTATCAATCTCCCTTTACTAATGTCTCGTACTATGATAAGACCTATTTTGAGTCTCTATTTGGAGAATTTTACTATCCAGATGGAACTAAGCCGGAATGGGTAGCAATTGATACTTTGCAGAGATTGTTCATGTCTTGGTTTAATAAACTTCGCTTGAAACAAGTTCTGACATTCCCAGTAGAAACCTTTGCTATGGTGCATGACGGTAAAGACATTATAGATAAGAACTATAAAGACTTATGTGCAGAAATGTATTCTCAAGGTCATAGTTTCTTTACCTATATCTCAGACAGTGCAGATAGTCTTGCATCTTGTTGTCGTCTTCGTAATGAATTAGCTGAAAATACATTTAGTCCTACCTCTGGTATGACTGGTGTAAAGACAGGTTCTTGTAATGTTATTACTCTGAATATTAACAGAATTGTCCAAGATTGGGCTAGACAAGAAACTACTTGGTGGAGTGAAGATGGAGACAAAAATCTCTTGCATTGTAAAGATAATGTTGCCCTACTCAAAAAATATCTAATAGATATTCTAGAGAGAGTATACAAGTATCACATTACCTATAAGACCATGCTCTATGAGTGGGAGGATAAGAAGATGTTTGCTTCTTCAAATGGAGGTTACATAAACATCAAAGACCTATATAGCACTATTGGGCTAAATGGTCTGAATGAAGCTGCTGAGTTCTTAGGAATGAAGGTATCTAATAATCCAGAATATTTTGAGTTTTTACAGCTCATACTTGGAACAATAAAAGAGCAGAATAAACTTCATTCTATCCATGACAAAAAGCGTCCCTTCTTATTTAATTCTGAGGTAGTACCTGCAGAAGGTCTAGGAGGTAAGAATTATAAATGGGATAAAGCAGATGGCTATTGGGTTCCTGAAGATAGGAATCTATACAATAGTTACTTCTATAATGCCCATGATGATACATCAGTATTAGATAAGTTTATACTTCATGGAAGGCAGACTTATCAGTATACAGATGGAGGTAGTGCGGCTCACATTAACTTGGAAGAACATCTGTCTAAGGAGCAATACTTGAAGCTTATAGACTTTGCTATTCAGCAAGGAACTAATTACTTCACGTTCAATATTCCTAATAGTAAGTGCGAGGATTGTAAACATATTGTGAAAGCCCCCATTAAGGTATGTCCTAAATGTGGAAGTGAACATATTACTCAATATACCAGAATTATTGGCTATCTAAGACCTATCACTGCTTTTGGTAAGGATAGAAGAATAGAAGCTGAAAGAAGAACATATTCAAAAAATGTATAAAATAGAAGAGTTTGTAGGAACAGCTGCTGAGCTGGAGAAGTTCCTTAATGAAATGCAAGTTATTAAACATTTTAATCTATCTCATATAGTATCTAGACCAGCTAAAACTTTTGTAGGACCTGGATGCTCAGTTGATAGAACCGTTTATACCTTAGTATTTTCTGGGAATGACGAGGAAAAGAAGAGACAAATATATCTTGAATATGCCAAAGAAAACTTATGTAAAGATTGCTTGACTTGTGCAGACTTCGGGTATTATTGTAGAGGAAATAAAGAAAGATGTAATGCGTGGAAATACGATGAAAAAGCACATTATAGAATTGATAAAGTTGTATGAGTAAAGTTTTAATTATTCCAGATGTTCACGGTAGACCATTCTGGAGAAAAGCAAAAGAGAAGATTAATAGTGTGGATAAGGTAGTCTTTTTAGGGGACTACCTCGACCCATATGGTTATGAAGGTATTACTAGAGAGAATGCGATAGAGGAGTTTAAAGAGATTATCCAATTCAAAGTTGATAATCCCGATAAGGTAATACTACTCCTTGGAAATCACGACTGTGCTTATTGCTATGATTTCGGAAGTGCTTCTAGGTATGATTACGCTAATGCAGAGCTAATTAAGGAAATGTTTGAGAATTTCAAGTCTCTATTCCAACTCAAATACTTTTCGGAAGGTATTCTATATACTCATGCTGGAGTTACTAATGATTGGTTAAAGAGTATGGATTTTACTATTACTGACCTAATTACTAAGCCTGAGGACTTTCTAGTTGGCTTCCTATGGGAAGTATCTCGTATGAGAGGAGGGTGGTCTAATACAGGCAGTATGGTATGGAGCGATGTCAGAGAAGGAGATAGAGAGTCTACATATTATCAAATATTTGGGCATACTCAATTGGAATCAGAACCCATTATTACTGACAAGTTTGCTTGCTTAGACGTAAGAAGACCTTTTATATTAGATACAGAAACTAAAAAGATTGAGGAGTATGCTTAAATATGTTGATGCCAGAGTAGTCTTTCAGGAAATTCCGGATGAGATTACATTAGCTATAAATATATCTAACTGTCCTTGTCATTGTAAAGGATGTCATAGTCAATACCTAGCCGAAGATATAGGTAAACCATTAATTGAATATCCGCAGGGGTTCTCTGATGATTACATTATTCATCTAGACGAACTAATTACAGATGGTATTTCGTGTATAGCATTTATGGGAGGGGATTCTGACCCTCACTTAGTAAATGTGTTAGCTAGTTTTGTTAAAGATTATTATCCGAATTTAAAAGTGGCATGGTACTCAGGTAGACAAGAACTATCAGAGCACGTGAATATGAAGCATTTCGATTATATCAAGCTAGGTCCATATATTGAAGAAAACGGGCCTTTAAATAGTAAGACAACTAATCAAGTTATGCTTCATATAGATAATAGCTGTGGAAAACCCATAGTTAAAGACATAACATCACGTTTTTGGAAATGATTCTTAAGGTTGCATATGATGATAACAGTCAACATCTGGTTGACGAATTAAAAAAGGTTCTTTCTAAATATCCTTTAGTAGAATTACAAACTTACCATGAAGGCTTGTTTAAGGAACGTAAAAACGCCTTCAAGCTTAAGGGAGGTTTTAGCGCTAGACATACTCCATTTGCTGTATTAATTGATAATGATGCAGCTCCAGTAATGGCATTCTACAGTGAAGCTAATACTTGTACCATAGAAGAGATAATGAAAGCATTAAATAATCCTGTAGTGTATGGTAGAATTGAAGGTTAAAGATATTATTGAAAGGAAGAAACTTCTGATAAAAGGACTTGAAGAGAATATCTTCAAGGACTTTACTGAAGAAGAAGAAAATCTCTTGCACTCCAAGCACGGAATGATTAAAGTTAGTCATAGGTCAGGCGCTGGTAAAGTGTACGAAGGGATAACTGGAGCGTTTAAGGTTGGGCTTCCTCTAATTATTGATAGTGAGCCGACTAAGATAATACAGAGAATTACCATGATAGATTGGGACTCTAGTATGTTCCAGGATGCAGATGGAGAGTGGTTTATATTTGAATTTACTCCAATAAGACTCTACGAATTAAGTGTATGATAAGAAAATTTACTAACATCGTTTGTGTATATTACAACGACAAAAATTATATTCCAGCTAAGTATAATTGTCCAGACCTAGAGATTGATGATGTAATTCTCAACCTAACTACAAACAAGGAACAGAATTATGAAAAGATTTCTGAGATTATTGTTGATTATGCCTTTGCTTTGTTCTGTAACAAATCTGATTTAAAAGATTTTTCGCAAGACCATAAGAAGTATAAGAGACAGAACTGGAAATTGCTTGACTTTAGGGAAATAATTAAAACAACAGAGATAAAACCAAAAGATCAGAAATGAAATATGGAGTTATTTTAGCTAGGTTTCAGCCCATTCACAATGGGCACCTAGCTTTAATTAAAAAAGCTTGTTCAGAGAACGATAAGGTTCTTTTGTTAGTTGGTAGTGCTGATAAAGTAAACAAGCGTAATCCTATTCCTATAAAGGTTAGGATAAAATTACTAGAAACTGCCTTAGAGGACGAAGGTTTACTTAGTAGATGTATCATTCAACCTCTTAATGATTTGACTGATGAGTCTGATAACTCTCAGGATTGGGGATTCTATTTATATGCTAACATAGTTAGTATTATAAAAGAGTCCCATTTTAATATCTACTATAGCGATGGATACGAAATTATTACAACATGGTTTCCAAAGTTTATGCTGAAGGGTTATATATCAATGACTCTCATGGCAAGAGAACAGGTAGAAGAAGGTATATCGGCTACTGTTGTAAGAGATGCCCTAAGATCTAATTTAAGCCTAGAAGGACTAGTTCCTAAGTGTGTTATAGATGCAAGATTTTATTTAACTGAATTTATTTTATTACATGAAAGTACTCATAATTAATAAATCAAGACATCAACTTCCTCAGTATGAAACTCCCTTATCAGCAGGTATGGATATTAGAGGAGACTTTAGTAGAATTAAGTTAGTAGACAATAAGCCTGAGAAATTCTTTTTCGATGCTGATGTTGTAGCTATTAGTAAAATTGAAGATCCAAATGGTCCATTTGTGGTAGACAAGGAAGGAAATCCTACTGATAGAAGAGTTCCCAGTATTCCCGTTGCTTCTACTATTGAAATAAAGCCAGGAGGTAGATGTTTGATTCCGACTGGATTGTTTATAGCTTTACCTAAGGGTTACGAGGCGCAAGTTCGACCACGAAGCGGTCTTGCACTAAAATTGGGACTTACTGTTCTTAATTCACCTGGAACCATTGACGCCGACTACAGAGGAGAGATTGGAGTTGTATTAGTGAACACTTCCAATGTCCCAGTTAGAATTACTGATGGAGAAAGAATTGCCCAAATAGTTATTGCTAAGCATGAAACTATAGAATGGGAAGTTGTTGAAGAATTACCTTCTACTGAACGAGGAGAAGGAGGATTTGGACATACTGGAGTATGATATGGGTATTAATGGTATTAGGGTTATGTAATTTAGCCCTAATACTTTGTCTCATGCGGAGAGTTGAGGACATTAGTAATCAAATCAAAACTAATTATCACTTTATTGATGATACAAGAGACAAAGTCAAGTATCTAACTTCTCTAATGGATATACGAGTGAATATTCCAGAAGAAATCGAGAAGCAATTTGGTAAGATGAAAAAGGAAATTGTTGTTAAAAATGTATTAAAAGTACCATGACTAAAGGGGAATTGAGGTCTAAAATATTAGAACTCGAAGAAGCTATGAGAGAAGAAGACAGCAAGTCTACCACAGCTAAACTAAGTGATGAATGGGATGAATTAATGAGTAAGTTGGAAGATGTTATCTATGACGAACTCGAAGGTGTTGCAGTTAAAATAGTCACTGAAAGAATTGTTGATAAATACGATGTAGACACTGATATATTAATTGCAGAGTATATGGAAAGTGGAGACCTAGAGGAATCATTTAAGATAGCAGCCGAGGAGTGCGATTGCGGTTGGAAGACAGATATTACAAAAAGAATATTAAAATAATTACTACTATGACTAAAGAAGGATTTGTAAAGCTTATTGAAAATGCTCAGAACTATTCTAAGGAATTGGATAGATGGTCTGATTTTGGAATTGATTTGTTTGAACTTCCTATATCCGAACTAGGTTGGGGATTCTTAAATACGGTACTTCCGGAATTGTTCTCTGATGAAGGAGTGGACTGGGTTAATTGGTGGTTGTTTGAGAAGCCTGGATTATTCAAAAATAGTCTTCCTAATGAAGCTTATGATGAAGACGGAAATATAATTCCTACTGATACGATTGATGATTTGTGGAACTTAGTTAAGGACTACCAGAAATGACACTAGAAGAACTTAAAAAGAAAGTAGTCACTATTACAGTACACAAAAATATTGTATTAGGGGAAGATTTACATGAAGATGATCTGCTAGAGTTTCTCGAACTGCAAGAGGAGGAGGCTTGTTCTGATGAAAGATTATTACAAGCAATAAAAAATGCCTACTACGGAACTCTTAGTGATATTGAAGATATTATCTATGATAACCTCAATGTAACTATTCATGATTAAATATTTGTTAAGCAAAGCCTCAACTGGCAAATTTAGAGTTGTATATTTATCTACTACAGAGCAGTGGGATGAAGAAAAAGCTGGATTTGTAATTAATAGAGTTACAGGACAGCTACATGGAAAGATGACAGAGCAACCAGAAATAGTCATTACTAAAGGAAAAGCTGGTAGAACGCATAGAGAACAACTTGAGTTGCAGTTTAAGTCTGAGCTTAAGAAATATTTAGATAAGGGTTACAAGGAGCTAGAGAACGATCCCGAAACTTATAGCGAAACTCAATTGGAAGAATTTTATGGAGACATTAAAACCGACCAGAATGGATTTGCAAAGCACATGCTTGCAAAATCTGCAGATAAAGTTAAGGAATCCTCAATCAATAAGGTTAAGTATTGGTATGCTAGCAGAAAAATTGATGGAGTTAGGTGTTCCTTCTACTATAAGGACGGTGAGATTCTATCTGCTTCCAGAGGTGGGGGAAATTATGACTATTCAACAAGCCATATCCGAAACAATGAGAGATTGCTTGAGTTCTTCAGGAGTCATCCCACTTACATTCTTGATGGAGAGTTGTATAGACATGGTAAAAGTCTCCAACAAATCAGTGGAGCAGCTCGTCTTGAGAAAAACGCAGTTGACTGCGACTGGCTTGAATATTATGTTTACGATATAATGATTCCTAGTATGAAGTTCTCTGATAGGCTTGAAATTCTTAAGCAGCTTCAGAAAGAACTTAATCTTGGATTTAATCCAGATAAAGATTGGGAAGAAGGGGAGTTACAATTGCAAATAGTCCCGCAGGAAAAGGTCTCTGGGTACGAGAATATTATGAAACTGCACAACCAATATGTTTCAGAAGGTTGGGAAGGAGTAGTATGTAGAAATCCAGATAAAGAGTATGGCTTCGGCAAGCGTACTAATGATATGCTAAAATTTAAATTCTACAAAGATGCAGAGTTTGAAATTACTGGTTTATCAGAAGGTCTTCGGGAAGAAGATATGTGTTTTACGCTAATAACAGAAGATGGTATAGAATTTAAAGCTAAACCAATGGGTTCTAGAGAACTTAAACAACAATATAGGGAAAGACTTAAGGAGCTGATAGGAAAGATGGCTACTGTTAAGTATTTCTATCTGTCTGATGAAGGTACTCCATTGCAACCTGTACTAAAATGTATTCGCGATTATGAGTAAGTACAAATTTGATGTGTCGCTTGTTACATCTGGTCTTAGTGAAGGGGTATTCGAACTGCAGCCTAGTGACTATCTATATTGTGAGGATGAAGATGAGTTGTTTGATGAAGTTAACGACACATTGTGTGGTACACTTCGCAAGCATATCAAGTTCTCTAGAGTATATACTTGCGAATCAGACTGGCGTTACCCAAAAGGATTTTTGGAAGAATGGAGGCGATTAAAGAATGAGCGCTGAAGATATAATTATTTTAGTTATCGCTAATATAGTTGGCAACAGCTCAAATAGATTCGGGCAATCACACGAGCTGTATCTTCCAAAGTCTCTAGAGTCAGAAGTACATGATAAGTGGGACAACTGCTATCATCAAGGCAAATACTATGTAGCTGGAAATACTTTTAAAATCAATTTTTATGAAGAAGATTAAGTATAGGCAATATTACTACGATGGGAACTTTTCTAACCTAGAGTTAGAAGTTCCTGACGAATGCCGTATCTATGAGGTAGGCTTTATGAATATATCCCACAAGATTGAAGAAGGCGAGACTAAAGCTTATGTTTTTCTTTGTCCTTCAGAAATCGAGGATTCTAAACTGCTTTGTAATGTTTATCTATCTTACCTAGACGATGTTTTTATAGAAAACTCAGAAATACCTATACAGAATGTGGGGGAGGCTCCTAGATTTGAAAACGCGTATATGGTAAGATACTACAAAGATGCTGTGGCAGAAAACAAAATATCAGCTATCCTGAGTAAAATAGGAAAGCTCAGTGAAGCTTCTGAACAGGATAGGAGTGACTTACAAGTATTATACAAGGAATCCAAGGGTGTATCCGAAATATCTAAGCTTAGACGTATTACTTATAAAGGTATAGAGATAGGTAGTGTGTATTTCAAGAACTGGATAGATGGAACAGAAGTTGCTTCTATGGCTGTTAGTGAATTACCGTATGGACGTATATGGTTTGAGGAGTTCTCTAATTCCAATGATATAGTTGCTAAGTTTAAGGAAGAAGCAGATAAAATCTATAATTCTATAATAAATTATTAATTATGTATTTAAGTATTCGATTAGACGATGACAGTGTTGAACTAATGCAGTCTGACATCGAAGATATGTGGAATTATCTGGAACAGGATACGGAAAATTTTGTGTATCATACAGCCTCGTACATAGAAGGTCTAGAGTTGGAGTATTATGCAGATGAGCTTAGGCCGCTATATGAGACGTTAAAAAACTTCTTTGAAAATGAGTGATGTAGAAAAACGCTACATTTGGCTAGTTAATCATCTAATCTGGAATGGCTCTAAGCAGAAAAACGGGGTTTATTGGGTAAAGATAACCAAAGAGAATGCAGCTCTTCTTGAAGAAAAATATGAAGTGTGCGATACTCGCGCCTTGAAAGGAGGGCTTAAAGTGAATGTTATAAAAATGTGTGATAATTTTATTGTACTTGATACACGATGAAATACGAAAAATTTGATATTCTAAAGAAAGCTAAATATTCTATCGTTCCGAATAATAGAGAGCTGTATGTAGTCTATGTAGAATGTGACGCAAACGATGGTGATTACATGAGAGATACTATTGAATTTGATAAGGAATCGTTTGAAGAAGACGAACTTCTCCTATTGGTTTTATCATATGTTAGTAAGTATTCAGGAAGATTTTCTGAGAAAGGATGGAACTCTGCAGGATATGGGCACCATGTAGACGAAAACAAAGATTTTCCTTGGTTGTCGGAGTATCTATCTGAAAATGATATTCTGATATTCGCTGGAATGTGTGATACCATGTGCCATAGCGTATCTCAGATACGTATAGAATATTATGACAACGATGGAAGAAAGAATAAGGTAGAGCTTCCTGATGTAGATAATCTTTTTGAAGACAAACGGGAGTTTGTGGATTATTTAAATAGTCTGTACAGACTGTATTATGATGAAATTGAATAATGGAGGAAAGCTCCCAGACAAGTTTAAAATAGCTAATCAAGAAATAACCGTAATCATAGAAGATTCTCTTCCAAATAACGGTTACGGTTATTTTTGTGATGCTACTAACACTATTAAATTAGCGAGAACAGTAAAGTCTGAATATGAAGGAAACGTCTCTATGAGTGATGAACAGCTTAGGAATACATTCTATCATGAGCTGTTTCATGTTTTCCAGTTCTATTACAATAATGAATTTAATGAGATTCAGGCTCAAGTATATGCTAACTTTATGTGTGAATTTATAGAAACTACTGAAGAACCATTTTAAAAATATAAGAAATGAAGTTATCAAAAAGTAAGAAAGCCAATGTCAATTATTTGGCAAAGATTGTAGAAATTAAGAATTTTAGACAACACAGTAACCCAGAAGTAACTAGACTTAAGTGCTGCACTATTGATGGATTTAACATCATTACTGGTATTGATTCCCAGCCAGGATTGTATGTTTATTTCCCAACTGCTTGTTGCATTAATCCTGATTTTCTAAGGTATTGCAACTTGTACAGACATAAGGAGTTGAACAACGACCCAGAACAAACTGGTATGTTTGAAGACAATGGTAGAGTCAAAGCTATTAGACTTAAAAATGAACTGTCGGAAGGTTTTATTATGCCCATTATACAGTTCCAAAACTATATAATGTCCGTAACTAATAAAGAGATAGAAATTGAAGTAGGAACTGAATTTGATATTGTAGAACATGAAGGCAAAGAATTTTGGATTAACAAGAAGTACATCCCTAAGAGACAGCAAGGGCAAGGTGGTGCGCCACGTAACAACCAAACGAAGAAGGTCAAAGGAATCAGCAAGGTCATTGATGAACAATTTAGATTCCACTACGACACAACTCTTATTAAGAAATGTCCTAATGTAATTCATCCAAATGATTTAATCAGTATTACTGAGAAAATTCACGGAACTTCTGGTATATCAGCTTATGTGCTTTGTAAACAAGACCTGAACTGGAAACAGAAAATCGCTAAATGGCTTACTGGAGAAGAGTTCAATAAGTATGACTATTTGTATGCTTCTAGAACGGTAATAAAGAATCAGTTCTATAATAAGAATGTTACTCCTGGATTCTATGGGTGTGACGTTTGGGCGGAAGCTGATAAAATAGTTAAACCCTGCTTGTCTAAAGGTATGACTGCATATTATGAAATCGTTGGTTTCTTACCTAATGGTGGCTATATCCAAAAGAATTATGACTATGGCTGTATGCCTCCTAAAGAAGGAGAACAGTATACTCACGAAAAGCACTTTAAAGTGCGAATATATCGTGTAACATTAACTAATGTTGACGGTGTAGTTCACGAATTTAGTGCTAGGGAAGTTCAACAATGGTGTGCTAAGGTAGGTCTTATCCCAGTAGAAGAGTGGTATTATGGTACTGCCAATAGCTTATATCCAGAACTTAACGAAGCTGAGCACTGGAACGAAAATTTCATGGAGAAATTAGCTAACGACGCTAGATTCTATATGGAGCGAACTTCGCCATCTTGCGATAACAAAGTACCTCATGAGGGAATAGTTATTAAGATTGAGAATATGAAATCTGAGGCATTTAAGCTTAAATGTTTTAAATTCCTAGATAAGGAAGGAAAGGAACTTGACAAAGGTGAAACTAATATTGAAGACGAAGCATGATAATAAGTTATAATGTAGAGGTAGTTAAGAACTACGATGTGAATATCCCTAAGTTAATCGACCAAGTGGTGAAAACACTTAAGGAAGATGAAGAGGGAGAAGTTGAAGGCTGGATGATACTTAATGAAGCGGGAGATAACATAGATTATCATCTGCGGAACTTAGGCTTTCCTGACTCTGATTGTCTAACTGACTATGTCATTGATGATATTTTAGACGAAATGGAGAAAGAGCTAGTAAAACAAGGATATGAATGTTAAAGAGTACTTAACTAGTAAAAAGTATGGCAGTTTGCGTTACAAGCTGTCGTACTTTTTTCATAGTAAAATTCCTTTCCTTTCTCCTGGCTGGAACGAGTATCGTAATCCATGGTATCACTGGTGGAAAGCCAGAAAATACTTTAAACGCCCCAAGGCCCACTTTCTATTTAGAAAGAACTTTTGGACATTTGGACTTCCCATAAGAAGAGACTACTATAGTCCGGTGATAGATATAGGATTTCATGCATTAGGATGGAAGGATAAATGGGACAGTCCCAGACACGAATGGGACCCGATGATTTGTATAACATTTTTCAGAACTTGGCATTTATTATGGATATTTAACTGGGCTACTAAACATAAAAAGGATAGTATTACTGGCAGCATGGCTACTTGGGAAGCTATTCTAGACTATACTAGATATGATAAATCTCTAAGCTATGTAGTAGACAATCATATATGGTCGTATGACCGTGATGGTGAAAAGGTTTATATTAGTATAGTACCTAATATGACTAGAGAAGGACTAAATAAATATTCTGATGAATCCAAACACACTGAGAAAGATACAGAGATTGGAGGCTGGTGAATCGTTTATAACAAGCGAGCCAGGAAATTCAATGCTCCCTCTGTATAAGAGCAATGAAAAGCATCTTGTCACTCCTATAAGGTGGCAAGAATGTAATGTTGGAGATGTAGTATTTTGTAAAGTTAGAGGCGCTTGCGTTACTCACAAAGTATACGCGATAGACTCAAACAAAGGATGCCTTATTGGAAATAACAAAGGGCATATGAATGGATGGACTAAAAATGTTTACGGATTAGCTCACAAGATATGAAAATATGTGCAATAAGTGATTTACATGGATTTCTAATTGATTATATAGAGCCATGTGAACTTGTTTTAATATGTGGAGATATTGTTCCTCTTTATATGCAGAGAAACAAGCCACAGTGTGAGAAGTGGTTGAAGACTGTATTTGCAGATTGGATTAAATCATTGCCGTGTAAGAAGGTAGTATTTACAGCTGGAAACCATGATTTTGTTTTTGAAAATAGGGATTTTCTCTGGAATAACTCTGTGATTAAATTTCCTACAGAAGGAAAAGCTGAATTTCTTGATAATTCTCATCTAGACTATCTAAGTGATGAAGGAAAGGTATATAGAATTTATGGAACTCCGGCCTGCCATGAATTTGGTAATTGGGCTTTCATGTATTCTGATGAGAAACTAGAAGAAATCTATTCACATATCCCAGGAAATTGCGATATATTGATTAGTCATGATGCTCCCGCATTAAATGATTGTGGTATGATTCCGCCTGGTAGGTGGAGTTCTACTCCCATAAATGCAGGAAATGAGGTCTTGGCTAAGGCTATTATAGATAAGAAACCAAAGTATGCTTTTTGTGGACATATCCACGAAGGAAATCATTGGCTACTAGATGCAGGTGAGACAAAGACCGCCAATGTATCTATTCTCGATGACTCTTACGATATTAATTATGAACCTTTATATTTGGATATTTAATACTATTCTGGTCTATATATTTGGAGGATTAGTATTGTCATTAGTAACAGTTGGAATTTATGAGATAATACAGGAAGAAAAGGACTTCCTTGAAACCTACGGGTCTAGATTCATTTGTAAATATTAAAAATTAATCAAATGGAACAAGCTGTATTTCAAAGAATGTTGGGAGAATTTAACGAAGTTAATGAACGTGCTGTTAAGCTCAGAGATTTTATCCTAGGGGATAAGTTCAAGGAGGTTGACAACCTTAATAAAGACTTACTAGTCGCCCAACTAAAAGCAATGGAAGCATATATATCAGTACTATCTATTCGTATTGGTCTTAATGCTCCTAAAGATGAAATTTCAGAAGCCCAGGTTGTAAAAGAAGGTGAGTAAAAAAATCATTTTCACAGACCGTTCTGACTCACTGTTGACGAGTTATCTCAGGGATATATCTAAATATAAGATCTTAGATAGTACTGAGGTAACTCGTCTCATTTGTGAGGCTCAAAAAGGAGATGATGTTGCTAGAGAACGAGTCATAAAATCAAATCTTAGGTTTGTTGTGACTATCGCCAAGCAATTTCAGAATAGAGGTATCCCTTTAATGGATTTAATCTCTAGTGGAAATGAAGGATTAATGAAAGCTATTGATAAGTTTGACCCAGAAAGAGGAGTGACATTCTTGTCATATGCTGTATGGTGGATTAGACAAAGTATCTATAATTCTATATATTGGCAAGCACGAGAAATTCGTCTTCCAATGTCTCAGCAATTATTGGTAATAAGTATACTCGATGCAACTAATAAATTCTTGCAATCGCATGATAGAAATCCAAGTTCCGAAGAAATATCAGAAATGACTGATATTCCTAGGGAGCAAATTGACTATCTAGCACAGTTTTCTAATAAGTTAGTTTCTGTGGACGATTTCATAGGAGGAGATGAAGAAAACAGTCAAGTCTGTGATATTATTCCAGATGGTGAAGACCCCCTTGATGAACAAGTAAATAAAAGCTATGTAACTAAAGAGCTAGAGAATCTACTTTCTAAATTAACAATTAGAGAGCACGATTTAATCTGTATGTTATTTGGTATAGGAATGGCTCCTGTCAATCCTAAAATTATAGCTGATATGTACGGTGTTGGAGGAGAAAGAATAAGACAGATGAAAGAGGGAGCTTTAGCTAAATTAAGACGTAGATTTTCTAATCAACTTAAAAATTTAATGTAATGAAATTCGGAGAAATATTGTCTAAGTTACAAGAGGGAAAAGTAGTAAGAAGGAAAGTATTTCAGAGCAATCTGGTAATATTTATGCAGATACCTGCAATGATTTCTGGAGATGGAATACCTGCCATGCGTTCTATCCCTGATGATATGAAAGCTCTTATGTGTAGTTACGGTGTAGGTATTACATACCATGACCAGTTTATCATGTATGACTTTTCTGATAGGACTTGTACTTACTATCCTTTTGATGGTGAAGATATAAACGCAGATGATTGGGAAGTAGTTGATCCTTTAACTTATGACCCATATGACGACTTTAGATAACTATCCAATGGGTGCAGCTAATGACCCTAGAGCACCTTACAATGAACCACTACCTACTAAGGTTAAGGTAGAAGTAGGAGTTGAATTAGGGTTATTCGTAGATGTAGAAGTAATAGATGAAGATGATATTAAGGGTGCAGTTGAAGAAGCTATTTATAATAGGTTCAAATCCAAAGATGTTGAAATAAATAACATCGAAATCTATCAACATGATTTATTTAGTAAGTCGGAATAAAACTTTATTTGGGTCTACAAAATACAAAGAAGTAAGTTTCGAGGAGGCAATGAAAATATTGTTGCCTCTTTCTTTAGTTCAATTTGATACTGAAACTAAGGGATTAGATGCGCATACTAAGGAGTTACTAACTGTGCAACTAGGTTGCAAAGAAAATCAAGTTGTCTTTGACTGGACAACTATGTCAGCAGAAGAGAAAGCTGAGATAAAGAATTATTTTGAGTCTGATAGAGTATTTCTTGGATGGAATTTAATGTTTGACTTAGGGTTTTTATATGTGCAGGATATTTGGCCAAATTATATCTGGGATGGTATGATTGCCGAGAAATTACTTTGGTTAGGCTATCCAGCTAATATAAGAGAAATGAGTTTGAAAGCAGCTGCATGGAATTATCTAAACTATGACTTAGATAAATCTGTTCGAGGTAAGATTATAAATGATGGTCTTACTGAAGATGTAGTAGTCTATGCTGCAGGAGACGTAATGTGGCTAGAAGACATTAAAGAAAAACAAGAAATAGAGCTTGCTAAGCAAGAATTAAATCTTGCTATGAAACTTGAGTGTGAGTTTATCAAGAGTCTTGCTTATTTCAAGCATTGCGGCGTTCATCTAGATGTCGTAAAATGGAGAAATAAGATGGCTAAAGACCTTGTTAAACTGAAGGATGCTGAGCAAGAACTAAACGATTGGGTAGTTCAATGGGATTCTGAAAAGAGACATGAGCATGATGGATGGGATATTAAATATCCAGAACTGGAATTTTATAACCTTATGGAAATAGAGGATGAAGTAGCTAGACTACTAAAAGAGAAATATGTCCGATGCCCTCAGGAAGACCTTGAAACACCAGACGGAAAGGTTAAAGCTTATAGAAAAAGAGTAATAAGTCAATTTACTAAGGTAGATAATCAAGGTGATTTATTTAATGGCTTTGATACCAAGCCTAAGTGTACAATTAACTGGAGTAGCTCTCAACAAGTTATTAAATTATTTGAATTACTAGGAATTAAAGTCAAGACATTTGATAAGCAAACTAAGAAGGAAAAGAAATCTGTTGAAGCTAAGCTTCTAGCTCCACAGGCTAAAGATTTCCCGATTATTCCTATCTATCTAAAATATCAGGAAGCTGCAAAAGTGGTTTCTACTTATGGGGAAAACTGGTTGAAGGCAATTAACCCTAAGACTGGAAGAATCCATGTAGATTTTCACTCACTAGGAGCTGATACAGCTAGAGTAAGTTCTGGAGGAGGAGTATATAAACTTAATCTACAGAATTTACCTCATGACAAGGAAACTAGAGCATGTTTTACTGCAGAGAAAGGTAATAAGTGGATTTCTGCGGATTATCAGTCTCAAGAAAGTAGAATCATTGCTTCTGTATCTAAGGACGAGGCTATGATTGAACTATTTGAACATGGCTGTGGGGATGTTCATAGTCTAGTAGCTAAAATGTCTTATCCGAATATTATCCCTAGAGACTGCCCTATAGAGGATATAGCTAAATTATATCATGCCCAAAGACAGGATGCTAAAGGTATTGAATTTGCCATCAATTATGGAGGCGATGCAAATACTATAGCTAATAACAAGGGGCTACCGTTGTCAGAAGCTCAAGAAATCTATGATAACTTTATGAAGGGTTTCCCTGGAGTAAAACAGTATCAAGATTATTGTAGAATGGCGGTAATGAGGGATGGTTATATTTTGTTAAATCCCATAACTAAGCATAGAGCACATATATATGATATTGATGACCTCTGGCGGATTTCTAAGAAGTTCAATGACCCAGAGTTCTGGAATTATTACAGAGAAATGAAGAGAGATTCTCCTGGCTGTGATACCGTCCAAGACGTTAAGAGATATTTTCAGAGAAAAGCAGCATCTGAAAAGCAGTCTATCAATTATCGTATTCAGAACAGGGGAGCAATGTGTTTTAAACTTTCCTCTATTAAACTATTTAATTGGATTAAGGAGCATAAGCTTCTTAACATTGTTAAGATGTGTGTTCCAGTCCATGACGAGTTTAATCTAGAATGCCCAGAATCTATTGCCGATGAAGTATCTAAGGTATTAGTTAAATGTATGATAGATGGAGGGAAACCATTCTGTCCTAATGTATTTTTAGGTGCAGATGTTACTGTATCAGATCATTGGATTCATTAACGAATAAGGGGCTATAGTAGTGATGCCAAACCTGAGCCCCCTTGGCCTACTAACAGTGCCTACAGTCCAAGGTGTAATGCTGAGAGCGCAGTTAGGGCATCATTTTTAATTAAATATAGTAGTGTATGAAAAAATTATTTGGTTTATTGTTAATAGCAATTATTGCTTTAAGTTCTTGTGCAGACAGCAAGACCTTTGAGAGAGCTGATGGAACTAAGTTTGTAGCTGAACCTTACGGTTGGGCAAACTATCAAACTAAGAAAATTGAGGGAGTAACCTATGAAGCGTGTATTGGCAACATTGTTTGGGATGTTATTGCTGTAGAAACTGTAGTCATTCCAGTATGGTTAACTGGATGGGAGTTATACGAACCAGTATCCTACACAGAACCTAGTACTAAATAATCATGGATACTTATACACCAGTAAGAGCTATGATTATCTGTGCTAATGGCACTGGAGATTATATAAAGAAGGAGGATGCTATTAAGGTTCTACAGAATATACTCGGAGAAAATTCCTCCAAAATAATAGAAGCCTTTTTAAAGGAATTTAGTTAACTAAAATAATAGAAAAATTATGAGCAGTTACTTAACTATATATGGTGTTCCTAAAAATGAAGGTAAACCTATAGACATTGTTAGCTTCAGTCGGTCCCACTGTATATATAGCGCAATTTGCGATGAAGTTAATGTGGCATGGGCTGGAGAAAGTGAAGTATATACCAACTTGAATACTTCAGACTTAGATGGAGTTATTCATAGTATTGAAGAGGATATAAAGTCTTCTACTGAGAGATTAACTCTATATGAAAAATATGCTGCCAATAATCCAGATTATATTGAGGAGATTATACTCTTAAAGGAGTATCTAGAGGAGCTTACTACTAGTAAAAATTATTGTGAGTTTCTACGGTATATCATATCGTGGACATCTTTAGGCTTTTCTGACTTTAGTCAAATTTGTTGTAACGTAGGTTGACATGAAATTTAAATTAGAATTTACATTTGATATCTCCGATAGCTCGTTATTGATAGACGCTAACGATGGCAGATCTGAAGAATATACTAGTTTAGAAGATGTACCAGAAGATACTCTAATGGACGTGGTATATAATTATCTAGATGGAGTTATAGAAGGTATAACTTACGACCAAATAACTGTTAAGAAATTATGAAAAGGTTTTTAATTCATGTTTCTACACATTGGTGTGGGGAAGAGGATACATTTAGAGCAGTTGCTGAATCTGAGTCGGACTTGTGGGATTTAGCGGAGCAATTAGCTTATGACAACTTCTATTCTTATGGTCATGACCAGGACATAGCTGAGGAAGAAGGCTATGACCCAGACGAAATGGAAGAAGGCGACTGGGATGAATTATGGAGTAGAGTAGATGAAAATGCTTACTATAGTTCTTCTATAGAAGAATGTGAGGACGATGAAGAATGGAATGAATATAGCGGAGAAATCTATGGAGAAGACCAAATTTTACAATAGGGAGGATTTGAAGGCTAAAGATGTAGTACGCCTTATTGGAATATGGGAGGGAGAGGCTGGAGAGTCTTTTACTGACTATTGTGACTTCTCACGAGAGGCTGATAAAAACTTCTTACTATTCTTAGCAGAGAAGTATCCAATACTTTACGATTATCATTGTAAGGTTGCAGGCAATGACTGGCTAGACCATTGTATTCAGTATGTAGTTGACCACTGTGGAGAGTACCTTACCCAGTGGGTTCCTGCTG